TACTGTTAACAATACCGCAAAAGTAATCAGTGCCAACCAAGGCGAGAGTAGAACTTTTTTAGTTTTTTGTATAAGAGTATCCATTACATGGTCCAGTCGTGCATGTTATTTCCATTTTCGCAGAGTCAGCGGCAGTCAAGTTATTTTGCGTGACAGTTACACCAATTCCAGGACTATTTAGTAAAAGTTGAAATTGCTTCATGGAAGAACCCAATTGAGTCACCGATGCAGTAACTCCACCAAACGGCGCATTGATTTCTAAGAAGTGATTACCAGTTCCCTGTTGTAAAGCACTGATATTATTAGAGTTTCCTAAAGCATTGATAAACAACGATTTTCCTCCAGCATCTTTTTGTTGCGCTGAGATTTGATTACCAAGACCATTGGTAATTATCTCGGCATATTTGCTGCCTTGCTGTTGCGTCAATGACACTATGTTGTTATTGCCAGTAACGGAAACTTCTGCTAAGTTCTTACCAATTGGTGTTGTCGCTGTTCCCTGATTAATAGTGACACTGTTGCTGTTACCATTAATCGTCATTGCTTGTGCGCCATTTACGCCACGAATTTGGTTCTGCTTAGAGAACTGTTCGATGTAAACAGAATTGCTAGAGCCAGTTACATTGATGTAGATAGAGTTTTGCGTAATCGCATTAGTTTGATTAATCTTCAATGATTGGTTCGCGCTGATAGAAGCGAGAGGATATGTTGGAGCGGGTGGTTCGGGTGCAGGCGGTGGTGGTGCAGAAGAACCAGCATTTGGCGCAACAGGAGTAAACGTTGTTCCATTCAATGAAGTTGTTCCTTGCATCTGGTCAATGAATAAAATTGGGGACAGTGCAGTATCACCAAGATTGAACGAAGCAAATCCTAGAAGATAATTGCCATCAGTGGGAACAGTAAACACCGCAACTTGCCACCCTGTAGCACCATAAGACCCTACCGAATAATTACCAGTACCCTGGTTTGTGAATCCGAGAAGGGCATAGTCTTGCGTCTGTCCATTGATAGTCGCAGTTCCAGGACCACCAGTAACAGTAATCATCGAACCATCATTGTATGGAACATAATCAGTTGAAACATATTGCCAAGCATATGTGTATGTAACGCCTGCTTGTAGAAAGACTGTTCTACTAATAGAAGTGGCATTTGTTGGATACATGTTACCATTAGAATAAATCGTATTTCTAATTGTCGTGATAGTAGAACTTTGTAACCCAAGTGTAGTCATCGCAGCATTGAATTGCGGAGAACTTCCACCAGCTTGTAAAGAAACCATGTATGAACCATAAGGTGTGATAGTCCAGCACTTGCCACCGCCAGGACAATAATTAGTCATACCAGTTGTTACTTGAACACCAGAACCATCGGAACTCCAGTTTGTTTTTAGTGCAGTAGAACCATTGCTAACAGTCCAACCAGCATAGTTACCATTCTCAAAACCATAATTTGTAACTTGTGCAAATGTTGGCATTGCAAAGAATAATAGAAATAGAGCGATTAGTTTTTTCATCTTGCACCTGTTTCTTGCATCACTGTGATATTGCCCTGTGGTCTACCAGTTCCCGATGTTGTCCACTTATCGTCCATAAAGTTGTAAACATCAACTAATCCATTTTGAACAGATACAACTTGTGCTTCTGTTCCTTTTTCTAACCAGATAGTAATTGCTTGTTGTTTGTCATCTGATAATCGAGTATATACCCAACCAACCTGAACGTTCTTCTTGAATGTTGGTGATACATTAGTATAAATTGTTTCCGCTGGTTTACTGCCCTCATTGAATTCAGCATAAACATCTAGAAGTTCTTGCGGGGTTGCTGGTCGAAGCATAGCAACCGTAACTTGTTCTACGTTATCGTTTGTACCAGCATCTGGGTCTTTGTTATCGTCCGAGGCAGCTTTTGCAGGATTGGTAAATTTCTTTAAGCTATCTCTGGCAAGTTGTAAGAGACTTTGACCATCATCTGTTTCCAACGGAACAATTTGAACATTGTTATCTAGTGTCTTAATCAAAGGATTAATGATTACTGGTGGTGCAGGTGGCGCGAAGTTATTTTCAACAACAGTTGCTTGGAATGGTTGACTTAGCGTAACCACGCCCGATGCTGTAATAACATCAATCATACCATTAGGACATTCAGCCGTCTGTTTGGTAATGTCTAATTCGTTATAACATTCGGGAACAAGCACGACCGTAGAACGACCTGCTTCATCAACCGACATAACAAAGTCTGTGCCACGAACTGCGATAGTAGCAGTTGGTGTGCGAATGTTTACGCCTTTTCCGTTACCGTGGGCGATTTTACCTGAGGTATATCTGACGGTGCCAAGCGCGACCCGAAGTCCAAGTTTGCCCTTCGTCTTCCCTCCCCCATCATACACAAAGTCATCCACAAGAAGGCGAGAGTTTTCTGTAATATTAACTGTAGTCGAGTCATTGAATGTAATCCTAAATCTACCTTGACTATTCGTGGAAACCGTGTCCATCTTTTCAACGCCCGCACCCTTAGATGCAGGAGTAGTCTTAGCGCCACGCTTAATAGCACCACCGCCTCTGAAATCTGTTATCGACCCAATACCCGCAAAGGCAGGGGTCGATAACAGAAATATCAGTAAGAGTTTAGTGACCAGTCTTGATATTGAAGACACCATTTGATCCCACGCTGTTAATATTGATCACAGTTTCAGAAACACCATACTGTTGAGTCGTTACAGTGTTTAGTGAACCTGTCAGATTAACATAAAGCGAGTGACCGAATGTTCCGCCAGTACCAGTTTGCGTAACATCAAAGTCATTATAGTTACCTGTCACCAGAATAGTTTGTGACGCATTTGGTGATAGTGCATCCATGTTGATTGTGTTATTGTTACCACTGAAATCCATTGAGTTACGGATATTAGCACCCGAACCATGGAAAACAAACGAGTTATTGTTGCCAGTAAATCTAGCATTCATATCAAGTTGATTACATGACGAATCCGTTTGCAATGTTCCACAACGAATATCCGCCGTATTCAGATCGCCGATTTGACGGATTGTCACATCAGCAATACCTAAGGCTCCCGTATCGGATACGATACCCATGTAAAGCTGGTTTCCATTTCCTGTTTGAACCGCGATGACGCTTTGGTTATCACCACGTAGGTAAATAGGATCAATAGCAGAACCGATGACGTTAGCAGTGCCAGTTTGAACAATGTTAACATCTACGTTTCCACCTTCTTGATCTATGTATACCTTATTTGTTGTTGCAACAGCATTCGCATCTGTTTCATTTGGCGAAGTTGTTACGATTGATGGTGGTGTCGGTGCTGTTGGTAGCACAGTTTGCGCGGTCGCAGATGTTCCATAACAAAGAGCCGCACCAACTAATAAAAACTTACTCAGTTTCATTGGTCGTTTCCTTTTGTTTGAATCTCCATAGATTTTTCTTCTCACCATCCTTGATCAACTCAACAACGGCCGTTTCTATGGCTGAACGGATCGCATAACTACCTGCTTCATTACTTGTTTGTTGTCCATCAAATTCAAACGCTTTAGTTGCCATGTCGAAGAATTTAAAAGCAGTAACACCCTCAGATGTAGAAAGAACAGTCTTTTCTACTGTAACTGAATTGAGAACTTCGCCAGTTTGGACAGAAACCAGACGAATGCTTATTGTAACTTGGTCTTGAGTGTATTGTTGATATGGACCGATGCCAAGGAATCTAGCACCAGTACCACCAGTTTTAATGTTAGAGTTATAATCAATGATACCACCCTCAAGAATGATACCGGCAACCTTTAGTGGTGGCAGAGGTTCAGCACCTTCACCCGAAATCTGTTCACGCATCTGGCGAACAAGTTGACGTTCTTTAATTAGCGAGTCAATGCCGACACGCTCAACAGGAATGAACCACTTACCGTTACCAGTATCTTGTAAAGTCTTAATCAGATATGCATCTGCACCCTGAGTTACCGCAGTGGAGAAACTTGCAAGAGTTGAAGATGGTTTACGTTGACCAGTTCTATCAGTGAATGAATATAATGCGATGGGTATAGGTTGTCCATCTAATTCAGGTAAATTTTTAAATAATTTTGGATTAGCAAAACGCTTGACTTCTGCATCTTCTCGTAGTAGATAAGATTGATTGGCAGCAGGATGAAGCGCACCAACACAACCAGAAGTTGCAAGTAAGAGAGGAAGGAGAATTAATCTTTTCATAACGTCTCCTTAGAATGCGAAAGTGGCAATAGGAACGACAACAACCGTAGTGTTACCATTCTTATCGACTACTGTTAGTTTAACTTCTGTGCCAGTTTTGACATAGCTCACTGAGTTGCCGTCAAGATTGAAAGTTCCTGCACTGGCATTTCCACCCTCTGCGAACAGATTGTTGGAAAGTTGTGTGGCAAGCTGGGCATAAACCTGAGAGGTAAACAATGCCATAAACTTAGCGAGTGGCGTATTTGCTGCCTCTGCTCTTGCTAGTGCGGCCTTCGCAGCCTCTGCATCTTTTATTGCTTGTTCTCTCGATCTTTCTTGGGAATCAATTGACTGCACATGTGAAGACCACCCATAACCAGTAAAGGAAGGTGATTTAAACTGTTGAACAATCGGGTCCGCAAATGCAGGACTACTTAGACTTAGTAGTGCCAGGAGCATCGTCGCTCGTTTTAGCATCTTTCTCTTCCTTTTTGTTTTTGTTGTCAGAAGAAAAATTTAAGTCAAATGTAAATACTTTGAGGATCTCAATCTTTAGGTTTAATGTCATTGCTATGATCCTCTTTGATTTGTAATACTACACTCACCTTCTGGTTTAATCTAATTAAATCGTTATCAAGCATACGAATGCGGTCAATCAGCGCGATAAGAATTACATTCGTCTCACCAATTAACGGCATCAATTTATCAGTAACAAATTTATAGATGAACCAAACAAAGTAACCCATGCCCACAGCGGCGACAATAGGAAACCCATACTGTTTTACTAGTTCTGCAATTACAGAAGGATCCATTAATCCCTCCGTGCGTCATTCTTCCCGTCTGCTCGTGCGATTCTATCTAGGTCTGGTTTGAGACCTAAAGCGGAACTAACAACAGCATCAACGCGAATAATATCATGGTTCATTGTTTTCACTCGGTTGTCTAACCCCATGATAATACCCTGCATCCCCTTAATCGCCTTAACAACGCTCTCAAGAATGTAGTTGATAACAAAGTATACGAAGACGCCCGCGAGTAATGCACCCGCGATTGGAAAACCAACGTCTCCTATTAATTTAAATATAACATCGTAAGTCATACTCTTATTTATAAATAAAAGCAAAAAAGGACGACTTTAAATGTCAGCAAACACAATTTTAGCAGACATAAATGAAATTTGGACTGGCTATGTCCTCAATAAAGGTTGGTTCGATAGTCTAGCTAAAGTTCAATTTGATCAACGAGTAAAACAATCTACACCAGAAGCGGTGGAAGATGCCAAAGGTAAAGCGGAAGCTATGGCAGAAGAGTTTCTTCGTTGGGCCAAGACTAAAAGTTATTCTGGTGTTGTAAAGAATGTCTATTGGACAGCAAGACCAGGATCAATGTCTTCCGCAGTAGGCGTTGAAGTAAATCAAAAGAAAAATCCAACTGACATTCTAGTTCAATTCACGTTCGGTCCCGCGAACGGCTTTCTGGGTCTATCAGCTAAAGCTACAAAGGGTAGCGGAGACATTGGTTTCAAAAATCCAGGTATAGGAACAGTAGATACGTCACTTGGACTTGGATTGGTAGCACTTAATAAAAAACTGGAAGATGAGATCGTTAAAGAACTCAAGCTCCCAGAGCAAAAAGCAGTAAGAAAGTCTTATATCAGACAAAGACCTGCTATTAAAAGAATAACAGAGCAAAAAGGCTCGGAAATAATGTCAAAATTGAGAGATGCTTTACTTGCAAAGCTAACAACTATGCAAACAAAGGCTCTAAGAGACTACATTATCAGTGATTGGATGGATGCAGAGGAACTTTACCCCCCATATATCAAAGTAACTGGTAAAGGTAGCAAACCTCCGTATACAGCGGACACAACTGACCCATTAAATAACACAAAACTGTCAAAATTGATCAAAGCAACGTCAATTACACTGACAAAAGAGGGAAATGAGTCGATTGGTGTCGCTGTAAACGGTTCTCACATCATGAAAATTCGTTTTAAATACGAATCTGAGAAGGTAGCATCATCAATGAAGCTATCCGGCGACCCTTGGCCTTAAATATAGTCGTCAATTTCCATATTCATTGAGTATTTTACGTCATCGGGCAGTGTAATCAGCTTCATTCCGTAATTGTTGACGCCCTCGGGCAACGTAACACCGTCTTTTAGCTTCAATTTGTTCTTCTTGAACGGTGTGTAGTCAACATAATGATGCCAACGACCATAACGCCAGACAACTCGCGCAACATCTGGGTGCATATCAGCCAACATCTGTGACTTATTAATGGTACCCTTCTCGTGGTAACGCTTGCCTTCGACTTCTTCACCCTCTTCCAAGAATTCTTTGTGATAAAACTCGGCTGTGTTACCGCCCTTGATGGTCTGTGTAGCAACTTTACCCTGTAAGAAAGCATTGAACTGCACGGTGCAGTCACCATCCTTCAATACACGCAAGCAAATATCAGTATCTTCATTGTAACGACCACGCCAGCGATGCTTACAATCGTTACGAATCAGCAATGTCGAGTAGATTCGAGTGTTTGCGACATACGGAGGATACTTTTGATTGGGTGCAATGAAGAAACGATACTGTGGACCAGCAATATAAACGTTCTCATAGCGGTCAAAGAAGTCTTCCATGACTTTGAAGAACACTCCAGACTCCACGCGAATACGTTCATTGCGATGGAGACGATAGAAATCTGAAATGTTATCGTCTAGGACCCAGTGCGCTTCTGCACCGAGACTGATAGAATGGTCCCATGCCCAGTTTCTAGCACGACCAGGACCATCTCCGTGATTGGAGAACGGTGCAACCAGCAACGTGACACCAGAAAGTCCGAAATTAGTCAGCGCATCTTTATACGGCTGCAAATCTTGGGGTTCGATGATGATGTAATGAGGCACTCGCATACGACAAAGCGACCGCGAGGTAATCATCGTATCGGCACGACCCTTAGAAACGATATAAACGGGATACTTAGGGTTAGACATTAAAACAAATCCTCCAAACTACCTCTTTGATGTGAGCCAAACGCTTTACTCCAGTCAGTGCGAGTCTTGCCGTAGTCTCTGAAACCACCCTTAACTCGTTCTCCACTGTGATGATTATATAGGACTGTAAAAATTCCAGGGAACATGGACTCTACAATCTTATGATCACGGTGTGTTGCTTCAAACGTTTGCTCATCCCAAATTGTAGACTTCATATTTTTGGTGTGAACGCTATTGTTGAAAAAGATAAACTCTTGGCTTACACGATTGCCATACCCACGGCTCAACAAACTCAAAAGAAAAACAGTATCTTCTGCTACTTTCGTGCGAGTTAATTCAAGTTCGGGTAGTAAGTCTTTGAAATCATTACCATTAATCCAAAATGCACTTGACAAAGAAGCATTATTAGAATACTCATTGCCCTGTGGTGGGTTCTCGGCATGACCACAACCACAAACTGTTACAGTCGGTTCGTCAAGCCACTTACTATATAGGTCGAACATCTCCAGCACATCTGCTTCTGTAGCTTTGCGCTTCGACATTTCCATGTTGGACGCATCTGTCCAATACTTTGCATTACGCCGTCCGAATGTCAGGTCATCGTCAAGCACGGCATACTTCATGTTCTGACCAGCTTCGTAGATTATCTTCCGTGTCTTAGGCAGACAGTAATAGTCATCCAGATTAATCTCTTCTGGCAATACAAGATAGTCGCATGGATATTGATACTTGTCACGTTCCCACGCTTGAACAACCATAGTGACACGCTGTTTCAACGCATCAGGCAAGTTGTCATATGTAATCTGATTATCCGCACGATTAACTGTGGGGATGAAGATACGTTCAATCACTCTTCAATCCACCGCAACAGATAGTTCGGTGTTCGTTCTAGCTTCGGGTGCCAGATTGCTTTCGACTTATCCGTCAGCACCTGGTCAATACGTTTAGAAAACTCTTCATAGTCCTCAATTCGACGGAACTTCACAATCACCGAACGATAGGGACCATTATCTTCTAGATACTCAAACTCTGGCATCCCCACCCAATGCTCTTTCCAAGCCACGTCTTCGGTCTCATTTACCTCTACTTCAAGCGAAGCTAAGTTCTTATCCTTTCGCGCAGCGCACAGAGTCTCCTCCACACTCTCCAATGGCACTTGGCCATCGTCAAACAACGCAGCCCGGGGATCCGCCAAGGGGAACCAGAAGTCCTTCACATTGCTGCCGACAATATACCCGATACGTTTCGAGAAGTCTACGATATCCTCAACGCTGCGGAAGTGGACATAGATAGCCTTCCACAAGTCCGGGTCGACCTTCTTCTTACCAGAATTATCAGCAAGCGGCGTATCAATTACCCCCACCAGATGCTCTAGGGACATGCGATACTCATCTTGCATTCGCGCATTCTGGTCTAGGTAATTCTCGTATTCTGCACTCTCTTTAACCAAGATACATTCTCCTAATCACTATTCCTCTAATATACCACTATCACTCTCATATGTCAAGAGTTTCCACTCGGTCGGGTCAATTTCTTTACAGTGTTTATTGAAATATCTATACTGTAAATACTCACGCTTCAACTCAGGTGTAATTTCCACTTCATAGTGATGTGACGTATTAGTATCTGTAGAGATAGTAGTAGAAGACTTTGGAATATACTCCGACAGCCGTTCAAACTTGATTACTTCAAACTGTAGCGATCGGTCGATGTATGATAGAAATATATTACTGTGTATCTCTAGCCACTCTTCTTTAGTATATTTTGTATTATACCGAGTTCTAAGTTCATCCGTATCATCAAATCGTCTAGCAGATATCCATCTCTCATACGGATTACGAAGAACAAGAATTCTTCTCGATTTTGTATTCATCCAATGAAGCCAGTCTTTATGCCCCTTCGTATACGGCTTAATACCGAAGTATTCAAACATAGAAGTATGCCCACATCTAGTGGCACTTAACACGCATACTTTACCATTGTCGTGAATAAACATTAGGCATTCTTTAGTATAGTAGCATCAACTAGCTTCCACAGAATTTGCTCAATCATGTTGGCTTCTTCGTCCATGTCCATTTCATAGAGGGCATTCTGTAGCATCCCTACAGGGCCGTCCACGAGTTCATCAAAATACGGTGCGTCTTGCTCTAGTATATTCATAATATCATTCTCCTTTATTACCATCACCACGACTTATTTAGGTTCAAATTTTCTGGCCGGAAAAATTTTGCCAAGGGGAGTAGACTTTTTTGGAGGCACCAGGTATACGAATAAAAAGCAAGTCTGTGCTAAACCCCCAGGTGGTACCGGGTAGCCACCAGATTTTCACTATGGCTTACCCGGCTCTAAGTCTGCAACCTATGTTATTGCAACCTAAATCACTTCAATGCCCTCCGAAGCCGACCCATATCTTGGTCCATAAAATCACCATCGGCTGCCCACTGACGGAATGCCACGCACTCTAGACCCTTAGCGGCACACTCATCCATGAACGAACAGCCGTCACAAGGAACTTCTCGGGCGCTCTCTGGTGTTCCAGTATCCAACATCGATACCCGGCTGGGTTCGTGCTGGTAATACTGATCAAAGCCAATCATATCCATAATATATTTCCTTTTTCTTTCTTAGAGGTAACGTGGGCCAGTCCACTGGATCTTATAGCCACCATCTAGGATGTTACCACGAGCGCGGTTACGAGCAGGTGCGTTGAAGCTAGCCGCCATGAGGATATCACCCTTACGGAACCCCTTAGCATCGTCTTCCTTCTGGATGAAACCCCAGACGCTGTTCTGCTTGATGATCTTGATATACTTACGGCCTTCTTCAACACGGAGACCTTGGACAAACTCGTCATACATACGAGCGTTAATCTCGGTACGTGGCTTACCACCGGCACACTGCCATTCGTAGTAGTCGGCGTTGATATCTTCGATTAGCTTTTCAATCTGGTTCTGCATGATGATTCGTTCTCTCTTCTGTCTACTCTCTTACAATAGCAGATTCGTAGGGAATGTCAACCACTAATTTCATCTAGCCAAGTGATTGATTCAATGGAGTTATTCTTTAGGAGCTACACTCCTTTATACCACAGGCCAAGTGATTCGTCAAGACTTTTACGGTGATTCGAATCAAAAAAGGTCCCCGAGTCGTTTGACCCGAGGACCCAGTATGATGACCTAGCGAAAGGAAAGGAAAACTAGGTCATAATGAAACGCTGTGGCATACGCTTATTGATGAACCGAGTGGCATACTGCTCCACCTCATACTTGTTACCCTGCTTAGAGGTAACCCAGGAACCGTTAACGTATAGGTCCAGCAGGTAGGTGCCGGGCTTTACTCTAGTAATGGTATAGTCTCGCATCGTGGTACCTCATAGGTTAGAAGTGATTCGCTATATGACTAATATAAACTACCGAAGGTCCTTTGTCAAGAGAAAATTGGAAGAGCAATTATCTCAGCCTATGGGTTCTCAAATAGTCTTATTATCCGTGGTCTAGTTCATGGACAGTGGAATGCGTAAATTATACTAATAGTTAGTGGGATTTACTAACTTATCCAGTGAAGGTTACTGAACCCAGAGCAATGTGGTACCTACACACCCTACCGCTGCTGCATTCAATAGCGTTCCTCTACTAATACTATTGGTCTTCAAATCTCTCCATACATAATATGCATTCAATGCTAGTAGGATTATACCTATTGCTGTCATTATCATGCGAGAATAACCAATACTACTAGGATTGTTACTACTATGCTCCATTCTACTGGTCCATATTCTTCGATATTTTCTTTAATAAATTTAATCAAAATTGATACTCCACCCAATAGTAGGCTGTTTTGCCACTGGACCATGTTACTTTACTACCTCTATATCTCTTATATGGAATAAGAGGGGATTCGTTTGGCAGTGGTAGTTTTAACCATTCTTTCTCTGTCATTCTTCTGTTCCTTTGAATAGTTCATCTAATGCTATTTCTTTTTCAGTTGGAATGGGTGTATCTCTCAACCCGGGCTTAGACTGAAACCATTTGGTGCCATCGTATATCTCAAGCATTTTAGTGGTTTGGTTGATCCTTACGTCACCAGCATAGTTCATTCTGGTGTTCCACTGAATAGGTCATCTAGTGCTGTGTTTTTCTTAGTAAACTCATCAATCCACTCGGCCACGTTTATTGTGTCGTGCTTGACGGCATTTCTATACTGGTCTATCAATGCACCATTCAGCTTACCAAGATATTCTTTCTTTATGGCCGAGAGCATATCTTCGTGGCTCATAGCGGTAACTCTTCTCTTTCGTATACCTCTACCATCCATTGGTCGTCCCGACTCACTGCTATATGTGTAGCATTGTCTTCGGTGACATACTTACCATTGGTGTAGTTGGTATATCCTAGTTCACTCTCTACCAGATAGTTATTCATCATTATATCTTCTATTCATCCATGCGGCCGCGCACCTGTTCAATGTCTCACCGCAATCACCATCTAGGCGTAATAGCCTCTTTATTCGGCGCGGGTTCATTGGTATTGGGTTGGTGTGGCTTGTCGCTTGATATACCTCACCCAATAGGATTGATACCATGGACTCTCTACTCATTGAGCCTGTATCTTCCGAATTTCGGCAGCGGCTCGTTGTAGTGCCTGTAATTCGGCACCCATATCCATCACACCATGGGCGTCACGGTTCTGTAGGAATACCTCAGCCATGTCCCAGCACTTCTCTTCGCGCCACTGGATATTGTCCAATGCCTCTTGTTCTTTAGTTCTCATGCATGTTTCTCACATAAATTAAAAACGTTTTCCTCGGGATATTCAATCAGCCCCATCATATAATTTTTTACATAGTCGATGAATTCGGTGGTTTTATCGTAGGGATATACGTTTCTACCGAAATTGGCGAACCTACATGTAATAAGAATATTATCTGGTGTATAGTCCTTACTATCGTCTATGCGGTCAACAGATGGTGCACCAGGATGCTTTGGATACCAGTTGGGATGACTCTTATACAATAATCCCAAATCAATTGGAATTTTAAGCCAATAGCAGACTCTTCCTTGTTTTTCCCACTGGCGTTCTAGGTCCTGTGCGGTAATCAATACCTTGGCGGGAATCCATTCTTTGGAATTCAGGCCCGCTGCCCCACCAACCGATGACCCTGTTTTTTCCATTCGCCTACGATTAGTAGACGAATTTATTGCCCATGAGCCATCACCCAGTTGGTATACTCCATTTTTCTTGCACATCTCTAAAAGAGCATCAAATGGATTTCGAGGCTTTTTAGTCCTCATTCCAGTCCTCATACATCTCCGTTATACCCCACATTTCGTTCATATCTTCGGGAATATTGGACAGGTCATCCGGGTCAACGTCATAAGATTCTTCTTCGCCGTTTATATATTGGCCGACGAAGGACGACTCAAAATAATGGGCGTTGACGGTGAATCCCAGTTGCATAAGGTCATCATAGAATGCGATGGGTGGCGACCACGCGGTCTCAAAGGAGACGCAAAGCACCTCGGGCATATAGCGGTCGATTACCTCACCGTTGGAGATATCCCACTTGGTACCCCAAGATTCAACGGCATCATCATATTTCCATTCCGTTAAAGGGACGAACGTCTGAAACAGATTACCCTCACGGACAGCCGCCTCAAACTTGTCCATCATTGCGGGGTCGGCATGCTCCACAGTAACAGTATTTAAACACCAATTAGGCATTATACATCTCCATCTAAATCAATCTTTATACGTTCCACTGGTTCCCAGTCTGTTTTATCGACAATCATGCCATACTCATCAAAGTTCCACATACGATACTGGAGTTCCACCTTGACAATCTTATCGCCTTTGGTGTATTCCACAACACGGATTTCCATCTTCTCGGGAAGAGGGACATTCATCGATGGCGGTTGGATAGCAGGCTGGGTAACCGTCTTTACCCGTGGACTTCTTAGCATGTTGGCATTCATGGACGTTTATCCTTTGCCGCCTTACGGGCTGCTTCGCGCTTCCTATGTCCGAGGTAATAGACACCAACGAATGGACCTGCTACGATAGCAAGGACAAGTACCAATGGCCAACAGGGAACAATAATGAAAAATAACGGACCAACCTCTCGGCGAGTGTAGTCATCCACCTGTCCCACGCGATACGCACAAAACAAACCAAGAACAATTGCAACAATGACATACAATCCAAGCATAATCAAACTTCCTTCTTAAAACGTTCACCTAATTTGTAGATGCCAACCATAGGTATAACAATCGGCCACGCAAAGAAAGCCAACATTGTGGCGAGGATATAAGGCATCAGTTTATTCGGATCGATAGTCGTATCACCGCGACCGTATGTAAAATCTTTTTGGGCTGCCTTATATACTGCATATGCCAAAATAGAAAAAGAAACAATCCAATATAACATAATCAAACTCCTTGTTTATTCCAGTTGGCCATACGGGCGCGCTCACTAATCTCTTTCCGCACCTCGGGAAAACGTGCCATTAGGGAGAGGAGGGCACCTTCGTAGTATCCTGCTTTATAGGACAACCGAGCCTCATCGGGAACATTTGCATTTTCTATCAGTGCCGAGAGCAACTCGGCATCGGTCATTTCAGTAACATCAATCATAACAAAACTCCTTAGTTGAGAATTTTAGCATCGACCAATTCACGTTCACAACGCTTGGCCCATGTCTTAAAAGAAGCCGCAGACAGTTCGCTAAAGCGGAGACCATATGCATACATTTGTTGGACGATTTCATTTACTTCGACCGGTGATGCGCGACCTGTAATCGCTGCGATATTCTGTTCAAAACCGTTCATAACAAAACTCCTTAATCGACAAAATTACCAGGTACCCAGCGGTAGCTATTCAACGAACCAACAGCCATCCAGGCACCCTGTGGGAGACTGCGGAACTGCTTGTTGGCTTCGGCCATGGCGGACAGCATCTTATCTGCCTCGACCACGATTTTCTTGCTATTTGCTTCAAACTGGTATTTCATAACGAATCACTTTCTCTTTTCAACTTACATTTTATAATAGCATAACCACACAAAATGTCAAGCGGTAATTAGTAGAGCTGGCGAATATCTTCCATGTTCATCAGGGCTTGACGGACTGCAATCTTGGCAATCGAAAACTGGTGAACAGGAGCGTCACTCGCTTTGGGGTAATATTCCATCAGAATGTTGTTGACGCAGGCGTTGATATCGCTGCTTCCAATCTCTTCGGCGTCATCAAACATCCACAGGACATGCTCGGCAACAACACGGTCAAACTTCTCAACGTTCTCGAGGATATCAATCATAACGAATCACTTTCTTCTCACTGACTACTTAATAACTATAGTCGATTCGCGACCAAATGTCAAGCGGTAATCAACTCAGCATAGCGGATGCCGGATTGGACACGCATGTAGTTCCAAAACTTGCGGGCATCTTCGTATTCCTCAAAAAACTTGGTCTTTAGGGAATAGTTATAGTAGCGATACTGAACCTTAATCATCTTACATCACCTCAGCAGGAACGAGTTCATAACCAGCAACAAGGTCTTCCCGAATGATCTGGAAGACTGGAATCAAGACAAGGGCAAAAACAAGAGCAAACATTTCGAATCACTTTCTCTCACTGACTACTTACTAACAATAGCAGATTCGTCGGAAATGTCAAGCGATTCGTTTGGTCATGTCGGCATTAATGTCCATCCCCTATCCAGGAGCTTCTCTATCCTCTTAATGGAGGTATGCATTTCACCCGCTGGCTTTACCACACGCGGATTCTTAATTAGCTTCTTCTCCTTACATGCACTATACTGTTGCTTGGAGATGTGGAGCTTCTGGGTCTTCATATCAAAGTATGGCATACAGTGGACAAAATCAAACTCCAAGCGGTGGGTCTTATTGAACCCGGTGATTACCTGGAGCTTGTTCACGAAGGTGGTAGCATATGCAGTTACATACTTACCATTTACCTTAGTGCCAGTATACTTGTGGGGCAGTTCTAGGATGCTGGCCTGAATATTGTCCGTATTAGCCAGCACTTTTTTCATGAAATTGTCGGCGCTTGATTGCTCCAGATACATGTCCCAGTCATTCGGTGTCTCTTTGCGGAGAACAGAACCAATAGCACCACCAGTAAGAATGGCGGTCTTGAAATGCTCATAATAACTGATAGGCAGACCTTCGAACAGGTCACGGAGGTTCTTGCGGATTAGGTCCTTGGCCTGCGTGATTTCTAGTCGCTCATCAATAGTAAAGGTTTCATTGCTTGACATGGTGTTCCCTATCCGTATTTACGCCGCTGTTCAATAAAGTCTTTGTTGCCCACCCAGGTGTAGGCCTTATAGCGAACGGTATTATTATGCATTATGTCTTGCTTGGTGAATAGAACATGGCCATCCGCAATCATCTTTTCAGCCAGCTTGACTGCCATTTCCTTCTTGAATATGGCTTCCATCTGATCTTTTGGTGTACCAGATGCATCCAGCCAATCCCTATCATGTTCCATGGTGTAATCAATAAGAGCGCCGGGTAGACCGGCTGTGAAGGTACCAGTGGTGCCCGTAATGGTGTGGCTAGTATTGGCTGGAATTGAAATGCTATCCCAGTCAATTGGTCTGAAATTGCTATTGTTATTGTCAATGATTGCCATTGTCTTCTCCTCTTGTGATTAGACCTTCCTGTAAGGCGTCATAGAATTCTTTGCGGCTCCTAGCCCGTGCAACTATGCGAGGATCAGGTTCAATAGAAGTTCTCTGTAGCACCGATCCACCCTCTTGGACTTCATAGAATGTACCATTCACATATTCGTCCATCATATGTCCGAGGGTGTTGAAATAGTCAAGACGATAGTTGTGATGAGGCATGTCCTCGCCATAACTGGACTTGAAATATGCTAGTAGCATCTGCCAGTCGCCTTCCTCATCATACTGGCGAACATCTACACCATACTTACCCGCGCGGTCATTGTTTTCTTCCTCTGCGAGTTCCAATGCACGGTCATAGTCATTCCCGCAATAGACAATATAACTATGGGCGTTGGTCCATCCCCAACGGTATGCGGTTGCTAGATAAGTCACTTGTCATCCCTCCATCGAACGAACCGTGGAAACCTCAGTGAATAGGTACCGTCTTGGTTCTGAGTTATAACATCGCACAAGATTTCGGCTGTGCGACCAACGATTAATTCCTGTTGCTTCCAGAATAGGTCACGCTCGGTGTCACTAAAGCCACTACCCACGTTGACACTAATCTCCTTGCTATGGTCAACACCACGACACACCAGAGCGCCTAGACGACCCTTGTTACGACCAGTGCCTTCTTCTAGGCCAATGACGGGGAGATCGACGGTGATAACAGGCTTCCACTTCATCCAGAAGGTGTTGCGCTTACACTCATACGGTGCTTCCATGTCTTTAATCATGATACCTTCAAAGCCAGCGGTTACCATCTCGGTAGCATACTCGTGGAGCTTGGTGCGGCCTTCTTCGGTGCTGAGGTCTACCACAATCTGGCTATCGACCCGCGTAACGTTGGGCATCGCATCAAATACAGGCTGCATATCGGATAGGATAGCAAGGCGCTTGCGCAACTGGGCATTCCAGAAGCCACGCTTGAAGTCCTCAAGAGGCAGAATGTCAAACACATTGAACACGGTGTCCTGCGTCTGGACGTTCTCCTTGCGCTGTGCTTGACGCATCAGGTCTTGGAAGGACTTGCCCATAATCTCGCCGTCAAGCACGAAGCCGCCCTTGATACGAAGGTAGGTGCGTATAGCATACACATTACTTAGGACCTGTTGTTCCACATGTGGGAAGTTATCGAACACCTTGCCGTTGCGGCTGTAGCAAGTGGCCGTATTGTCATCCGAAACAACTAGCAACACACGGGCACCATCCAGCTTAGGCTCAAGCCACTTGGTACCTACCATCTCTGGTCGACCCTCGCTGTTAGCAGCCAGCTGGCAACCAAAGGTGGGAATTACATATTCGGTACCCTTGCATACCTTATTGATAGTTCTATCACTAAAGCCTGCCCGCATATCACGGCGCAAGATAGGAGCAAGGAACAGATTCCACTCATCACTATCAAACTTGAGGGACATACCAAGGATGGCATCCCTGGCTGCGTGGCCAGTCAACTGTCGAGCGGCCAGCTTGGCAAGCAGTTCATCAAAGTCCTCATACGGGTTCGGTGCACCTGTGATGCCCTCCGTCGATGGAATCTGCTTCACGCCAAAGGTAATGTATGGGTTGTAGCAGTTACGAATGCCGTTCAGGAACACATGGTCACCTGCAGCCAATGCCCGCGCAAGAACATCTTCCTTGTGCAGGCGGCTATCGGACTCGTTTAGCTGATTAATCCATTTATATCTCATTCGGGAAATACCAATCCAAATTGTTCAATCATTACATCACGGACGCCCTCACGGTCGACCGAATCCAGTGCAAGGTTCTCATAGCCAACGCGGTTGGCGTAAATGTCGAAGGCGTCAATGATCTGGCGCGAGGTCGCACCCATATCATACAGACCGCCATCGGCGTAAAAGTCACCGACATAAGCCAGGAAGTTACAAATCTCACGCACAACGCCTTGAATATTCATACCAACAGGTTCGACTCGCATAACAATCTCCTTTTTCACTCTATATTCTCATAATAGCAGATTCGCTAGGAATGTCAAGTGATTCTTTTAGTCGGTAGGATATGGGAACCGATGTGGGCTGTTGACAAAATCGCGGGCAAAATCAAGTGCCGCGGTCTCCGTATAGAACGACCGGGTATCTTTCCACTCACCTTTTTCCCAATATCGGACAACATACGAGGTACGCCACGGGGCAGTGGTCGATTTATTCTCAACTTCTTCTGCCCACACGATAGCGGTGCGGTCTTCAACTTCCCAGATATCGGCCATGCTGCACCAATTATTGGGGTTATCAATATGCTGAATGGTTTCTTCAATCGTATACATAACAATCTCACTTTCTATAATTACTTATAGATGATTCGCTGGTAAATGTCAAGCGGTTTCTGAATTGAGGTGTGCCACATATTCATCAAGAGTAAGCATACCCTGCTTGGAGTGGCACGAATTACACATAATCACCCCATCGCTTGCCTTACCGCCATATGCATATGGCGTATCGTGGGCGAGGACGCAATCGTCAATCGTCAACTTCTTATCGGAACTCTTACACGGATGCCCGTTATAGTCGAGCCAGCACTTTCCCATCTGCGCTGCAAATAGTGCTTCCTTGTCGCGGAGAGACAGACTGCGGCGATTGTCCATCACAATGATGCCAGTGTCATCATCCGATTGGCGTTCGACTTCATTGAGGATATACTCACCAGCAAAGTCTTGCTTACTTCCGTATGAGAATGCCTTGACATATGACCGCATCAGGGTCTTCAAATATTCATTCTCGCCATCAACACCCGTGACGATAGTATCGTCATAGTCATTGTGCTGGGTGCCATTCTTGATTGTCAAGAGAGTCTTGGCGCGTGCCAGGATAGGGGCAAGAGTGTCCATGTCTAGACGGAAGTTCTTGCCATACTTGTTTAACAAGTGGAACCAGAAGCAAGAGAAGAAGCCGAAGCTATCATCGTCCAATCCCTTCTTATAGCCAACAATCTTTTGGAACTTTAACAGGTCATCAAAGAACTTGTTCCAGATTTCGATTGCGTTCTTGGTTAGAGGCTTTCCAGCATAATCATCTGCAATAATCCTCTTCCATGCGGTCTCGCCTGCATTCACATTTCCGTTGCCAATTGCCTTGGCAAGGGTGATGAATGCGTGATAGTAGAACGAACCGCCAAGATTGGCTTTGTTCCAGAGGTCGGTGGTATAGTCACTCTTCTCGGAAATATAGACACGGAAGATCGGATGAATCTGTTCGCGGTTGCCATATTCCTTGACATACCAGGTCATGGTGCGGATGAACCGCGTAACATCTGACTCATCATCAGCCATGATGGACTCAATCTCATTGGTCTTGGTCATCTTGTTAATCATCAGGAACCACTTGTGAGCCTGTCCAGAGGTGCAAACGATATACTTCACGGCTACCGTCGCCTGCATAAACTTCTCAAGAATATCGCGTGGCAAATCGCGGAAGAAAAACTTGTTGTCATCGATGGTAATATAAAACTTGTTTTCGATGAACCAACGAATGGCACGGCAGCGGTGACCGCCATCGATTGTCAAATAACCATCGTTGTTATACAACTTGCGGATGGGATGTTCTGGCTCATACACAGTGATATCGCGGAGATAGATGGTATCGACACCATATCCAGAGAGGATCGATTCGATGATCCCTTCGTTCTTGCTATTCTGGAAGCCATCATTAGTTGGTGCCCGTTGACCAACGGGATTAGGATTGAGCCTAGACAGCGCGGTGGTCATCATGTAATATAGGCGCTCGACCGTCATTTCTTCTCGACGGACACAAGCGGCATCAATTTCAAAAAGTTCACTGGAAATCATAATAAAACTCCATTATAAAGTATGGTATATATTACCATTTAATCACAAAAATGTCAATAGATTTAAGCAACCTTCTGGTATGGCTTGTTCCACTGACCAGCGTTGACGTTAACGTACCAACCCACCGAGAAGTAATCGATTTGGGCGTTGCTGTTGTCATAATTGCCATCATTCATGGCAGCTTTGATTTCTTGGAGGAAAGCCAGTTCCTTACCTTGGTAGCTATCAGCCAACCAATACATATTGACCTGGTTATAACCACGGTCATTGTCGGCGAGGTTCAGAGGACCTGACTTGAGGTTGAGAACAAGGGTGCTGTAATTGCGAACCGCAAGCGAACCCTTCATGTTATACTTCTTGAGGATTGCCTTGACTTTAGGGGCAAGACGAGCCTTCTCACTCTGAGACATATAAGCCATAACGAATCATTCCTTTCTCACTGACTACTTTTATAATATACTCGATTCGCAATCAAATGTCAAGCGGTCATTTCACGACCGGCGCAAAGGCTTTCGCTGCCATGGCAGCATCAGCCACTGGCATCGCCATCACGGCTTCGTTGGCGTAGAGCCGCATCAAACCGTTGGGCTTGATGAGCCAGACTGCTTTCTGAGGGGCAGGGTTGTTGTACCAAACCCGAACAGGCAGGTCTTCGTGGATCACAACGAGGTCAAGGGCAGGCTGGGCAACTATCATTTCGAATCACTTTCTTCTCACTGACTACTTATTAAATGTAGCAGATTCGTGAGGAAAGTCAAGCACTATTTTTGGTGCGCGGCGTCTTCCCTTTTGCCGATCGGGTTGCGAACGGCAGATGATGCTATCTTGCGGATGTGCTTATGGACCTGTGTCAGACCATGTTCGTCTGCGTGGTCATTGTCTACAATGTGCATATGTTCTGCACCGAAATGCTTCTGGAAGTGGCCAATGTTGCCCTGCACTTGCTTGTGCATACGTTCGACTTCATGGTCTGGTAGACTGCGGGCACGAGCGGCATTGCGCTTCTTGGCTGTTTCAAGCGAGGTGTTTACGAATACCATGTGGGTATCGTAACCCATCTTACGGAGATGCTCGGAGTGCTTTCTAATCTTCTCTGGGTCTTTACCAGTACCGTCAATAACTAGACCAAGGCGACCCTTGACGTAATGGTGTTCACGCTTCTTGGTTAGTTCCTTGGCATGGGCACGAATGTCTTGACCCTTCTTGGAGTAGATATTTTCTGGATTGGCTTCCATGCCATGCTTCTTCATGCCCTTCTCGAATAGGTCATCCGAGTTGACATGCTTGAAGCCAAGACCATGTGTGGTCTTCTTAGATACATAAGACTTGCCGGAACCAGGACCACCTGCTAGGAAGATAGCTTTGCGTCTAGCAGGGTCGTGGATACCCTCATCTAGGACTTCTTCTACGAGGTTGATAAAATCGGCAAATGATAGCATAATAGACTCCTTATTGCGTCTATTTATATGTTACCGATCTTTTACGATATCGCAAATGTCTGCCCATGTTTCGGCCCGATATGCCAGCTTACCACCAACGTTTACCATGCTGGCTGGCAGCCAGTCTGTGTTGTGTTCGTGGTCAATCAGAATACCACGGAGACCCACCTTCATACCAGCTTCGACGTTCTCTGGCTTATCTTCAATCCAGAACATGCCGCTGTCCTTGTATGGTGCAAGAGCATCGTCTTTGTCGGCACCACAGTCAAGGCAAATGACACTCTCGATGGCGTCACCGAAGTATTGCTTGAGGTTTGCTTCACGGGCCTTGACCGCCCATGGGTCCAAGCTGAGGCTGGTAATGACACGGAACCGATAGCCATGCTGTTCATACATACGCCGAACATAGTAACGGGCATCACGGAAGGGCTTCAAGAAGCCGATGGCTGCGCTCTCATTGAACTCGCGCACCAGGGCCTTACTCTGCTTCCTGTCAATGCCATAGCGTTCGTTGATATGGTACACATCCGTGCGGACTTCTTTGAAGCCCTTGAGTGCCATCCACTCAGTAAATGTGGCATTCCAGTCCATTAGAACACCGTCACAGTCCGTAAGAATCAATTTCATTTTTATCTTTCTCTAAATTACTTATTGACTATAGCAGATTTTACTGCCATGTCAAGTCATTTTCAATACATCATCGAAGGAAACAGGTGTGTAGTTAATCTGCTCCACACATACACACAGATAGCGAGGATCTGGTCGCATGTCATAATCTGCATGCCACGTAGATCCCATGCCAGTATCATACTTCTGCATAATCCGATTACCATGCAGGTGACCGTGGACGTTACGCTTGAACCGCTCACCTACACAGTCTGGGTGCAGGGGAATATGAGACAGGATGAACTGATCCACAAACACGCGAACGCCATGAATCTGCTCGAATCCTGCCCCATAATAGTCCTTATCCTTGTAAATGTCATGGTTTCCACGGATAAGGATTTTCCGCCCATTCAGACGCTTCACTGTTTCCAGATGGCGTCGGGCGATTACTACGTCCCCGAGATGATATACTGTATCTTGTGGACGAACTGTCTTGTTCCAGTTGTCTACCATCGCCTCGTCCATCTCCTCGGTGGAGGTGAACGGACGGAGAGGACTACCATCTGCGAGGGTAAACTTTTCCCATGTGTTGGTGTGACCAAAATGGGTATCACTGATTAGAAATCTAGCTGGCATTTGAGTTTACTTTACGTTGATTAATAATTGATAAGAGCATTGCATAACTGGCAAGCATCGTAGCAAAGGCTGTCTTATCGCCATCGTATGCAAGGTTACTAATGATGCTAAACACCACGATGTAGAACAACCACTCAAGTAAACTCTTGAAATGTTTGTTAATCTCATTCACAAAAATATTCCAAAAATTATACATTACTTCGAAACCTTTGCTTTATACATCGCCTTAATATAAGGAGCATTACATCCATTATCGCGGAGACGCATCTCTGCTTCTTTTGCTGTTGCAGCATCTACAAGAACATGATCACGGTCAATTTGATTATAATTGATACGGACTACCCAATACTCAGTTGCCATCATGCTGCCTCCTGTGCTGCACACCACTTGTGATAAAGACCTACTTCACGACCATAGGCTTCAATCTCCCAAGGGCTATCAAAGTAGTGGTCTTCTTTGCCCTTGGGCTTCCAGATTTCACCCATCCACTTGCTGTAGATTTTGAACCCGCCACGAGCGGCGACCGCGTGACCGGTCTGGAGTTCGTTTTTGGCATGTTGCTTGACATGCACCATTTCGTGGGCAAGGGTCTTTATCATGGCGTCGATTTTTTGGCTCTTGAGACCGATGGTGAACCACCGAGGGTTGCGAGTGCCGTCTTCATCAACACACTCACCTTCAACGTCAAGGTTTTTGTAAACTTCGATATCGAGGGTCAGGTTGCGAACCATTCGTGGGTCCATCAACTGGGCGGCAAAAAATTCAGCAGCCTCAATCAGCTTGGCTTTCTCTTTGCGCTTGCCAATCATTCCGGTAATGGTAACTTGCATGATTCGTTCTCTCTACTATCTACTATCCTACAATAGCAGATTCGTAGAAAATGTCAAGAACTTTCTTCAAGCCATTCGATTTGATGGTTGGCGACCGTGGTAGTGATAATGTTACCATCATCGTCCTCTAGGGTAAGCTGCACCGCAGTGGATTTTTCCCTAGTCTTGGCTTCATGGACGAAATAAATCTTACCAACATTTTCCCACTTGTCGTTGTCGATTTTACACCGCATAGAGCGCCGACCTAATATCCTTGTATGCCTGGTCCAGAATGGCCTTTACCTTTTCCTTTTCAGATGGCATAGCACCCTGTGCATCAACATAGATGTTGCAATTTATGGTGCTTTCACCTGCTTCTGTTTCCATGTCGCTGGTCATATCATTAAATAAAATTTGTGTATTAATAATCATTACAAATCTCCAATATTATGTAGTTGTTTCAAATGTTCAATTTCAGTTTTGATCTTTAGTTTGCGGCGCTTGATTGTATTCATCAGCCACTCCTGTGGCTTCGGCCGTTGCATAAGGATTTCAAGGGATTCATCTTGTTCGCGGTGTTTCTGTTCAAGTGCTTTGATATGATTAATTATGCTTTGCTTATCCATCGTCACCTCACATGTATTTGCGTATGGACTCCATGGTGGACCTTACGTCTTGTTGTTGCTCTACGTCTTTTGCAAACTTGTTAATAACGTGGCGCCAGTCGCCTTTGTCCATAACCGTAGTAAGAATGTTTTTGGAAATTACCTGGAGAAGAGAGCCAAGGGCAATCAAATCTTCTTCATCATCGCAATACATCACAATCTCTTGGATGTATTCATCAACATCTTCCATTAGGGAAACGCGCTTTTCTTTGCGTTCTCTACCAGTAAGTCTGCGAGTAGGATCATATGAATTATCAATCATATTCATATTTATTTAAAGTATTCCTTGAACCATTCAGCAACATGAACGTGAGCCTCTTCACTTGGATGATCGTCCCATGGACACAATAGGTTTTTGCCCATGGACTCAAATGTCTTACTCTTGTCAAACAGGAAGATATTTGGATCAGGTTCTAGATAGTCGATATACTCATCCATGGTCTTGCGAGTGGCAATACGGCGAGTCTGAAGGCCGCGCTTCAATGCGTTGTCAATACATGCATCGCGGAACCACAATTGAATACATGGAATATTCAAAGAATCACAAAGGTTCTTGATTGTGGCCACATGATGTAGGGTCTTCAATAAGTCAGAATGATATGAAGACAACTGTTCATAGTATGTGGCTAGAGCCTTCTTTGTGGATTTAGGAATGTCATCGAAGTCTACAGATGACCCGCGAAGTTGAAGCGCATCTGTGTTGAATGGATATGGATCATCCCGATAGTCTGTAAACTCGAACCGCGAAGGATCAGACCAGACAATGATTACTCTATCTGGTTTGTGCTGTAGAATATCAATAAATGACCGGCGGGCAATGCGAGAGTTTGACGAGCCAGGTGTGGCTACATTCATTTCTTCCATATCCCAGGCATCAGCCAACCGCTTGGAGAAGCGAAGGGCCTCACACTTGGAGTATACTTCTTTCATATTACCCGGTGCATACCGTTCAATGCCTATGCCATAGGCAAAACTACAACCGTTTACATATAGAGTTTTTTTCATCATGTATAATTTATAACGTTTACAAAGGACAGTTTGTGATCATCATCCCAGCCTTGGAGATAGTCGTTGTCTTCATTGAACAAGCGAAGGTATTCTTCACGATCAATCTCTCGGACAGAGGTGATATTCTCATCAACATGCATCTGAGAAAACTCTCGGAGTTCACCATCATCATTCATGGTGACTTCATCCTTTGCATGTTCCGCGTTCTCTGCCTCAATGACATACCGGATACGAAACATGGAAATAGTTTCAACGAGATACTTAGCCATCGATGCGGCCCAATCGGTGTAGTAGGTTTGAGATAACCGTCACATCTGGATGAGGGTTGCGTTCACTATATCCCTCTACTCGCATAAGGTCGAGTAGATAAGAGTGCAATGCCCGCTTGATAACGGGAATATCGGTAGGTGCAAATACACCGCCCTTGGTAGTCTTTGGCTCACTCACCGTAAATCTCCTTCAATTGTTCGGGTGTACCATACCACTTGAGAATAATATCAAGCGCATCAATATGCCGCTGGATTTCAGCATCATCTTCTTCTGGGCTATCCCATACAAAAACGGAATTGTTCTGCCCCAGGTCATTTAGAAAACGCTGGCGACAATCCTTGAGATTATCAAACGTAATCTTATCCGACATATCGTAATCAATTTCAACAGTAAACTTAGTCATTAGTCCCACAGTCCTCTAAAGTAAACACCAAACAGTCTGGTGCCGTTGTCAATACGCTTATTATATGCTTTCCATGCTTCTACATTAAGGGTGCCATCTTGAAAATAAACAGCATCGCTGTTATCATCCGCAATCTGTTCAAATGCCCAGATCATTTCATCCATGACCCAGTCCCAACGCTTGTGCCAGTTACTGTCAGTTTCAAACTCATGACCGGGGTCTTCCGAAGCAGCAAAGCGAAGTTCTTCTGGAACATCCTCATCTGCCACGGCAGGTGAACCATGCTTGGTCGCCTTGAGTTGCTTTAGCATGGGGAGAATAATCAGAGCAAGAGTGTTGTCCATACTCCAAGTATCATACTTGTCGATATGAACTTTTTCTGTGCGCTTCTTCTTACTGTCAATCCAGAAGAGAAACTTGCCGACGAAAGTTTCACTAATTTTCTCTCCCAGATGAAAGACAGCATCGCCATCCTTGTCCTTCCAGAATAGAATCTTTTCTGCTAGTTGGTATGGACCGAAGTAGGTTCTATATGTTCCAATATTAACTTTCATCTTTCTTACTCCAACTAATCAATAACATCATTCTCGGTATCTTCCAATCTTGTAATGATTTAGATACCCAATGTTCTTCATCCCTTGAATAAATTACCATTCTATTGGGTAATGATGGTACAGACTGGTTGCGAACTTCGAAGTTACCACCAAGACTTTCGTCCCACTCATCATTTAGATATACAATAGAACTATAGCAATTGTCAATAGATTTATCACGGACAGAACCATCTTTGTGTGGATGAATGGTATAGTCTGAGTTGGTGCATTGATACCGAAAACTATATGGTACCACATCTACACCCAGAACATCTTTGAAATAATTCTGGGTTTTTTCTGCGGTGATTTTCCAAATCACGCCTAGCTTATAATGAATATCATTCAGCTGGCCACTTTCAATCTCATGTGAATGCACCCACATCCCAAATTTATTGAGCGTAGGTACATCCACTTTAGATAACAGAATCATTCTGTGATATTCTAGTTCCATCGCGGACAGAAAATCGTCGGCGACAGATAGCATTTACAGGGCGCCCCAGTAGAAGTTGCTCTTAGCTACCTTCTTAGTCAGCTGGACAGATTCGCCAGCAGCGTTGGTGAAGACGAACGAACCAGTCTTGGCATTGACATGTGCCAGGTCAGCGGGCGTGAAGACTGCATACTTGGAGCGATTATCTTGGCGCGTTCGGGCGGTCACCGGGCGGAAACGTGTCGAATCTGTCACAACCAGATCGTCTTCCAAATCATCATCGTCTTCGTCTGCATATTCGGTGCCATAATGAATATGGAAACGTTCGGTCACAGTCAGCGGATTGAAATCAAGTTCCGTAGTGCCAAGATACTTCTCAGGAACAACTTCACCATTGATGATAAGTTGAACCGTGTAATCGGGTTCAGCATTGTCATATTCAGGCTTGGCGTTCAGGAGACGCATTGCTTCCTGCGGCGATTCGTCATAGCGGTTCATGTCCTCGACTAGTGCCTTGAGCATATCGAAGTTGAATTCACCAAACAGTGTGGCAATCTTGGTAATCTGGTCGATATGAGACTTATTATTCAGAACATCATTGCAATAGTCGCGGATGAATTCTTCCGACAGACCCTTGAAGTCAAGTGAATAGAAGATACGACCAGGACGATTGCGCATATGCGAGTCGATACGCCATTTGTCATTGCAGGTCAACACGAACAAAGTCTTGCTGGCATACACACCATCAAGCAGGGTCAGCATCTTTTCCTGTCCTTCGCGGTCATAGACCTTTTCGAATTCGTCAAACATGACAATCGATGGTTGCTGGATATCTTGAATTAACTTATTAAACGAGTCGCCAGTCCATGACGAATTAATCAAGATGGTAGGCATACCAGCTTCATAACCCATGATAGACAGGTGCTTTGCCAGCAGCGTCTTACCTGAACCCTTCTCGCCCGTCAGCAACACACCAGTGGATGCGCTGCGGTCATTGAAGGTTCGCATGATACGGTCAGCATTACGGAGAGTATCACCGTAATACTTGGTCAGAGGTTCGAAGCGGTCAACTGTTTCTAGGAACAGATTGCCGAACTGGTCTGCCTTGACAAGATAGTTGTCAGCGGGAAGAGAAGTGGTGATATCAATCGAGTTTTCATCTGTTACTCGAAAGGTGTTTGCATTACGAAGATAATATGTCACGATACGCTTTCTTACTTAGTGAACTTGTCTAGATGACTATCATAGCCAAAATCTAGAGGAAAGTCAATATCTTTTACCGACTTTACAATTTTAGTGATGCCATATACTGCCAGCGCGGCGACACCAAATACTGCCACATATGGCAGAGCTCCTATTGCTTTTTGCTTTACATCTTTCATTATTTCAATCCTGCTTGCTGCACTAGAGACTTGTAACCACGCCACGAGGGATGAATGCCATCCGGTTGAACATGTGGTGTTGCGATAATCTTATCGCCGTAGCGCGTGGCAATATCTGTCACATTCTTGTTCACGCCAGGCTTACAGAACTTCTTATTGCAAGGTGGCATGATCCATACTACCTGAACTGACCGGATACGATATCGAATCTTCATCAATTCTTTGAAGGTGTTGACGCCTTTGTGGTCATTGGTACCGAGGCTGATAACAACTCGCTTGGCTTCAAGTGGAGTCTCACCCCACTTCTTATTCCATTGCCATGTATTCCAGCCACCCTTAGAATACGAAACGCATTCTGTGGGTGCAAACATCTTAGTTCCAACGGCGATACTATCACCCATAATCAAACATTCAAGCATCTATAATTACCTTTCTATAACGATTTACTGTTCCATCGGCTTCTACTACCATAATCTCATCAAGATCCTTGTTCTCGGCCATGATACGCGGTTCATGGTCAGCAACAATTCGGTCGGCTTCACGCAAGGTTCGCATCACGGCATTTGCCACACCAATGTGGTTTCGACCAGAGGCTTCTGCATCAAGCACCGCTTGCGCACAGGCTTGATACAATCCATCAGGAAGTTCCCACGAAAGATCGACGTATGTTCCCGGCGCCAAACTACCAATACGGCGCAGGTAGGCTTGGCCGCCGTCCACCGAGATTGCACCACATGTGCAGGTAACAAAATCATGGCGGTGCTTAGAGACAATGAAATCTCCGCAACCATTACAACTTACGGCATTTTGAATAATCATGATGTAACCTTTTCGTGAACCGCAACAATATGCTTACACTTGTTGTGGAAGTTATAACCCATACAATCGCAAACCCAGCCGCTGGATGTCAGCGTGGTATTATACTGCTTACCCTTAGAATTGACATAGGGCCACGTGAAGCCATTTAGAAAATGACTCTCACCATAATTCATACCAGGCAATTGCACGGGTTTACGAAAAGCACTTACACCAGCAGGTAGAATCATTAGTTCAACTTTCCATCATATGTCCGAAGCCAAGGCTGACCGTCAAGTTCTGCAAACAACTTATTTGCAACATCATTCCAAAATGCTCGGAACTTAGGGTTCTGGGCGCGAACCATTGCTCGACGGGCATTCTGAATACGTTCCATTTGTAACTGAATATCCATAATTTAACTTTCTGAGTTAGTCATTGCAATATACAACACTTTACGGCATTTGTCAATACTATTCTTCACCGCGCTTTGCTCTATACAACATAACGCCTGCTTCTGCGAACATCAACTCGGTAATTTCCCAGTTGAAAGTATCTTCGCGGTCTGGCTCATAACAGATTACCTTCTTGATACCGCGCTGGATAATACTCTTGGCACACTCATTACAAGGCATAAGTGGTACATACATTGTGCAACCCTCAACCGACATGGGAGAGTTGTCTAGTGCATTGCGCTCGGCGTGGGCTACGAACAGGTGCTTGGTTGGCCTATCTTCGTAGCGGGCAGCCAAATCCTTGACGCCACGTGGAAAGCCATTGTAGCCGATTGAAATGATACGATTGCGGTCATCAACAATCACTGCACCCAGCTTGGTACGAGGGTCATAAGACCATGTGCCGATATGCTCGGCTAGGTCGAGAAACCTTTGTGACCACTTGCCCATTCAACCGACACTCCAAATCAAAGTTATCACAGCAAGCAAAATCAAAATACCTAAACAGCCAGAGCCGGTCAATCCATTCCACATTTCTCGTTGGCGAGGATGATTAGTCATAGTCTACACCTTCATCCTGCTTACGACCCATGTAGTGGTCGTCACTCACACAATGGAACTGTGCTTGAAGTTTGCTATTGACCAAAGTCTTTGCCACATCACCAGCAAAGGCAACGCATTGCTCCTTGCTCGCAGTCTCATAAACGTCCTTAGCCAAGAACTCACCTTCTGGCGTGAACAGGAATACTAAAAGCCAATAACTCATTTCATAACTCCATACAGAAGAATAGCGGTAATGAAACCATTCACAACCATGAGAGGTTTATCCTGCATCTTATATGCAGCATAACCCCATGCGGCGGCACCGATAATGGACAGAACGAGGTCTACGGTGTGGAACTCAAACGCCCGACAGGTGGCAGCGACGATGACACACGCGGTGCCTAACCATTTTATAATCTCTAGCATTTTGCTTCTTCCATAGCCAAAGCCCAACCAGCGAGGAACATCATCAAACCGAGTCCACCCTGTAGGATGAAACGAAGGAAACCAGCCGTCTCAGGAACACACATCACAATCAGACCGGCAATCATCAGGGCATACTTCATAACGAATCACTTTCTCTTTTCAACTTACATTTTATAATAGCACAACCGTGCCAAATGTCAAGCGGTAAGTTTGGCAAACCCGAAAGAGGCACAACGATAGAGGGTGCCGTCATGGTCGGCAACGATATCACCAACCGACATGGAAGAACAGGGAACGAGGCGTTCAAGCCGATTGAAGTTCTCATCATCTTCCCAGCGGTTCATCACATTGAAGGCCTGTTCAAAGCCATCAACATCAACGTTAGCAACGTGAGTGTAATACTCGAAGGACTCAGGCTTGAAGGTGCGTTCAAACGAACGACCGAAATACGCGGTGAACTTTTCGCTTTCTTCGCCACGGTTGATGGCGTCGATTTCGGCATCGGTAAGCTGGAACTGGTAAACCTTAATCATAACGAATCACTTTCTCTTTCTGACTACTCTTACATCCTAGCAGATTCGTCAGAAATGTCAAGCGGTATTTTACCCTATAAGAGAACCACCGGCTTTCTTCCGGGCTTTATCGACAGCATCGCGGGTCTTGATTGTTTTGTGGTCTTTCTTACCATATTCCTGTGCTAAGGGACTAGTAGGATTGGCTTCTGCAATCTTGGACATAACTTCCTTGAAATGGTCTGGCACCTTACCGCCGCCATCCGAACCGGTGGCGTGAACAAAGTTTACTTTCTTGTAAACCATTCGTATCGTGCCATCTGCGGTAAGCTCCTTCATGTCTTCGTAAGACATTTTTTCTTCCCACTCTTCACCTGTTTCTACGTTCATTAGATCATATACTGGCATGGTATTCTTTCGTTACTGTTAAGTTGTTGATTTAATATACGCTATTATCGAACATTAATCAATAGTTTTTTGGAAGCAATATGCATTTTTGATGTTATGGTCGGAAATTATCCAGTCGCTTGTTATGATGAAACCGGCTGCTTCATATGTTTTGCGACTTGTATCACGAGGAAAACTCCATATACCCTCACAATTTAGTTGTCTGGCTTTAGTGACACTAGCAGTTAGCAACGGGACACCTAAACCTTTGCCTCTATATTCGGGTTCTATCCATAGTCCGCGACTTCGATAAAGATTATCTGGCGTGGTATGTCCGCTATTTACGCCGACAATTTCATCATCCACTAGCAGCGCAAAATATGTAATATCCGGAATATAATCTAATCCAAAATAACCACCGCCATATCTCATGCAGCTATGTGGCTCTAATGTTTGTTCGCTGCCCCATGGCCAAAGACGTTGCCAGAACGGAACGATTTGTTCAAATGAAATTTCTATTACCATATGGTTATATATAATATCGCTATGGCATTAGGAATCGCGTGATGTTTGAATCAAATAAAATCATTATCAATCAGGATATATTCTCCAAACTACAAGTGGAGGTATTATATCAGAATGCCAAACACTCGCCTACCACACAAGGTACTCACATAGAAAATAATTCGGCTGTTACCGATACAAAAATCTGTGACACCAAATTCATTGACTATTCTAGCTTCAATACACGAGTCGAATATGTTATAGACCAATGCAGGGTCTATTTGGAAGAAACATATAAACTTCCATGTGAACTATCAGTAGTAGAGTTTGTTAAATACGAAGCAGGTGGACATTATGTAACTCATATTGACGGGCAATATCTGGAAGATGATATGATCAAGATAGGACCAGACCACAAAGATTTAACTTGCATATTATATTTAAATGATGATTATGATGGTGGGGAATTGACGTTCAACTTCTTCAACAAGACGATTAAACCCAAGAGCGGTCAAGTGATAACCTTTCCGTCAAATTGGAGATATTTACATAAAGTATCTACTATAACTTCGGGTGAAAGATATGCAATTGTGATATGGTTCAAGACAACACCCGCAATATCAGTGGAAGAAAAGATTGATAACATCAAATATCTTAGGATAATCAATGGCTAGTATCACAGACTTAGTTTCAAATTTTGGTGATGTTATAGAACTCGATTATCAATGGAATCTGGAAGACCCAGAGAAATTGATAACTCATCCAGGCTGGGTGCAATATAATCCGCGTAAAGATGGATATAACAGATACGGACTTTCTGTTACTAGTGCGGATGGTGGATTCTCCGGAATTCCAGATTTAGATTCGCTTCGAGAATATAATAGAATTAATGGCACAACGTTTACAGAAGCCGATTTCAATAAGAGAACAAGCATTGTTTCTCGTTATCCCGACCTGGAAAGAATTCTTAATTTGTTTGGTAATGATTGTGGTCGATGCCACTTTCTCCGGTTAGACCGTGGCGGATTTTTCCCTCCGCATCGTGATAATGGCACATCTTTACCCAGTAACACCTTTAGAATAATTGTTCCATTGCATAATTTCGGTAAACATCAAGTTAAATGGATACAGGAAGATAAAATTTTAAACTTTGAAATTGGTAGAGCATACTTTGTTAATACAACAAAGGAGCATTCTGTCTTTTCCTTCGTAGACAATTCTATCATGTTCGTTATGAACATCATGGCAACCGATAATAGCATACAGCAAGTAGCAAACAATGCCAAAATTCTATGATGATTGGATAACATCCAGTGTCAATGATGATGCTATGGTATGGAAATTAAATCTTACTCCTGAACAAATAGATTCGATAGAACCAAATATCATCTGGGATTATTCCATTGATGCGGTAAATACTCTATTGCCAAATTTAGGAACAAATCCGGCAGTCTGTCTAAGCGGCGGAATAGATAGTCAAGTTATGGTTGATTGCTTTATTCGAGCAGGAGTTTCTTTTGATATTATCATAATGAGATTTCCTGATGACCTGAATTGGCATGACATTAAAACTGCCGTAGAATTTTGTGATGCCAGAAAAGTATCTTATAAGTTTATTGACGTAGATGTAATTCAATTTCTTAGTAGAAACTTAATTGAATTTGCCAATAAATATGATGTTAGTAGTCCACAATTTGCAACTCATTTTATACTATTTGAGAAACTACAAGAAATGGGATATACTTCTGCGGTATGTGGAGGCAATACTTTAATCAATACCTTTGATGGCTGGTTTTATCCCACAACTAAAGAACAAAACGATTGGCGGAGTTTTTCCGAAAGATCCGGATTTTACGTCATGGGAGATTTTCTATCGTATCATTGGAAGTTTTCGATTGCGTTTAGTTGCCACTTAGAAAAATCTAGTCTATTAGATACCACAACGATTAATTTGCTGGCAAACGTGACCAATTATGATAATATTGTGTCTGACCGATATAAAACTAAATTCTCTGGTTATAGGGCTGCAGGGTTCGAGATAATCCCACAAGAGACAAAATTTACTGGGTTTGAGCAAGTGAAGGAGAAGATTAAAGACCTCACCGGCGGTGATGGTTGGGCATTTGAAAAGAGATTTAGATTTCCCCTACGTCTAAAAAATCCCACGCCAAACATCAATAGATTTGAAACAACTAACGAACAGAAAATAGCGTTAAATGCGCTATACGATAAATGTATTGCTTCTAGACAATCCTCTGCCTGGATTGCAGATTAATCTAGTATCGTTCTCAGTCTTATCATAGATTTCATTCCCACCATGAATCCAAATAATATCAGATAGATTCAAATCTTCATATAATTTGTATTCGCCTGCATACGGGTCATTTAGGGGCGCGGTGCCTGTTACTAATATTTTTTGTTTACCGGAATCGGTTGCTAACCATTCTTCTAACATATGTCGTTCTTGCTGATAAAATGCATTCATCTCTTCCAACGAAACAAAATACCTAAATTGAGTATTACAGCATTCGCCATCTTTTAGATATCGCGGGCGTGGAGTGCCAAAAACCTTTTCTAATTTTTCGGGAACTTGATTTACTTTTGGCCAACCCACCAACGTTAGAATGTCGTAATCGTTAGTTTGAAATGGCTCTTTGGAGTAATGTAAATTTCTTAGCGGACTATTTTCATAGCGAACTCGCATTGCGCTATATAAAATGTCTGGTACTTCCATATAATGGTCGATGGGTGCCATGTTCATTATAAATTTAACATCGGGGTATTTCTGTATCAATGTTTCACAATATAGCAATGAACGTTTCATTCTATTTGAAAATCCGCCGCAAAAAATTACTAAGTCTGTGCCATCAGGAATAACTTCATCTTCTATTGGAGTAAATTCGTGGAACTTCAAATCTAAATTGCTTATAACATGAACTAGCATAGCGTGCCTTTATAAATATAACAGAATTTACCTTGTTAATCTCAGATAGGATTATATCAATGCAATACCAATTAACCTTCTCTACTATTGAGAGCAGAAATGTTTTTGCAGAAAAGTGCGGTTTACCGGTTTCTGAATCAGAAACTATTTATATTCCATTAGCACTTCTTAGTGTGGCCAAGGCTGATACGAGCGTGGAAGATATTGCTCTTGACGGTACTGGTGAAGTATCAGTTATCATCAACACCGATGACGCGGCAGTATTAGAGACGGTAACAGTCGATGACGATTTAGGCGATAACACATATATCGTAAAGACTTCTGACCCTCTTGCGCTTTATGACTTAGTTGGTGGCAAAATGGACCCAGCAGATGCTCCAGTAAAATTGATGAGTGCGCTAACTGGCGAAACAACTGACCTTTCTGCACCCGATGCGCAATGGGCAAGAATTAGAATTTCTTCACGCTATCGTCCATTCCCAACAACATTTGAAAAGATTAATTCAGACTATAAAACAAAGCCTGAAATTTTTGTAATCGACTCGGGTATCAATTTCAGCCATGAAGAATTTGATCACGCCGATTTAGAAACGGAAGACTTTTTCAAGTTAAACAGTTTTGCAAACTTCGCAGACAATCTAGGTCACGGTACTGCAATTGCATCCGCCGCCGTAGGTAAAAACGTAGGTCTACAGCAATATGCAAAACTAATGAACGTCAAGACATTTGATACTGGACAAAAGCCAACTCTACTAGATCTTGGTGCAGCCATCGATGCTATTCTTGTTCACCATCAAAATACACCAGCAGTTCCAAAGGTAGTAAATTGCTCTTGGTTAGTACCAAAGAGTTTCTATCTGGAGCAAAAAATTCAAAGTCTGATTAATTCGGGCATCACTGTTGTTGCCGCTGCTGGTAACTTTGGTGGTGATGTTGCAAACTATTCGCCTGCTGGTATGGCAAATGTTATTACTGTTGCCGCATCCGATAGCGACGATATTGCAGCAGGTTTCAATAACTTCTCAACTTCACAAGGTATTACAACGAACTTCGGTCAAGTTATTGACATGTTCGCGCCAGGTGTGCAAGTAACAGTGGCAGATATCTCTGGTCAATACGTCAAGTCAGATGGTACTTCTATTTCTGCTGGATTCGTTACTGGTTCTACAACCGCTCTTTTATCGGTAGCACCGTCGCCACTAACGCCAGAAACTATTTTAGATCTTCTGGTTGCAGACACAACTAAGGGTGTTCTTCTCGTAGACAATAATAAATTCTCCAGCGCCCAAAATAAGATTGTTCACTTGATTGATGGTAACGGAGAAATTACAACCTATGGCGATCTAGACTTCTATATTGGCATATTCAGTGAAGCGGTAGAAACGATTGACGGTGATATTAACAACCTGGCATTTGGTTCTACTACAGATATCTTTGGTGCAGCGGGTGAATATGCTTTAGTTTGGGAGAATGCAGAAATTCAGGCAAAGTATGAGCAATATATCGCTCTAAATTCTGAAACAGGAACATTCACAGTATCTAAGCCAATGGAAGCACTGCCTGAAGGTCAGACACTAGAAATTGTTAAGTTCAAAGTCAAGCAAACCACAACAGTCGGTGAAGCAATTTCTCCAAATCTGTTCTTCTTTGCAACAGACCCTTCTCGCGATGCCAGCTATGATTATAATACCGATATTGCGTCGGCGTTAGAAAATATCAACAGTCAGTCATATTTCGCGGCATGGAGAGGTGCAGCGATTAAGTAATTATGACCGAGTTGGTTCTACAAACAGAAATGGAGGGCATGTATTTGCCCTCCAAAATCTGGGTTTATAATGATTATCTAGATGAAGATACTAGAATTAGTATTAATAACTATATTCATCATCGAACACAAGGTAAATGGAAACAAAATCTAGACGAACAAAGAAGTTTTGTTCTTCATGGTGAAAATGTAAAATTATGCGGACTTTCTACATACCGCGCATATCAAATTCTGTGGTCACTATCACAAATTCCAGAATATTTTCACCAGACAAACGACACTATCACGGACTGGTCGGAACAATATCTCAATAAAAACTTAGACCCAGTATGTCGATTGATGATTCAATCTGCTAGAAAAGCAGAACCTTTCAATGGCGATAGAAACTGGATTCCATTTAGAGGAATCATCAATATCTTACCAGAAGGTGAGAATCTTGAGGCACATCTAGATGCCGACGATCAAGTTATCGATACCGAAATCAATCAGGTCCACAGCTTTACATATTATGCCAATGGTGGTAATGGTGGAGATTTCTGGGCGCACGATAAGTATGATGGCGAATTTAGATATTCACCGAATGCAAATGACGCATTAATTATCCAAGGCACCGGAACATATCACGGAGTTTCTAGGGTAAAGCAAAATACTAGACTTTGTATGACAATTAGATTTATTCATGCGGATGATTTAATCCTTCACGGTCATCCGGATAAGTTTCTATGGAAACCTAACTTTCAATAATTATGCCTTTACAGTGAATAGTATAACGCTTTTCTCTCGCATTAGTTGTTATCGGGGTAACCAGATGTGGTTCTAATTTTGATTTATTGATAAATGCACAAGAGTTGTATTTAGGAACAAACACTTTATACTCATCATCTAGATACACATACAGACCACCATCGTCTGGCAGCCAATCTTTATTCAGATAGAACGTTGCATTGAACATATACCTACTGTCATCATGCATTCCAGTAGCAGCACCAACATCCCAAATCTGATAGAAAGCGGTGAAATCATATCCCCTAATGTTAGGGTCGATTTCAATTAGTTTCTGGCGAATAAGATTTTTCATATCGCCATTAATATACTTAAATGTAATGTCGCCCTGTTCATGGGGATATTCGGATGTTTTTTCGACGCTAGATGCTTGTGCTACATTAAGTTTGGCTCTCGACCAACTATGCCAGCCATCTTTTTCCAACTCACTGTCTAGATCAGCGTGAATTCTTTCTAGCTCTTCTTCCGAAAAAACATCTGTTATGAACATGCTTGAAGTTTCCAAGTTAAATGTAAAATGGGCAGTTTACTTCATACCCAGGAAGTTTAATAGGGTTGGATTAGAAACGAATTCCTACACCAACAAGACCATTATGCTTGCCAACGCGACCTTCAAAGTCGGTATAGCGGTATTCTACCTTAGTATAAACTGGTCCAAGAAGGTTCACTTCAAGACCACCACCAAGGGCTAGACCTTCCAAGTTTGCAGTATTACGGCAAACTGCTGGACGAGTTCCAACACCGGGTGTGCAAGTCTGAGGACGCTCAAGATTAGCATAACCAACGCGAGTGTAAGCGAGAACGTTATCGTTCAAAACATAACCAAGACGAGCGGCAGCACCGAGGTCTGCACGTTCAAATACGTTTGATGCGGTTGCTTCTGCACCAACTACAATCTTACCGAACTGTAGGTCGTAACCAAGGCCTGCGCCATAAGTTACGTCGGTAGGATCAACGCCCCGTGTAACATCATCGGCACCAGCAGTGGCTTCTAGTCGTGGACCAGAAAAGTCACCAGCAAATGCAGGAGTTGCGAGAGCGGCAGTGCCAAGAGCGGCTGCGATCATAAAGTTTTTCATATAAGTTTTACCTTTTGTTGTTAATACTATCATAATATATGGTACGGAGTGACGGGCTCGAACCGCCGACATTCTGCGTGTAAAGCAGACGCTCTACCAACTGAGCTAACCCCGCACAACGTGGTCCGCCGCATGTGTTGCAGCGAAGGACTCTGGCTTGATCTTAGCATCAATACCAAGAGTTCCTTTAACGTAGCCGAGTGCTTCTTTCACGGCTACATTACTCTTATACTTTGGATTTGGGTTAATGTCAAGATGAATTTCCAACTTTCTTTCACCCAAAACGTCAAGTATTGCCGTTGCGGCTTCGATAGCAAATCCAACTTCCGCTATTAGACGTTGGCGTAAGTTACCAAAGTCACGCATTTCAATGTTTTTATGAAAAATTCTAGCACCGTGCTTAGAATCCATATGAAGAATAATGACGGTAGAATACTTAGCATACCAATGACCGTCTTTACGCTTGAACCTAATAGAATCGGCACCGATATAAACAGATGACGTTTCACTAGAGTTTAGAATTGCTTCTCTTGCTTTATCATACATAAGTCACCTGTCATAAAATGGCGAGGGTGCCAGGATTCGAACCCGGATCGCAAGGTTTTGGAGACCTGCATGTTACCGTTACAACACACCGACAAAAACTGGTCGGGAATGTAGGATTCGAACCTACGACCCCCTGCTCCCAAAGCAGGTGCGCTACCAGACTGCGCTAATCCCCGAAACTTTTAATTACTTTGGCTTTTCATTTTCACCAAGAGCAGGCTCTACTGCTTCTGTTGCATTTGCTGTAGCAAGTGCTTCTTCTGCGGCTGGACCAGCGGCTTCTGCAACCGATGGTTTTTCCGAAGCTGGAGCGCAAGCGGCAGTAAGAGCGGCAACTGCTAGAGCCATGTAAGTTTTGATATTCATATTATTTTTCCTTCGTTGAGAATGGAGCCCCCGACAGGACTCAAACCTGCATGTAATTCAGTTAACCTTTCCACTGGTTCGTAGCCAGAGGGTATACGGGGGCATTGGAGCGACCGAAGGGATTCGAACCCTCTCCGTCAGCTTGGAAGGCTGAGTCCTCACCCAGGAGAACAGTCGCATGAATATATTTATTGTAATGGCGATCTGGACGGGACTTGAACCCGCGACCTTCGGCGTGACAGGCCGACGCTCTAACCAACTGAGCTACCAGACCTTGGTGGGCCAGTGAGGTATCGATCCTCCCCCGAAAACGGATCGGATTTACAGTCCGACTGCCAGAGCCACTGGCTTTACCGACCCATAGCTGGTGCTCCCAGACGGGTTCGAACCGCCGACACTCGGTTCTTCAAACCGATGCTCTACCAACTGAGCTACAGGAGCATATAATGGTACGCCTAGAGGGACTCGAACCCCCACGCTTTCGCACTGGTACCTAAAACCAGCGTGTCTACCAATTCCACCATAGGCGCAAAAAGAGTGACCACCCGCAGTGTGCCTTGATTGCTTACTTCCGGACGTTGCAATCTTCCTAGATAGCAATTACTGTTGCAACAGCATACACTACCACTTTCTCTATGTGGTTCCCCACGAGGTTCAGCATAGGTGGTCTATATTGGTGGAGAATAACGGGATCGAACCGTTGACATCCAGCTTGCAAAGCTGGCGCTCTACCATCTGAGCTAATTCCCCAAAACTTATTAGAAGAACACACCAGGGACCGCTATCGCAGCATTAAGTCGACCTGCCGCCCAGTGGGTTTGATGTGTTCATCTAATAAGTCTTTGTAAAGCATGAGATTACTGCTTTTAGTTGAGGACCTTTGAGCCGTACCGACTTCCTTGCGAGAAGTGTTAACTCGTTATCCACTAGAGCCATCGCTGGTCATCTAGTATTCCTCAGTGCTGCCTTTTTTGAAGTGTGGCTTATCACTTATCATGCTATGCTATTCGACCTTCGTTCTTCCGCCAGCCTTGCAAGCTGTTCGCAGTCGCTAAACCGCTACGTCTTCACTCGGATCAATCACTTCATCCTTGCGGGAATCCGTGAACCCAATTCACTTCCGTGTTAGGTATTAAGCACCTTTCACATAGCACTGGAGCAGACTTTCGCTTTTTGTTACAAACTAGGATTTGAACCTAGAATCTACTGATTAAGAGTCAGTTGCTTTACCATTAAGCAATTTGCGAACCTACCAAGAAGTGCTGCTCCAGTTGCTTCGTATCTTGTTAGATACAAAATACAACACTCCTCATGTCTTTCGTCTTGCGGACTAATCAACCGCACTTCTAGTCTCCCCTCATCGGTTCAACTATTGTGCTACCGCTTTGCCTTTTCTTGCTAGATCAGACTCAGCGATTACCCATTAGTTTTTCAGCATTCGCGAGTTTGGTTCGATACAGCTAGACCACCACAGTCTATTAGAACTCACCGACTGGCTCTGTTCATATCCTTTCGGACTTATATCACTCACTTACTGCCTACCGCCATTCTACTGACGGGGATTGCTTACGGCCATGGCCGAGACAACCCTTACCTGGGCTTGTATAGATGGACCGTTACCGGCGCAGGTACGTAGGAGTCCCTGCTTTGGCCTTCGTTGCCGAAGGTTACCCTAATGACGCTATACCGCCATTTCTTATTCTCTACTTATACACCACTGTGTGGTGTTTGTAAATACTTTTTTGAAAAATATTTACGAGAAACTAGGCCCGGGATTGTTATACACCATACGGGCGGCGGTGTTTTAGTATCTTGTAGGATCTTCCCCTACGTAGCCCTGAATGCAGGGCATCTTAGTTTATATGCACGACTTAGTATGCGTGTCCCAGATCAAAGATACTAAACTGGTTGCAGGAGTCGGACTTGAACCGACGACCTTCTGGTTATGAGCCAGACGAGCTACCTCTGCTCCACCCTGCGTCAAACTGGCTCCCTAAGATGGATTCGAACCACCGACCAATTGATTAACAGTCAACTGCGCTACCGCTGCGCCATTAGGGAATATAAGCACCTCACGTCTTGGTGCTTACGCTAAACATTCTCGACAGACTCCATGCACCATACGGCATGCGAGTAGTTTAGCTATAGAATGGTGCCCCCACGACGACTCGAACGCCGGACCTGATGATTACAAATCAACTGCTCTACCAACTGAGCTATAAGGGCAAAACTCATTTAATTACTCCTGCTCATGAGCGAATTTCGGAGTGAGGTGCTTCCTCTCCTAAGCCATTGCTGAGATTATTTCAGGACTGGTAGATGGCCCACCCAGCCCGCCTAGCATATGCGTCCATATGCGCTACTCTCAGCAGGAGTAATTAAATAAGTTATGTGGGAGGGCCGAAACCCTCCCGACACAAACTTAGAAACTTCTAACAATGTCAAAGAACAGAACTAATATATATACTACTTTGTCGAAAATGTCAAGTATTATTTTCAATTTTTTTATTTTTTTAATGGGGTGAATGACGGGACTCGAACCCGCGACATTCGGCATCACAAGCCGACACTCTAACCAACTGAGCTACATCCACCATATTCTATTACTTATAACTGGCGGAAGGTGTGGGAGTCGAACCCACTCTACCATTTCTAGTAGACGCATTAGCAGTGCGTTGCATTACCGTCCTGCCCACCTTCCAATCAGTATTACTTAACGTTCACAATACCCTTGAAGTCATAAGGAATGACGATGGTATTAACCTTACCGTCTTTCACTGCTTCTGCAATCGTAACAATTGCGGTTGCTTCCATATACTTGGTAGCACCAGCGTTGGCATTCAAAGCGGCAATTCGCTGTGCTTCTAGCTTTGCGGTGCGAACTTCTACCTGCTTCTGCTTTTCAGCATTCTGGGCTTGAACAAGGGCGTTAGCAGATGCTACGATGTTTGCAGCGGGCTTTACCTGGCGAACAAGAACCTGTGAAACAGAAATTGCACCATCTAGCTTTTCGGCAACAAGACTGTTAACGATTTCCTGGCGAATCATCTGTTCCATCTCTGCGCGGTTATCTGCCATCTTCAAGGACTCGTAACGACGAGCAACCTTATATGCAGCATTACGGCCAAGCTGGCGGATGTAGTTATACATCAACAGCGTATCACCTTCTTCGGTATCAGCGTGGAAACCGCGGTTCTTTTCGATGTAGAGTTCGGCAACCGAACCAGGATTAATCGAATAGATGACTGCCATATCGAAGTCAGCAACAGTCGAGTTATCAGATGCCAGAGGCGTCAAATCAGTAACATCGACCTGAACGTCCTTTGTGGGAAAGGTCATAACATCACCGAAGATAGTCTGGTTTACAGAACCAGGCAGAAGTTCGGTAGTTTCGATGGTCTTATCAAACGAGCGACGAACGCCGACTTCACCTGTTTCAATCCGGGTACAAGCGGCAGTCGTTGCCATAAGGCCAGCGAGAAGAACAGCTTTGGTAACACTTTTCATAATAACTTTATTCCTTAGAAAATCAAAACAATTGCTGTGGCAACGGCCATCGCTGCTACAGAACACACTATACTATAGGCGAACAACTTTGTCAAGCCTAATTTTTCACTTTTTGTCATATCTCGAACAATTTGAATTCCAAAGAATACAAGGGCAAAAATAAACAAAAATGCAAAAATCATTTTAACCATAACAACACTTTCTAAATGGTAGCCCGAACGGGTTTCGATCCCGCTTCTCCGCCTTGAAAGGGCGGTGTCCTAGCCACTAGACGACCGGGCCATTTGGAGCGGGGGAGCGGATTCGAACCGCCGACCGTCTCGTTGGCAACGAGATGCTCTACCACTGAGCTACACCCGCATTGTGGAGTCACGAGCCGGATTCGAACCGGCGGCTTTACGGATTTGCAATCCGTTGCATTGGACCACTCTGCCATCGTGACATGGTACCAGCAGGTGGTAACGCTCCACCCGAACCAACCTTATGAGAGTCGGTCGAACACTTGTTCTGCTGGTATGGTGCGAGTGACAGGGTTCGAACCTGTGACCTAACGATTATCGGTCGTTTGCTCTACCAACTGAGCTACACTCGCAAATATGGTGGACACTCTGGGGTTCGAACCCAGGACCTACAGGTTAAAAGCCCGTTGCTCTACCTACTGAGCTAAGTGTCCGTGAAATGGTAGACGATGTAGGATTCGAACCTACGACCTAAGGATTAAGAGTCCCGCGCTCTACCGACTGAGCTAATCGTCCATGTTAAACTTTAACCGATGTAGTACCGATACTCATCGGAATCTACAGGTGCACCGAGCGTCCGACGCTCAACATAGTAGCGGTCGATGAGCCGATCGCCATCACGAGTATACACACCATGGGCATTCCGTGCTTCATCTTGAGACGCATACACGCCAAGGAGCACAGAACCTTCGTAATCCCATTCACCTAACAATGCAAAAACTTCCATAACGAATCACTTTCTCACTTACTACATTCTCATAATAGCAGATTTACAGAGAATGTCAAGTATTATATTTGGTGCGCCCGGCAGGACTCGAACCCGCAACCTGGCCCTTATGAGGGGCTGGCTCTACCTTTGAGCTACAGGCGCAAAAACTTATTCAGCCATCCACTGCTTGATATCTCCGAATTTAATATCGAAGTACCACTCAAGGCGTTCGTAACTGTAGAACTCAAGGTTCTCAAGTTCGCCTTCAGCATCGGCGATGATTTCTACGGCGCGAACCTTGTCGCAGTTACAAAGAAGCATGGTTTCTGCCACGCGCACCTTGAATGCTTCAAGATTTGCATCCTGACGAATCTTATCTTCGTCAATCTGTTCGGCCAGACGAGCCACAAGGCGTTCGAAATCCGCATCGAACTCTTCGATGGATGCGAACTGGGCATACCGAGGACGGCTGCCGTAAACATCCTTGTAGAGGTCGGAATAGATATTGCCATCTTTAGAATTGGTGGCAGCATTAATATCGGCAAGAGTAAGCATTTCGAATCACCTCGTCATCAACTACTCTTTCTTTATAGCTGATTCGCAGGTAAATGTCAACCACTAATTTTGTTATTCAAAAATGAATAGCGTTTCGCTGAATGGGTTAGGCTGCACAGGCTTTTTCGAGAACACCATAATGCCTTCATCCGTATTCAAATCTGCTTTGGCACTTGGCCTCGTTATGTTCTTCAACGTGAGTGTTTCAACATAATGAAACCCTAGACTTTCTGCAATGGCTCTAGTATCAGCGCATAGCTTGTAATCTAAGAAATCTTTGATGTTAACGAGCATCTTGCCGTCTTCAATCAAATATTTCTTGATGTTCTCTATCGTGGGTCGCAGATAGTTATCTAGCCACTCTTGATAGGAAGTCCCAGGCTTATATGACTGATTGCCAACACCATAGTCTTCAAGACTGAAATACGGGGGGCTACTAAAGGCTACTCCGATAGTGTTTTCCCATTCTGGCACGAATGTTTCAGAACCATGGCATCTAATGTCATACGATGCATTCGTACCATTTACAGTATTGTAATCTGTGGCCATCTGCCTAAGTCGGTCTACCAACAGATTATTCGGGTCAGTGCCGTAATACTCAACCCGATTTCTCATTGCCGAGAGCAATCTTACGCCCCAACCACACGAGAAATCATAGTATTTACCATTGATGTTATATTTGGATAACACCTCGTCTACTGACTTAATAGGATAGTTAGACGGCTTCATCGCAACACCACCGCCACTAAGTCGCAGGGCAGCCTCAAAGTTCTTGATATCTGAATCCGTCTTTGGGTATACTTTATCGCTTGAAAGCACTCGGCTCCAAAAGTATCGTATCAAATCGTTGGACTCAAACACTTGTTCGATAGACCAACGAGGAGATTGCAACTTGACTTTAGCCATTAGGTCTTTCACATAATAGCTAGTAATGGTACTGATAACAGTGCCGCCGTTGCGCACGGCCTGCAGATTTTTCTCAACCAAATCAAAATCTGGCTTTTGATAATACGCAGCCTTCAACTCCAGACATTTATCTTCTGGTAAGTCATACCAGTGGTCGGTGTTGAGGGTCTTGCCCATGTGAGTAATTTGATATTTTTTCTTCATCATCATTATATAACTAATTCACTACCAAATGTCAAGCATAAATTCGAAACTAAATATAATCGTGATTATATTAAAGGTTCATCTATGACGTATTCAATTACTATTCCCGAGGGTAATTTCGGACTGTTTATTAGCGGCGGTTTCGATAGCGCCCTCATGCTTCATTTATATTGCATTGAAGCAAAGAAAAGCGGCTTAAACTCTCTACGTTGCATTACGATAGATAGAGGCTCTGCCGCAGTAGATTTTGGTAAATCGATTTGCGAATGGGCAGAAAAACTACATGAAATTGAGATAGACCATCTAATCGTTTCAATTCCGGTGGGATTACATCATAGTAGACATATCTCATATCCAGCCGAACAACTATTTCGTTTTGGATTTAAGACATTGATAAGTGCGGACACTCAAAATCCACCCGTAACACTACCTGGAACAGAGCCAGTAAGAATTCCGCCTGATGCGAACTATACTGGCTGGCATTTTCCATTTGCAAAAATAGATAAAAGCGAAACAGTCAAGTTAGCACATCAGGCGGGAATTTTAGAAGATATATCTAAACTCTCTCATAGTTGCACTGAAACTACAGGAGAACGTTGTGGCTCTTGTTGGCAATGCAACGAAAGAGCATGGGCATTTAAAGAAGTTGGGTTGATAGACCCCGGAACTTTTTAATTAAACGCCAATTGCATTTCGATATGTATCAAGAATCATATCTTCTTCTTGACGGATATGTGCTTCCTTCTTACGGAGGCGCACAATAGCACGAACTGCCTTGGCATCAAAGCCTTCACCCTTCAATTCTGAATAGACTTCCTTGCGGTCAGTCTTCTTCGCATCAATTTCCACTTCGATGTTTTCAATACGTTCAATAAACAGACGAAGTTGGTCTACTGCTACAACATCACTCATTATATAACCTTTCTAAGAATGGATGCCCCTCCAGGGCTCGAACCTGGACTTTTCGGAATCAAAATCCGACGTGTTGCCAATTACACCAAGGGGCATTGGTAGGGATGGTGGGACTCGAACCCACACTGGAAGGATTTTAAGTCCTCTGTCTCTGCCATTGGACTACATCCCCAAACTGGAGGAAGCGGTGGGATTCGAACCCACGGTACCTTGCGGTACGACAGTTTTCAAGACTGTAGGTTTCAACCACTCACCCACGCTTCCAATAAAAACTTCTAACAATGTCAAAGAACAGAATACTATATATAACAGTTTTTGACATTTATCAACAGTTTTTTTAAAAATCTTCTGGTCGATATGGGTCGTAAAATCTTCCCCACATCCAGCCAGAAGGTAGTATGAAAGTAAGTGGGTCTACCAAATGCGTTTTACCGCTTGGGTCGACACACCACTTTCGTCTTCTATGTCTCGCCTTCATCGCTATGAGATTGCGAGTTTCCCATGATTGGCGTCTGCCATACATAGGATTGTTTTCATTGCGCCTTGTTCCTCGCATCTTGCGACGAATTTTGGCTTTGGTTTCTTCTTTCAAGCCACCCCAGTTGGGGTTGTTGCTACCACTTAACGCTAGAGCAATTTTTGCTTTATGTTCTGTCGTTAAAGCCGGTATCTTCTTTCTACTAACTTTATCACGAAATGTCAAGCCTTTTCCTAAAGAATTTGCTTTATCTCTTATATATTCAATATTAGAGTTTTGAAGCAATAACTCTCTAGGCTTTGGAACTTGTTCAGGATTTTTGACTAACCAGATTTCGTTCTTGTGTTTAAAGAGGAAGTATCTCACTTATAACACCTTTATCTAGCAATGTCAAGTCATGTTCCCGATCAATATATTTGAATTGAACATTAACAGGTGCAAAATCGCTAAGTGCCAGAAATACATCATCAATATTCAGAGTAGAGCAAGTGTAAACGTCCAGCTGCATCAATGCAGGGTCAACTTCATCCCATACATGCATAGCAATATGGCTGGTTTCAATAATTGTAACCGCTGTCAACCCTTGATTGCCTACCATATCCGAGTAAATCGCATATGGGCCCATAAGTATCTTCATTCCAATTTTATCGACCAAGATTTTCATCCAGTCTTGAATTGCTTCCGCGCACTTAGGCGGATTTTTAAGTTCTGCACGAATGATTAGATGCTTATGTTCCAGAATTGCGCCCATCAAAGTATCTCCGTTTGAAAGTTCGAGAACAGTTATTTATTAGTGTTTTAATTACAGACCCCAAGGTCGCTTAACACCCCATTTTATGGGTATCTTCTGTTCTCTTACGAATAATTTAATTATTCCTCGGAGATACTCGCGGGCTTTTTTGACACCTTCTTCTTCTTAACCTCGGGCTTTTTCCAACCAACAAGAAAAGTTTCAAGAACATCTGCCAAAGAAGGATACAAATCGAGTATTTTCTGGTCTTTTACAGAATCCAGCAATTTAGCTTCGTTCTGGTGAACACCCTGACAAATCTGCATCCAGATTTCTTCGCGGCGCCACTGAGGAACTCGGTCTGCACTGCCACCCGGTAGTAGAGTTAGAAGTCTACGGAACTCTTGCGTGATATTAGTATCACCCATATCAACAGGTAGTTCTTCGTTCTTAGTCGGTGTTCTACCCTCTGGTAGTTTGTGAGGTCCCTGTTCGTAGCCTACGCCCCATGCCAAGAAACGCATAAGAACGGAGTTACCAGTGGAGATTGCACGAACTCGTTCCCGTAGTTCATCAATGTCCTTGACTTCGGTCGCCCAATCTAGAGCCTGATCAATTTGTTTAAACTTCTTTGGTGGTAATCTTGTTGCCATCGCCAATTCTCCTTCTCAATTCAGTAGTGCTAAAGCTATGCCTGCGACTATTGTAATAAACTTCGATTCCTAGTTCGTCACCAGTAAATCGCTTATTGTAATAATCTTCGCCAATAATGCGAACATCCCAGTCATAACATTGTAGTATATTTAGCAAGTCTTCTTCTGTCGTGTATGGAATGATTTCGTCCACATACTTACATGCTTGCAACTGAATATACCGTTCTACCAGAGATTGAACGGGCTTGTTCTTCTCTGGTCGGTCAATCGTTGGGTCAGTCTGTAATGCTACTACCAATCGGTCGCACTGTTCTTTAGCTTCCTGTAGCATAAGAACATGACCCGCGTGGAACAGGTCAAAGCAACTGGCTGTAATGCCTACTCTTTCAGTGGAACTATTAAAATTCATCGATCAACTCAATCATCTGCTTCATACGATTCGCAATGAAGTAATTCAGGAGACCACTGCGGTCACCACCCTTTTGCTTCTCGTAACTATCAATAACTGCATCCTTGATATCTTGGGGAATGCGCGACAAGTCAACCAGTTCACGATTGCGTTGGAAGTTACGCCACATTTCATCACTGGTGATGAAGTCTTCTGGCTTCTGGTGCTTCCACTCTGCAACCTTATCCTTCTTCATGGGACGCTGGCGTGAACCAGTGACAAACGTATCATCATCTGACAGGATGTTAGGAACACCATCGCCCTTATCGCCGGTGATAATGTGTTCCATCAGAACAACTTCTGGCTTATCAGTCAGCTTAACAAACTTCTTCTGCACTGGTGCATACTGCTTTACGTTGGACCACTTCTGCAACTGATTGAAGTCATGGTCGCCAGAGAGAACGAGGAAAGGCTCTGCACTAGGAATAAGGCCATCAACATTCGAAGTCTGACTATATTCTGCAAGCGCGGCGATTACATCATCTGCTTCTGCGCCATCAACATCAATCACAGGATATGGAAAATGCTCTTGCAACTCGGCACGGACCTGATGCAGGGCTTCGAAGATTGAATTCCAGTCAAAGCCACTGTCTGCGCGGCTTTTCTTACGATTAGCCTTGTAGTTAGGGAAGAACTGGCGGCGCCAGTAGTTTCGATTATCACATGCAATGATGATATCGCCAAATTCTGCACCGAACTTACGCTTATATGAACGAATTGAATTGATAATCATATGACGAATGAGAGGAAGATTGACCTCCACATCGCGACGACCACCAAGTTCAGCCATCATGTTACTAATTGCAACTTGGTTAAAGTCTACCACTATCATTAGCTGTGTTCCTTCCCACTCAAAATTTCACTGATATCATCTAGAAGGTTTATTTCTGGGCAATGAACGTCAACTTGACGCATAAACATACCTTGAATGAGAACAGCAACCACGGCCGCGTCCCGATGAATATTATCGTTTTTAATCCCACCGACCTTCTTATTGATGACCGCTAAGATGCCATTTATACACGCGGCAGCCATAGCTTCCGCATCCTGATATGCAGCATGTTGCGCTGCACCCTCTAGAAAATAAGAGTATGATTCGTTATCAGGGTTCTTAGGTTGCATTCTAAGATATGTTACATTGTCATTATCTGCCATTAAAATACTTTCAAAATCAGAGTCGTCGCGGTAAGCCGCGGTCGCACATTCGCATTCTTACTTTTAACAGAAGAATACCATTTTGTCAAGTCTTTTTTAGCAGTAGCAGAAAATGCAGGAATCTGTTCTTCGGGCTTTCGAAGCAATTTACAACTAGACATTGTTTCTTCATAGCCAACGAGTGCCGCACCCTTCACTGTGATGCCACCACCAACAGGACTGTAATACTTAGACAGTTTCCGCGTCTTAGTATCGAAGGTCCATACTTCACTACAATTTAGAAGGTTAACTGGGTCGATACTCTTACCGAACTTTTCATCTTCGGCAAGGAATTTGATACCTCTTACCAGCTTTGTCTTATCTTTAGGCTTCTTCTTACGAACCTTAGCAACCTGCTTGCTAATGTAAGACTTCTTGAGGTCGTTGACATAACCTTCGATAAGCTGGACAATCTTCTTAATGATTGTGATACCAGAGAACTTGAACGAGTCCATGAATTCAATTTGTTCTTCGGTAAGTGTCTTGCGGTCAGTCCGACGAAGTTCTAGAACTTCTGCATATTCTGCCAGCAAAGGCTGCAACTTTTCAGCGCAGTCTGAATATTGCTTATCACTCATCTTATACGGCATTAGAATTTGACCCATAGTTTTCGGGTCTTCACCTTCGATAAGATTTTCGATTTCGTCATTGACGAGGGCAAGAATATATGTGGAAGCTAGTTTGGGTGGCTTGACGACCTTGACTACAGGTGTAGTGGTGTCAGGTTCATCTTCGTCGGACTTGATACGCTTATTCACAACTTCCTCGACCTTTTCCCAAATGCGATTCATATGAACCTCAGTTACAGGAAAGCCACGCATTGCAATACGAGCGGTATTTGCATACGTTCGAGGAATAAACTTGTCAGGTACCTGGCTCAGAGCCTTTAGCTTTTCTTTGTCGCTCTTATAATAGTCAACTAGAAATGCACGGCAGTCTTTGGCGTCTACAATGTAGTTGTACCAATTGAGGGCGTTGCCATATTCACGCTGGTAATCTTCTGGTTCATAACCATCAGCCCAGATAGGCTCAACACCAACATACTTCGACTCGGCGATAGGTACCTTAAGTTTATACATAATATCTCCTTCTCAATATATCTTACTATACGATATATCGAGTCGTTTGTCAACCCTCAAAACGAATATTTCGAACTCTATCGAATCTAAATGACCGCCATGCAGCCTTTTCAATATCCCAGACGGCTTGAACATCATCGCTAGGAATCTTCGTAGTCTTACCAAGTTCTTGGTATGGCGGAACAACAGTTGGATCAAGAGTGCATTTCATATGCCGAATTTGACCATCATTTTTTTCAAATTCAACATGCGCCACTCCCTTAGTCAGAGTATCACGCACACTAGAGCGCCAGTCTTGGTCTGGGCCGTTTTTCTCATAAAATAAAGTCATCACATTCTCCTAATATTTTTTTCATCAACTATGATTTGACCCCTTGCATTTTTGCGAGGGGGGTCGGGCATCGGAACATCATGAGTAGACCCGTGCTTCTCAAACTTAAAGAAGTCAGGAACTTCTGGTGTGGGTGCTTTCGGTTTCTTCTTACGATTGTTCTTTGCTTTTCTTACAACTTCTTTTAGTGTCTCTGTTGGAGCCGGTGCTGGCACATAAACTTCAACGGGAACATTGTCTATTGTATCTGATTCTTCTCTCTTTGTCAACCCTAAAAAGGTCATATTCGCCGCAATAATCAAAAGAATTGCCAATGGGTCGAAAACAAAGATAAGAATGATAATCATCATGCGAACAGCCTTATCGATAGTGGCGTTATCACCACTACCGTAGAACAGTTCCGCTACATATTTGATAGGGCCTACTTCCGCTTCGAGTTTGAGGGTTTCTGTTTTGAGCGGTATGAGATTAGTCTCAATAGTCTGAATGTCTGTAGTCGCACCCTCAATTTCCTTATTAAGGGCCGCACGTTCTCGCTTCTGTCGATTTCTAATGAAATTAGCATCAAGGATATTTTCGCCAGTAGTGAGTCTGTCCAGAGTATCCAAAGATGTTTGTGCATTCTTTAGTCTCCTTTCCGCTATAGCCTTTTGGCTTTCTAGCTGGGCAATTTGTAGTTGTGACGAACCACCGACAGTGGTGTGTTCGATGTGGGCTTTACTTAGATAACCAAATACGCCCATACTTGTGATGAACGAAAGAACGATGACTGCAATCGTAAAATAGGTTTTCAGCAATCGATTCGCTGTTTTCCAATTACGATACACCCAGCTGGCTGTAACCAACTTAGCAAGTTCTAATACAATACCCATGGCAGCTACTGCAATAGGTGATGCAGGAAAGATAGCCATCAATCCCAAAATCGAAAAGTAGCCAGCTACACCTGTAATAGCTAGGGCTACTAGCATTAAGAGGGCGGCGAAAAACATCCTGGTCTCCAGTCCGGTAACTTTAATTCTTTCAAGTGCGATAGTCGTAGTCGAACATTCCACATGTCGTTAATACATCTATCATCTAAACGATATTCCCACTGTAGTAAGTGTTCGACCGCTTTAGCGTGAGATTTGCTGTCAAATTCGGCAACAACTTCTTTACGCATTTCGCCTTCATAATTAGTCACATAAGAAGAACTACCGAAATATTTTTCAAATAATTTTTCTGTCTTACATGAATACCCAATATAGTATTTGCCGTCGTCAAAGTAGGTGCAATAGACTCTATGCACTTTCTTTGGCGACGGCTTCTTCTTTTTAATAGCCATCAAGTTCACTCCAAAGTGAACTATTTATGAGTCTTCGTCCCAGTCTTCCCAGTCAAGGTCTTCTTCTTCGGCTATCTTAGTACCACAAAACGGACAAAATTTAGTTTTGTAGTATTCTTCATCTAATTCATGTTCTACCAAAAACACGGCATCACATGAAAAACATTCTTGTTCTTCCACTATGCAGTTCCCCAAACGTTTTCCCAACTGCCGGATAAGGCACCCTTCGCATAGTCAGTAGCTCTATTTTCAAAGAAGTTGGTGTGGGTCGGGGCATTAATCATTTCTTCGACCCAAGGCAGTGGATTTTTCTTGACTTTAAAAATGCCCTTCATGCCGAGGCTAATTAGTCGGCGGTCACAAATATATCGAATATATTTCTTAACATCTTCTTGAGTAAGGTCTTCCATTTCTCCCATAGAGAATGAAAGTTCGATAAACTTGTCTTCAAGTTCTACCATCTTTTCTGCGATGGTATAGATGCTGGACTTCAATTCATCGTTCCAGATATCTCTATTCTCTTCAACATATGCACGGAACAACTTAATCATCGACTCGGCATGTTGCGTTTCATCAACAATAGACCAAGTAACAATCTGTCCCATACCCTTCATTTTTCCGTGACGAGGGAAGTTGAGGAGCATGATGAAGGACGAGAACAGTTGCATACCCTCAGTGAATGCACTAAACGCGGCGATATTGGTCGCGACTGATTCAGGCGTTCCATTTGAATTCGACAAATCTGTAAAGTAGTCGTGCTTGGCCCGCATTGAGTCGTATTCAAGGAATTCTTGATACGTTGACTCTGGCATCCCAAGCGTTTCAATAAGGTGTGAATAGGCTGCCACATGGAGAGCCTCCCTTGCTGCAAAGCCCATCAGCATCATACGGATTTCTGGCTGAGGGAAATACGGTAGATAATTCTTTACATAACCACCCGCAACATCGATATCGCCTTGTGTAAAGAAGCGGAAAATATTTGTGAGAAAGTGCTTTTCACCATCGGTGAGGCGCTTCTTCCAATCGTTAACATCTTCAATCATTGGGACTTCGGTATGAAGCCAATGTGATTGTTCATGCTTCAACCAGGCATCATATGCCCATGGATAATTAAACGGTTTAAAATACGAGCGTTCGCTCAAAAGATTAGACATTATACCTCCGCTGCCCAATTTACTAGATCATCATAACCACCAACATGCTCACCATTGATCCAAATCTGTGGAACAGTTGTTACATTAGGAAGTTGCGCCGTAACGTCTTCCCAAAGGCAGTCCTTTCCGACTACCATTTCAGTATATTGAATGTCCATGCCTACCATGAACTCTTTAGCCTTTACGCAATACGGACAGTCTGGCTTAGTTACTATTTGTGCAAAAAATTGTGTCATGCTTTTCCTATTGCTTTCTGATATAATCTTCTGGAGACTTTTTATAATCGTGACGATGAAGACTTTCTCTAGGAGTATATATCTTATTTCGATAGTCTATACCAGTAAAAGATTGAAATTGGTCTAAAGTTCTTTTTTCGCCAATTCCATATGGTCCAACGTCACATCCTGTTAAAACTGAATTAGTTCTTATAACAGAATTACTATCAATTGTTCCCCATTGAAAGTTTCTGTCTTCATTCTGGTCTTCGTCCCAAAATAATTTTCTTGTTCTTTTTTCATGATCTGTGTAGAAATGATATATTGGTGTTGTTTTCGCATGAAAAATATTCCAGCCTCTTGTCCACGCTCTTAGTGCTAATGTTGTTTCTTCGCCCTGGAAAAACAATCGTGGGTCATAAGGAACTTCATTCACAAAGTTACCATAGGTAAATAGGCATCCAGCAGATATCATATAACCATGAGTATATGGCTGAAATGAATGCTGAAAAGTTCCTCTTGCTATAATATGGCAAGTATTCTCCCCAGCCCACGTTGGTTCATTTTCTGGCGGGGGAGAAAGAAATGGAATCTTATCAATCTCAGGATTATGGCGTTTCTTAATTGGCTTATCATCTTCAAATTCCAATGCATCTGGATATTGTGAAATGATAGGCTTAGAATGATATCGCTTCAATTCTTCTAATGCAAAAATTAAAGTTTCATCCCACTTTTTATCAAACGCGGTATGTGAGTCAATTTGAAAATAATAGTTTTCATCTTGATACAATGATTGAACAAGATTTCTTGCCCAGCAGCATCCTCGACTCTGTTCGGCGTTTACTCTAACATATCTAATTTGTTCTTTAAAAGTAAAGTCATCTAAGTTTAAAGAATTTTCTAGGTCGTTCTGTTCGACAACACCGAAGATTAAATTTTCTTTATTTTTTGCATTTTTGTATGCTTCTGTTATCGTGAACTTCAAAAGAGGATCACGATAACTAGCAATACTAATAAAAATATTATTATTAACCTTCACATGCGACACAGGTATCACCATCAATCATTGCTTTGAAGTCAATTTCTTTAATCGCTTCTCGTTCAATCTTCTTGGAAACCTTATCTGCCTTGCCGATCTTTTCTGAGCGGCAGTAGTATAGAGTTTTCAAGCCCTGTTTCCATGCAAGATAGTGAACAGCATGGAGATACTTGATGTTTGCATCAGGACGGAAGAAAATGTTGAGAGATTGTGCCTGGTCAATAAACTTCTGTCTATCTGCGGCATGTTCAATCACCCATCGTTGATCGATTTCCATGGAAGTCTTATAAACTTCTTTTGTGATTTCGTCCATCCATGAAAGGTGTTGAACAGAGCCATCATTTGCAATAATTGATGACCATGTTTCATCATACCAACCATCTTTGTGATTAGCGGCTTCGTCCATAATAATCTTATCAAGATACTTGTTCTTGTTTAGAAACGCACCAGATAGAGTATCTTGACGATATGCATTTGCTCTCCATGGCTCAATCGAAGGACTTGTGTTACCCATGATAATTGATGAAGATGCATTTGGTGCAATCGCCTGCATATGAGAGAACCGACGACCTGTGCCAGCAGCATCGGGTGCCTCACCACGTTCTGCGCCAAGTTCCAGATTCGCAGTATCTAGGCGGTTCTTGATGTGCTTAAAGATACGCATATTGGTACCCTTAGCAACAGCCGATTCCCATGCAATGCCCTTGCGCTGGAGATAAGCGTGAAAGCCCAGTGCGCCAATACCAATTGAACGTTCTCGCTTGGCTGAGTAGATTGCTCTGGAAACTTGCTTAGGAGCGTTATCAATAAAATACTGTAGAACGTTGTCAAGCATTTCTGCCATGTCCTTCAAGAACATGGAATCCTTTGACCATGCATCATAGTATTCTAGATTGACAGAAGATAGACAACAAACAGCCGTGCGTTTTCTATCGGTAGGAAGAATAATTTCCGAACAAAGATTCGATTGATGAATCTTTAGACCCAGCGCCTTCTGGAAATCTGGCATTGCCCGATTTGACGTATCAATGAAGTGTAGATAGGGTTCACCAGTCATCATACGCAATTCGAGAATCTTCTGCCAAAGTTCCTTAGCAGAAACAGTATCGCGAACTTCACCTGATTTGGGGTCAGTTAGATTCCAGCTATCATCGGCATCACCGTCTGCCATACAACGTTCGATGATTTGCATGAAATCGTCGGTAATGTTGATTCCGTGGTGCAAGTTGAGCGCCCGCATATTCGGGTCACCCGTAGGCTTTCTCATTTCTAGAAAAAGCCCAACATCAGGGTGAGAAATATCCAGATAAGCAGCATAAGAGCCACGGCGAGTGCGACCTTGACGGTAAGCCATACTAGAAGCATCATAAGTGCGAAGATGAGGCATAACGCCAGTAGACTTATCATCTGCGGCGCGAATGCCAAAACCAATACCAACGCCACCCCCAAGCATAGACAGCCAATTGGTTTCTGAAAGATTGTCAACTAGTCCCTCCGCAGTATCGTCAATGAAGTTAAGGAAGCAACTAATAGGCATACCGCGCTTGGAACGGCCAAACGAGAGAATGGGAGTCGCATACGAAAGCCAGTGCTTTGACGCATATTCGTAAAGGCGCTGGGCATGTTCTGGATTGGAACCAAAAGTCTTCGATACAAAAGCAAATCTATGCTGCGGAGATGTTTCATCATCTCGCATATATGATTCCTGCAGCCGCTGAATACCCAACTTGTCAAACAAGTTGTCGCGTGATAAATCAATTTCAATTCCGAGATAGTTTTCTTTTGCCATTTATAGACCCTGATCCTTCAAAACTTTTTCGATGTTTGGCTTAAAGTAAGTATCTGGCTTGAGAATCTTACCGTCTGCCCGCTTCTTAATCTTTCCGCCCTCGGAAACCTTACTCATATTGGACGCACGGACTTCTTCCCATACAGCATCAAAGTTAATGCCCAGTGTGGTAAACAACCCCTTAACGACCCATACCAGGTCGGCGCCGCCGTCAGCAACATCTCCGATGTGGCGACGAAGAAATCCATCACAAAGTTCACGAAATTCTTCATCAATTAGATCAATATATAGCTTGGCTTGAGCCTCATTATTTTCATTTAGATGAGGAGTAGCGCCGATATACTGGTCGGCTGCGGCCATAAACTGTTCAACATCATCCTGATAATTATTATTCTTCTTAGTCAACGTATAACTCCCATCTTCATTGTCTACCCAAATTATTGTGTCGCCGGGCTTCCAACCCGTCTCTTCTTCTAGTCCATCCCAAGCGATATAATGTTCGTCTGAAACTGCATCATATTGTATCTTAACTGTTTCTGGCATTTTTCGCTTCCTCTAGAATGTTGAACTTTGGTTCCCAACCATAACTTTTTAGTAGTGAAATGTCGGCATTAGTTTCCTCTCTTTCTCCACTAACTTCTTTAATAGGAACATCTCTGTAGCCATATGCATTGGCAACATCTACAACTGGAACTGGATTACCAGAGCCAATATCAAACTTACCAGAAATTCTAGTGTCTGTCAAGATAATTCTTATAGCAGATGCAACATCTTCAACATGTGTCCAGTCTCGTTTATGTGTTGTAAGATATTCTATCTTGTCATTAAGCATCATATCATAGAACATGTCTGGTCGAGAGTCTGGACCATATACTGTATGAAATCTCATACCAACGGAATACTTGGGTGCAAGTTCTTCCATCGCTTTTTTACTAGCTGCATATGGATTTTTCCACCATTCGTAAATCGATGAAGAAGATGCATATACACACCGAAGATTTAAACGTTTACATTCTTCAAAAACTTTATTTGAGCCAGTAACATTTACATCCCAATATTCGTCAGGATTCAACCAACTCTTTCTAACACCAGCTAGAGCGGCTAAATGTAATACTGCATAATAATATTCTGAAATCTTAAAGTCTCTAATATCACCTTCATAAGGAATTATTTCAAATTCATCTGATAGTATGCGAGAGACATTTCTACCGATAAATCCCTCATGGCCAGTAATAAGAATTCTCATTATTCTCCACCCGACTTTTCCGAACCAAAATTTTGGCGCGAAAAAAATGCGACCACCTGCGAATCAAAAGTGTTCCAGATTTTGGTCAAGGTAGTTTTCTTTCGAACTCTGCCCATGCTGCCATGTCATCAAGTGCTTTGATTACATCGGGGAAGTGTTGACCGATAATCTCCCAGCATTGTTCTGCCACAATACGGTGTTCTTTCTGTGTCGCCTTATCCATGCGCAACTGACAATAGTGAACCCAGCTACGAAGAGACCCGGACATAATCATCACGGACTCCGTATTACCCTCGGGTAGAACAGCACGGGCCTGTTCCTTGGCGATGCCACGTTCGATTGCCCAGTTGTATGCCATTTTTGCGGCGTTAGTGGCTTGCGTCTGCATAACATTCCACTCTTCTGCTAGACGATTTTCATCTGGCGTTAGTTCAACTGAGTTTTGACGATTCTTGGCGTCCTGTAGACGAGCTTCCCTGGTTACGAACCCGAGGTCCTTAGTTGGATCGGCGTAACGTTGAGAGTATTCCTGGAATGCAAAGGAGCGATGGCGTAGAATTTGCCGAGCGATATCACGAGTTGTTTTAATTTCCATAGATACATGAACCATCTCCAAAGGTGACCAATGTTGGTTCTGAATTAGATATCGAACTAACTTAGGTGCTGTTGCTGTGTTATTTTGGTTTGAAGGATTAGATACTCTAGCTGCCCATGCCACAAGTTCATTAGCTGTATTACATTCTGTGTAGGCACTAGGCTTAGTAATGCCAATCAAATTTACTTCACTCAACTTCAAACTCCTTAACTGTCTGGAACTGCGTCTTACTTACGAAACCAATACCCAATAGATGGTCTACTCTAGCAGATGCATCGGCATAATCAATGTATGTGCCGTCATCGAACCACCACCAGCGATCTAGACCTAGAAACCAACGAGGTTCTCTACGATATTCTACAAGCCACTTACCGTCTGTGCGATGTATGCGTAACTTTGTGATGCGAATATGGTCAAACTCAATACCATATTCATTCGCGACCAATTCGCTCATATCTTTCTCCACATGGCATATCTTGCCTTTGCTGCTAGTCCTTGAAAAGTATTATCATTTATAATACTATGGATTTCACCAGAAGTCAACCCATTTTCAATCATCTCATTAATATCTTTACCAGGAACACTGTCTGGCCAGATTACCATCTTGTAACCCATCTCTATATACTTATTCATCAACTTACCGACTTCTCGGTTTTTAGGTTGATTATCGAAAATAATTGTTATCTTTTCTTTTGGTATCGGGAGTTGGTCGATTTTTCCGAATGATGTTCCAGCACAAGCGATAGCATTATCAAGAAAAAGGGAGTCAAGAGGCCCTTCGACGACAAGTATTTCTTTTGTAGTATCGACCTGATCCAGACCGAAAATCGATGGCGCATCTTCATCTACTTTAACATTAATATAACGTAGCGACTCGCCTCTGATTCCGCGAAGGCTAACAACAAGGAGTTTGCCAGAGCCATCAAAAAAAGGAATCGCGAGGCGCGGCTCGGAGGTGATGATGGAGTCTTTGTATTTGGCATTAAGTTGAACGATATCTTTAACATTAGGAATGAAATACAGCCGACTAAAAGCATCGCGAGGGATTTTGCGGTCAGTAACATATTGAATTACCTCATGGTCATCTGGCAGTGTGTCTAGTCGATCCATAATCTGATCGATCAGTTTAGGGTCAGGCTTCTTATTGAAGACTGGCTCAGAAAAATCTAGAACGTCTTGGATTTTCTTATGTGACTTTGCAGGTCCAACTTTGGCCGTATCTGCATAGCGTTGAATGACATATTGTTTATATTGGTTGTCATCAAACTGCTTTAGAAAGTTACCAAAGCCCATAGATACGCCACAGTTATGGCACTTATAGTTTAGGTCATTCTTTCCCAGGAAGAAATAACCCCGCGACTTTCTTTTATTACGCGAGGAGTCACCACAGATAGGACACCTGCAGTTCCAAAGATCACTAGATTTTTTCTTGAAGTTCTCCAGGCGATACGAAATGGCATGGAGAAACTGAATATCAATATATGCACTCATAGATTCACTATACACCCCTAGTGGGTGAAAGTCAACCTATTTGTATAAATTTTGATAGTGCGGGTAGAATTTTAGTTAGAATAGCACCGACAACTAGACCACCACCTACAAATAGATACTTGGCTTTTTCTAGTTTGTCAATACGTTCTTTGTTTTTTTCTTCTTCTTTTTCAACCGACTTTTTCAAGTCTTTGATGGCATCAAGAAGTTTGTCTTCTGTGGTTTGAATTTTAGATTCCAGTTCTCTAGTGATGGTAGTAATTCTGGAATGCAATTCGGCATTGCTGGCCTTAGTTTCATTTCTATGCACTTCTAAACTCTGATAGATATCTTCATTGACATTTTCTTGTGCTTCAAGTTTAGTATCATGCACAGCTAACATTTTATTGATACAGTTGGAAACATCCCCAATCTTTTCGATTGCTAAGTCAAGGCGACCGAACACAACCTGAATTTGTTTCAGGTCATGTTCGATTACCGCGACTTTGGTTTCCAGAGATTCCATTTATTATGCAACGTCTAGCGCAAAGATTAAATTACCATCCCAGCGAATATATGAGAAAGTTTGTCCTGTAAATTCTACTGAATCGATTCCGTCGCCCCATGGATCATCTGCTACACTGCTGTAGTTAGATGAACCAGACATTCCTGGACCAGTTTGAACGCTTGGATCGCAAACCTGCATGAAAACTGTTCCAGAAGGTGCAGTTGTTATTCTGGTCGGTGGAGTATAGGTACTGGTATACAGACAATTACCTTTTACAATGTTAAAGTCCGCAATACGACCCTTCCAGTGGAAGTTATTATCACCACCCAACCAGAATTGAGTTGTTGCATCTGTAATTGCATTGCCCGTTCTAGGAGCGGAACTCAATAGTTGTCCGTTCTTGAAGAAATACAAATTGGTACCATCTGAATTGATAGAAAAATGATGCCAAGAGTTAGCAATTGAACCAACTGTAATAGGTCCAAGTCCAGGAGGAGCACTTCCTCCTGTCCAAACATAGTCGCCACCAGATTCATTTGAATATCCAATTGATGCTGAGGTGTCTACACCAACTGAAAATACTCTAGGACTGGCAACAGATTGTGGACTTAATTTTTTCATCCACCATTGAATGGTCCACGAGCGGTAGGTGGCACCTCCGCCACCTCCGCCACCACCGCCACCGCTACCAGAGGCAGCGGCAGCAATGATTCCTTGAAGGATTTGAACAACACTCATATTAGTCTACCTCAATGCCAACACCCGTAAGGATGTAGTCGTTGAAATAGTTATCCATACCCTGCTTGATCTTCATGAGAGTTACCAGATTGTAACCGCCAGTATCAGGAACTTGCCATCCAGTAGAACTATCACCTGTTCCGTTACCATAGATGGTTCCGTTCTCATCATCATTGTCCTTGTAGATGTAGAGAGTATTACCAGACATATTAAGAATGGTAACTACACCACCAATTGGCCATTGTAGAGTTGATGTGTCGGGAATGGTGACAGAGTTTGGAGTATCGCCATCTACGATGATAAGTTTACCAATATCATCTGAGTTGATCCAACGTGTCATATCAAGGTTCTTAGAAGTGATGGCAGGTGCTTGTGGAATTGTGCCACCAATCTTAGTCGAGTAGGCAGTTCTTTGAGTTGTGCCGTCTTCGAATGTCAGACCGTGAGATAGTTTTTCTTGATCAATCTTGCGACGGATGTAAGAGAAACCAGGATAGTTGTAGTTGCTGTTATTGTTCCAGCGAGTAAACTTGATTGCATAGTATTCATCTGCAACCGTATCCCACATGATGAATTCGCGACCAACGATTTGCTTACCGTACCAGTTTTCAGCGTAAACAAGGTCACCGAAGAGTGAGAATTGACGCGACTTCAGGTTCTGGAGATTGTCCCAACCTTCCCAGTTCCAAAGAGTATTCTTTGGTGAACGATCTTCGTTGTAGTTTGTTTCATAGTAATCATCTTCTGCGGCATCATAACCGTAGTTGAACAGGAATCCATTGTTTTCACGAGTAAGAACAAGGTGTGGTGCAATTACATCACCAGTTACATATGCTTCTTCTTCATCGTTTGTATCAACGCGAGAGAAGAATGCATTAGCATTGATTTCACGGCGAGTCCAAGAGAATGCACCGTTAGCGCCATCAACACCACCCGAATCCCAGTTGAAGAAACGAACGAGGAAGTAACGTTCAGGTCCATCGTAATCCGAAACCTTCATGATCCATTCGAAGTGAACCGTCTTTGGACCACTACCATCCCATGCAGATTGCAGGTCTTCGTAGTAACGTGACTTGATGTTTGTTAGGTCGCCCCAACCATCGGTGTTCCATGAAGTGAAATACGGTGTGCTTACCGATCCGTCTTCGCCTTCTCTAAGAGCATTGTAGATCGACCCATTACCTTCGCCGGATGGGTTTCTAGCGATAGCAAGGACTTCTGGGATGATTTCATCTACAACTTCTGGTGAATCTGGTGGGCGAACAAAGTTTACCCATGGACCAACGAAGATATCTTCTGCCCAAGGCGATGATTCAGCAACACTAAGACCGCCAACAGTTTCACCGTCGGAGATGCGCATGTTACCAGTATCTGGATCCCAGAAGAGATCACCAGCATTACCAACATATTCACTTACATTACGACCGCCTAACTTTTCAACTAAGGCTCTATGGATAGTGTTGCTTGACATTTAATTCCCTTACTTTGCTTTTGGCTTACGAGCGCGTGTTTTCTTTACCACTGCCTTAACTTCTTCAACCTTTGCTTCTGCCGTATCAACTGCGGCAGTAACCTCAGCGAGATCAATCTTGCCGTCTTTGTTAGCGTCTACAAAACCAAAAAGTTTTTTCAGTGCATCTTTGATTTGATTGAGCATATTTATTATCCCCAGTTTGCGTATTGCTTAGTTTTCTTAATGCGGTCATCAAGACCATGCGTACCACCGTTTACGCGGCGAGTAATTTGCCCGATGACTGCATCTGTTACACCCTTATCAGCGATTGCGAATAGACCATTCTTATTGAAGAACCATAGAGCGGATTCGAAAGCAAGTTCTGTTGCTACGATATCAGGATTTGTTAGAATATCTGGGCGCTTGATTGATTGTGCGAATGCAGTGTAGTTATCCTTGCCAGTTAGTTGGATTGGACCACGACCGCGGAACTTCCAACCATCACCCGAGGCTTCTGGGCCATTACCCATACGATTGGCGTATACTTTGTTAGCAATCTTTTCTGGCTTACGAGCGTAGCCTTGTGCCGCAGCCAGACTTGGGAAATACTTCTTGAAAATCTTAGTCAAACCATCCGCCGAATAGTTTAGATTTTCCGAGAACACCTTGAAGTTGCCTGACTCGTGGGCGCATTGACCGAAGAAGTGAGCCGCCTGTGCAGTTGACAGCTTGTAGTAATCCTTGGCACCCTTGAATGTGCCTGGACCCCACTTGCCGTCTGCAGGCAGACCACACTTAGCTTGAAGTGCGGCCATTGGTCCAAGACCAGCGGGTGATGTTGTCTGCGCGGCAGCTTTAGCAACCTGTGCTACAGCTTCTACTACAGGTGCACCAGCTTCCTTAGTTGTGCTTGGATCAAAATCTGCAACAGGTGTATACTTTGTACCACCAGCCTTAGACTTTGTAGCGACTAAGCGTTGCTTGCGGTTGCCACCTTCTTTCTTGATAGAAGCGTGAACCCAGCCGGAGTTCTTATCACCCGAAGAATAAAACTCCAGAATAACTTGGTCAAACTCTAGGTTGTCAGCAACCCAGTCAGCAACCTTCTTGTTGTCAACACCCTTAACTTCAAAGTCAATTGCTTGACCGTTAACGTGTTGCGAGGTCTTCGAACCACCAACAGCCTTGTTAACAAGAGGCGCACGATATGAAGAGTTGACTGTAACTGGACCAAACTTAGCACGAACAGGCTCAAGGATCTTCTCGCAACAGTAGCGCATATTTTCAATATGCTCGGCTGTTGGTGTGTTAGGAAGGCCCAGCTTCTTAGCGGTAGGAGAAACTGTTAGTTCTTCTAGGGTGAAATGTTCTGTTAGCTGTGTCATTAGAATGGTCCGTGATCTTCGTCTGAATCTTTATACTTATCGATAGCAGCCATCAATTTGATTTCTGTATCGGCTTCAATTGATTCTGCCTGGGCATTGATAACATGTGCCTCAGCTAGAGCCTTATGGTCAGTCTTACCTAGCTCTTGAACCTTGACATTAGGGTCAAAGTCGGCAGTCTTCATGCCCATCATAGTAGCGAATGCACCAACAAACGCACCGACGATGGTCGAGAACGCTGGGCCAATAATCTTGAAGATTTCATTGTTATCGACGGTTTCATTGGGAACAAACAAGCCTACCATCATGACAAGAACAACTGATACCATGATAAGACCAAGCACGAATGCGGCCAGCTTCATGATAGTAAGTTGAATCTTGCCCTTTGCAAGTTCAAGTTGTTCAAGAGAAGTGATTGGCTCCTCTTTGGTTAAAAATGATAGCAAACTCATTGTGCATTCCTTCTAAACATTTTATTTTTCTTTTTATAATTCTTCTGGGCTTTCTTAGAAACACCAGGTTCTGCCTGATTTGGAATATTTGGATTGTTGATACCAATACCAGCAATGGCACCACCAGCAACACCCATTTCTTCAACAAACTGTCTAAAACTTAGTGTCTTATTTTCTAGCTCTTCTGCTAGTTCTTTTGCTTCTGGATCTTCATGTGCCATATAAAATAGTTCCTCTAAAATATCATCGTCGTATTCGACGTTCTCTTTAATTAATGCCCAAGCGGCAGCAAATGAAAGAAAGTTTTTATTTTCAAGCGGCACCTTATTAATAATTCTCTTTAGCCTAAAAATAAGACGGTGAAGATATGTGTATGCTTCTTTTTCTTCCACGCTATATAGTTTAGATATTGGTCGCAGTTCTTTGCCCTGTGCATCAACAATGCCCAAACGATACGCATCCGTCTGTTCAAACGGAGTTGTCAGCATATACAATATGCGCATAGTTACAATGTTATCTACATATCTAGACATTAATTTTCCTTAGAGCGGCTGCAACATTCAAATCTAAAGATATATCTGGTATATCATCCATGGTCATCCTATTTAGATAGACCAGAAAAGTCTTTAAATATGACCAATACTTCTTTTCTACTTTATATAAAAGCATCAAAGAGGTGTCATTACCAAATACATTGTATAAAACTATTAAGTGATTGAGTATTAATCTTTCACTTAAAACATCTGTTGTTTCATATCTACGAAATAATCGTTTGATATATTTAAATCGTTTTAAATCTTCTTCTAAGTCTGACATACCAAGGCATCCCCGGTTGTCATAGTTCTTAATAGCAAAGATCAAAAAATTATCATCATTTAATTCAAACATATTATGATACTGTCGCCGTTCCCCCAATGAAATACCAGACTGTTCCTTGGAACATAAGTGTCGCGGTATCTCCTGCGCTATTAAAAACAATACTTGAGTGACCGATATTGGATGTAATACTTAGTGTATGACCAGCCGAATTTGATACCATAATAATTGTTTTGATTTGTCCGTCAACGCCGTCAGCAATGGTAAGTGTGCCATTATTATCAGGTGATGTAATCTTTGTAACAGTCGAAGTGATTGAAATGGCACCCGCAGAGGATAAAGTCTGCGGAGTGCCACTCAATATTAGTTTGTCTTCTAGGACTACGGGAACAGGAATGCCCCCGAACAGATTAGCAATAGTAATCTTATGATCATATGGACTTGTATTTGGTTTCACTAGATACAACACATCAGCCGACGCCGCGTCGGTCGCTGGTTGCATCGAGGTTACTTTGCTATCTGCCATTTTCTATTAGTCCTCTGGGAATTCAATATCGTCTGCGGCATCTGAAACGATACCAGCATTCTTCGATTGTGCTACCAGAACTTCATACTGGATACGACCAGCATGTTGTCCAGTTAGAACCTTACGCTTTACCCAACCAGTGTGAGCAACGCCACCCGAATCTGCATTGTCAACACCTTGGTTTACACCGAGTGCAGCTTCTGCCGTAGCAGTTGTTGCCGTCTGAAGGTCGAAATACTGATTGTTATTACCAGTACCAGTTAGGTCGAGTTGACCAGTTGATGCAAACGTCTGCGAGTTGTTACCTGTGCCGCTGATATCGATAGCATTACCACCCAAAGTCAGTGCTAGTTGGAATGTATCGTTAGTCTTATTAACAACAAAGTAATCATTACCCGAAGTCAGACCAGTGATTGTAGTACCACCTTGGTTGCTGTAGTTAAGTTCTGCACCATTAACTAGACCATGGGCAGTTGATGTGAAAGTATTGCTTGTGGTATTAACATTAGTAGTAGCAATTGTCATAGTAGCAACCGCAGTTTGTCCACGAGCGGCACTGTTATACAGCATGAAAGTATTTGTAGATACTCGACCTGGATAATAGGATGCAGCATTTGTTAGGCCAGCAATAGCAGTACCACCATTATGATAATACTTAAGGTGCTCACCAGCAGTTAATCCGTGATTAGCATAAGTGAGGACATTTGTTGTAGTGTTGACATTAGCAGTAGTAACAGTTCTGCGTGGAACCGAAAGATTTACTGCAGGAGCAGTCTCGTATGAAGAACCGTTGTTTGTCACAGCGATTGCAGTAACAGAACCAGCAGCAATAGTTGCAGTTGCCGCAGCACCTGAACCACCACCACCTGAGAAGGCTACTGCAGGCGCTTCTAGATATCTTGTTCCACCTTGAACAAGCGCAACTGCCGAAACGTAACCACCATTTTGGTCACCGTGGATTTCGTAACGGTCAACACCGAATACTTGCGATGCTAGTGTGTTAGGATCGGAAGCAATAGCAGTTGGTTTTTCGCTGATTGTATATTCTACGCCAGACTGTGTTGTGATTGCACCCAGTTCTGGATCAGCATTGATTACCTTTGCAACGGTGTCGCTTGTGACACTAATGCAGATATATGACTTGCCGTCGGCAGTTTTAATGAAATCGCCAGTCGAAAGTTCTGGATTAAAGTTAGTACCAACACCCGTTACTACACCATCAGATGCGATGGAAATAGTTCCCGCGGATGTTTTGTCGTCGTATTTACCCCATGCGGACATTAATTGTCTCCCTGTTTATAGTTTTGATCTACGAAATTAAAGAATTCTTTTCTCTTTTCTTCATCAAGTTCCGAGGGAGACTTGATGCCATACTGTGTGAGTGCCGCATTAAATGTGGACTTATATGACTCATTCATCTGTGTGATGGCTGCGATATCAGCAAGTGCCTCACCGCGACGAGATTCAGTTGCCATAACCTTTGCCTTCTTAACGCCTTTCATTGTGCCACCCCAACGCTTACGACCAGCAAGTTCGCGGCCCTTAGCACGATGATCGTCAAAACCACCTAGATTATCTGCTTCTGCCTTTGCTTTTCGAGCATAGCTCCCAACAGTTGCCCTTGAAAGTTCATCGATTGATTCGACTTCTTCGTTCATCTCACCCTGCATATAGTTAGCAGCGGTTGAGATATAATCTTCTGCGAGAGTAATCTTTGATTGAACCCACTCAGGAATATTTGTGTCGGCACTGAGCATGTCGTGCATCTTTTGCGAGTTGGCAATGATTGACTTTAGTTGGGACATAGCCATGTCACCTTCGTAGTCATACTCTTGCTTTTCTTTTGCCTCTGTGGCGTATTGCACATACGGGTGATGTGGAACAGACTTAGCAGTAGCTCTAGCTTTGTTGAAAATGGTATCATCACCAAGAACAATAAACATCATAGAGTTGAGGAAGTTTGCCATAACATCACGCTCGGCACCCTGTAAGGCCATACCACCCTGTGTCTTCGCAATAGCTTTACGAAGAATTGGAATAGTATTAGCTGGCATTAGACCAGCGCGAACAAGAGCCTGTAAACGAGCATCTAGATCGACCGACTCTGCAATTAATGTATCTTTAATTGTTTTCTCTAAAGACATTGTTATCTCCTTATCCTCTATATTTATTACTTAGAGGATGCACGGATCATCCAACCGTGCTTTGCGTGAACATCTAGACGCTCTTCGATTAGATTGACTAGACCTCTATTATTTTCTGCTTCGGCCAATCTATGAGCCGAATTCAATGCTTCGATGACAGCGGCATTCGCAGACATAAGGTCAGCTAACATCTTGCCTACATCTACACCATAGATTGAGGACTCAGTAACAGTGGTGATTTTTGCAATCTCTGTCATATTATATGGCGCATATTCATCTAATGCTCTAAGTTCTTCTGCAATAGTATCTACGGCAGCAAATAGCTCCTCGTATATACCAGAAAAGAAATCATGGAATTGTGAGAAGTCTTTACCTTCTACGTTCCAGTGAAAGCCATGTGCTTTAAAATACATTGCATATGTGTTAGCCATGACAATTTTCACGGCAGTTTTCAATTCATCCATGATTATTTCTTTCTCGTTCTAGCGTTTTGAACGCGCATCATATCACGCTTTCTTTCAGACTGTTGAAGTCTCATAGAAATTCTAGATACCATAGGAGCCATGCGCTTTACTTGATCTTCCAAACGTGCCTTTTCGGCTGGGGATACAGAAGATGGATCGCGGTTACGAAGAATGCGCTTATAAACCATTCTACGAGCGGCGCGAATAGAACGCGACTTGATACGGTCTGGTGTTGCAATCCGCTTTAGTGCCATATTCTTTGCCATATTACGGCGTGTCTTGTTACGCATTGCGGCAAATCTTTTCTTGAGGCGACCTTGTGGTGTGATAGCTTCATCAATCGATTCTGATTCCTCATCATCGTCTTCTTGTTCGCTGTCATAATACTTCTGTAATTCATCCCAATCGGATGTTTCAATTTCATGTGTAACTTCTGCCTCAATTACAGCTTCGTCCCACTCATTTGTCATACCATCACTATTCATATCACCGAGTTGCGGTTCAGGTGATAGTTGCGACGGTGTTGGATAATTAGCAGGAGTAATATCGCATGTGCAAGGCGCCATTGGCTGGCCCATTTCAGTTTCTTCTGAGATTGCTCTCATGAAATCTGCATGTGACTTATGCGCTCTCTTGACTAGGCTTTCCTTTTCGATAGAAGACTTCAATGAATGATAACGATCATTGAACTTTTCTACATGGTTAGGTGCTACATGATGTTCTGAGCCATCATAGAACTTAACCTTGGAGCCAATCGAAGATGCTTTGCGAAGTTGCATAACGAGGTGCTTAGGTTCTTCTGCTTTCTGGACTGCCTTTTTCTTTGCAATTTCTTTCTTGGCCTTTGCGATTTTTTTCGGGTCGGCAAGTGTCTTTTGTAGTTTGGCAGCAAATTCAGAACGCTTCTTGGCACCTAGGGCCGAGATTTCATTGATAGTTTCTTCGTTTCTAGAATTATTAAAGTCTGCATCGGTAGGTGCACCTTCTGAACCGGGCTTACGCATACGTTCACCCGAACCAGCTTTGATACGCTTACGCTTTGCATGAATGTTATCCCATAGACCACCTTCATGGATAGCATCACCAGAAAATGGATTCATTTCAGGAATCTCATCGGCTGTCATACCCTCTTGTCCAGGTGTGATAGCAGCAAACTTCTTACGAAGTTCTGGGCGACCCCATTCGTTTTCTTTACCCAGAACTTCGTCTAGTTGTGTTTCTTCATGCATCGCAGTGATTTGATTACGCAAAGTATGAGTGTTACTATGACGAATCTTATTATATGCTTGTTTATATGTCATTCCACGACGAGCATAATTATCAAGTGCATTCTTTACTTGATCCGTTTGCTTTTCGTAGTGAGCATCATGCATTTTCGATTCGGCATCGAATGCTGCTTCGTTGCAATTCCAGCGACGAAGTGACATAGCTTTGCGAGTTGGGCGTCCCTTCTCATCCTTCATAGGACCTTTCATGCCACCCATACGGGCGCAGAATGATTTGCGACGACCTGCAGCTTCGCCTTTTGGATCTAGCTTACTAGGAGGAGTTGTAACGGCGGTCTTAATACCCATGGCCTTGGCACCCTTACGAGTTAAACCAGCACCATCTTCTGTTGCGCGGTAGTGACCCTTAGAGTCTTCACCACGTTCCATGATATCTTCGATTTCTTCCTTGACGCCATACTTTTTCTTGGCATCAGCCACAGACTTGCTTGTTTGACGGGTAGCTTTTAATTCTTTTTCTAATCCCTTTAGAGCAAAGTCAGTAAGTTTCTTTGCTTTTACAGGAGTTGCTTTTGCACCAGCAGACCATGCGCCCTTAGTGTCGCCATAATGTTGGTCGCCACCCATTTCATTAATATCTTCTAGTTCTTCAGGAAGAATAGAAGACTTAGTTACCTTAGACTTGAATACCTTGTGGTCAACACCCACTCTCTTTGCCGCTACTTTATGGGCATGGGCGGTGTTCTGAGCCTTAACATGCACAGAGCCAGCGGCAACTGGCTTACCTACATGCTGCTTAGGAAACTCTACCTTCCACATACCATAGCCTTCTTCAAGTTCGGCTTCTTCTTTTACGCTACGACCCATACCACTTGAGTAAGTGTTTAGTTCGTAAGGATGAGTTCCGCCCTTGTTGAATACTTGAACATGGAGAACATGCTTCTTACCATTTGAATGAGTGGCTGGAATATGAAGCGAGGTTGTATTACCTTCACTTGGCTTCTTCGAACCTACACTAACATGTTGGAAGCGGTCATCTTCTGAAACTTTTAGACCCGACTTTTCGTGGTGTGAAAGAGCGTGATTGATTGCATCGGTGTATGACTTGTGATACAAAGTGTAGTCCGAGCCACGGGCTTCTGTTACTGCCGTGTCGCATGTGCCACAGCAATCAGGAGTGCCGCAGTTGTCGTGACTTTCTTCTGGGAGAATGAAGCGGTCTTTACTAACCTTAGCCCCGGTCCAGTCTTTCTTAGACTTGGCTTTTGCTTTTTCAATAATAGCTTTAGCGGCTTCTTTCACAGGCACACAGTTAGGGACTTCTTTACCACCCTTCTTCTTTTTGCCAACCATTTCATAGCCTTTCCAGCAAGGATCATTCTTCATGTAGGGGTCTCCAAGTTTAAACTCTATACCCCTATTTATAATATTTACTTCTTAGATTTTGCTGCGGCTTCGTCTACTGCCCGTTTATTGTCGTTGACCCATCTTTGCAAACCTTCAAGTTGTTGACTGTTTTGCAGGCATCTGGAGTAGTTGCCGATGATGGCGAGGAGGGCCGTAGTGTCTGTAATTCCTGAGGGGGACGCATCAGAAGCTCTGGTGGGGTCGGCATCACTGGCACTGGCACTAGAGTCGTGCGTGAACACCCAGCCGTTAGACATATCGTGCTGGCTAGGAACACTAGTTTGAGCGAGGTTACGATAGACATATTCTTTTTCCTTAATAGTATTAACACGGTCAACATATTCTGTTACTACTGTGTTTGATATTTCACTGTTCTTCTTTTCAAGGGCGGCAATAACTTTACTTTGTTTTGCAGAAAATCGTTGAAGTTCTGCTTCGGCATATGCTGAACCCTTCATGTAACCGAATACAAATACACCAAGTATTAGGGCAGCGCCTGCTAATAATTTATATGGTAGAGGGATCATACCGAACATATTTAATTCCTTATTCTTCTTCTGACTTCTTAGTAGGTTTTTTAGGTGCAAACTTTTCTACACCAGTAATACCAAGAGTGCCGATAACAATATACATTACACCGTTGAAGATAAACTCTTCGATAGTGTAGTCCCAGAATAGATTTGCGATGTAGCCTATGGCGATAAGCAGAGTAGATACAACTGCAACCCAACGCTTAGTCGATGGATTACCACCGTCGCTCATCATATCTTTTATATATGATAATAGTCCAGTCATTTATTCCACCGGGTTTTGAATTAATAGTAAACTATATTCGCAGGTTGCCGCAGTGCCAGAGTTTGATGAAATCATCGTAACATCTAAATCGGTCTTTTCAGGTAGAGGAAGTGGAACAGCAAATGTATAATCAAAGGTTGACTGATATAATAAGAATGTCATTGCATGTTGAAACGACGAACCATATGGACGATACTTGAAGTATCCTTTGCCGTCATTACCCTTACCGATATTCGCAGTACCTTGCAACATGTATCCAGTATATCCAGCAGGGATTGTATATTGTGCGCCCTGCGCAATACCTGTTTGCGGTGCAATATGACCCACGCAGGTTCCATTTCTGTTAGCATGGATTTCACCAACATTTGTATTCGATGTTTCACTGTAATGTAGGTAATTCAAACGAGCATAAGAAAGAGAGGTGACAACAGGAGTTGTGCCGTTAAGAGTTATGGTTTCAGTTTGTGATGCAAATGTAGATGCATTCAATCCCTGAATAAGAATTGTTCCTGTATCACTGGTAGAGGAACTAACAAGACTTAACGTTCCTGGTGTCGACCATGCCGACCAAGGATATATTTCAGAGTGCGACCAGAAACTTTCTTCTGTGCCATTGGCAAACGCTGCGTTGTATCCTGCCTTGAACACCCCTGACATACCAGGAACAAGACCACGAGCAACATTCAATCCGAAGGTGCTATTTTCAGATACCGCGGCGCCACCTGCAAGCGTTACTGGAAAAGGATTGGTTTCTTCAACAATAGAACCATCTTTCAGGCCAATAGCCATGGTCTCCAGACGATGTGGAGATTCCATTTCTTGATCATCTACTTTCCATTGTGCCATATTAGACTCCTAAAAACGTTTTGAAGGACATTGCTTCATGGAGCCCCATACCACGGCGAACATCTTTATAGAGTTCGTGTTTATGCTTAGTTGACATGGCACTTGGTGCCATCTTATGGAATTCTTTTTCGTTACCAGCGACTGCATGTTGGCGCATCTTTGTGCCGGAAGCACCTGCTACACCAGTGTCCTCATCCGAACGTTCTTTACCTACCGTATGAATGGTAATCTTCTTAAACTTGTAATAGCCGTGACGGCCTTCTTTACCATTATACTTGTGTGTGAGTGCATGGAATTCGTGTGCGCGGTCTGAACCAACATGTAAGTGTAAGTGAGTAACACCTTCGCTATGAAGTCTTGACAGTTGATGTAAAAGGGTTGGATGTTCTTTGTCTAGTAGACGAACATTCGCACCTGGAAATGCCCTCTTAGCATGTTTCAACTTCTGTTCCGGTGACAAAGGATTCTTCTTAGCATCATGGGTGCCAGTAAGAACAATCGTATGCCCATGTGTACCAGCAGCCCTACGAACCTGATTAACAACGGCTTCATGTCCAACTGTAATCGGATTCATTCTACCTTGTGTGATATGATGATGAACGTCAGCCATTATTTACCCTTGCTTGCTCTTAGAATTGCACTACGTTCTCTATTAGCTTTCGAGAAGCCTTCACGGTCAACAACTTTAAGACCATGTGCGACATAGCCTTCGCCGCCAGCGGCTGCACCATTAATATGTGTCGAGAACCCACCCCCACCAGCACGGTCTAATCCTCTAGCAAGATGATTTGTTGCCTGTTGTAGATGGTGGTGAATTTGAAATGATCTTTCGAATTGTTTTTTGTTGGCATCTACCTGATATAGATGAGTATTCATAGTAGCAGTCTTGCGCTCTTTAGCGGCTGGAGTCTTGACGGCATCTATTAGTTTCTGGTGTGCCGCCTGTAAATGCTTTCTGTATCCTTCAACAGAAGGTTTTTCACCACTCGTGACTGTTCTATTGATGTAAGTTCTTAGATGTATTTCATGACCAGATAGATGGTCATATGTATGACCCTTCATTAATTTCTCGGCGGCATCTAAATGCTCCGTGGCTTTTGACCTAACAGCGGCAGGAAGTTTGCGCTCTTCATCTGATACCAGATGTTGTACCATATGAACATCAGGATGTGATTGAAAGTGCGACATGTCCGTGATAGGATGTGCAGTTCTTTCTGGACCCTTTAGCTCCGTATGAATAGTGGCACTGACCTTAGACCTCTTCAACTTCTTCGCTTCTTCACTACCCGCAGTTGCACGATATTCAATTGTGTTAGGAGTGTGTGAGATATGCGAGGAGTATTCCGATCTTCCAGAAGGTTCACTCATATATCCACCCTGATATTCACCGGACTTTTTAGGAAGAACTTTACCCAGATGGGCATGAAGTGCCTTTAGAGGACCAACAAGATATGGTTTATGGCCGTGCTGCTTTTCAATATCTGAGGCAGAATAGTTATAGTGAGAACCTGCACCCTTATACTTTACACCGATCTTACCGTCCGCTGTTCGAATAGCATGAAAGGACATTCTATCATCAATCTTACGAGTGATAGGAGTTTTCCCATGCGCAACACCACGCAGAGTTTCCAATGCGTGGTGTGCAGCGTCTTGACTATCAAATGATCTATCAGAGGGATGCTCAATATGAGCAATACCACCGGTGTGTGTTGCCTCTGTAATGAATTGTGTAAGTGATAACATAAGGGTCCATCTCTATAGTGTACCCTATATTTATAATATTAGGGCAGTATGGTTTGCATTTCTTCTGTAACATCAATCATAGTAAGATCAATAGGAGGAAAGTCAATAGCGCCGTTTAAATTTATTTGAAACATTTCTGAATTGGTAGGAGCATCGGCAAAATATACTTCGAAGCCAGCAACAGTTTCTCTAACTGAGTTATCGCCGCCCTCGAACATATGAGCTACCTTATCAAGTTCTTCATTTATCATTTCAAAAGTAGGGTCACCAGTAAAATACTTGACGATATATTCTTTTGCACCAACAGTCTTCCATAATGGAAGGTCGGCGCTTCCTACATTTGCCCAAACAAATGAGGATACTACAAGTTTCAGATTCAATTCGTCCATATTATTTCCTAAAAACTGGTGCGCCGTGCAGGACTCGAACCTGCTGCCTCAAGATTAGAAGTCTCGCGCTCTATCCAGATGAGCTAACGGCGCATAACTATTGTATACTACATTTATAAGAGTTTGTCAACTCAAAAATCAAATTTAGAAAAATCTCTACGCTTTCCAATAGTAGTATTTTCAAACACAGGAACATCATCTTGACCTGAGTCCGTAATACCAGCCTGGGCAGAGTCTTCTAAATCATAGAGTTTCATCTTACCGCGGTCAATACCTACCATGAAACGCTTGTTCATTGCAGGGTCATTGTATCGGTTCTTCAACTGCTTCACCATCAACTGACCCATTTTGTCAAGTTCTTCTGTTGCGATAAGAGCAAACATCAAGTCAGCCGTTGCTGGCAGACCGAATGATTCTGAGGTGTCAGTCAGTTCAACGTCCGAGTTGGCATAACCACTACGGGTTGTCTGAGTGGCGGAGACGATAGGCAAATCAAACTCTACTGCCAGACCACGAAGTTCTTCTGCGATACCCTTAATGACAGTGTAGGAGTTGGCACCAGAGGATGCTTTGTATCGACTAGAGGCACAGATGTTTAGGTAGTCAATGAAGATAACATCTGGCTTGAAGTTTCGCTTTAACTGGAGTTCGTTCAATAGTGCCTTGAAATGTCCGACGTGGGCAGATGCAGTTGGATATTCTTTGACAATCAAACGACCTTCTGTCTTTGAGCGAATCTTGGCAATGCGTTGGTCAAACATGGACTTCGAAAGGTCTTTGAGTTCTTGGATGTTGACGTTCATCAAATTGGCATCGATACGTTCTGCGATACGTTCTTCGGCCATTTCAAGAGTAATATAGAGAACGTTCTTGTTCTGACCCAAAGCACCGGCTGCCATGTGGCACATGAACAGCGACTTACCAACACCAGTACCAGCAAGAGCAATATTCAATGTCTTATTTGGCAGACCACCATTGGTAATCTTGTTGAACATCTCAAGGTCAAACGGTAGCTTGGTTTCTGACCGATGATAGAAGTCAAAACGATTGTCGGCGTTATCGATATAGTCATGACCCACGTTGTTATCAAAGCCAACTGATAGCGCATCTTGAAGAATAGAAGGGATGCCGTCTTGCGAATGCACCTTGTCTTCCCCATCGATAATCTGAATAGATTGCATGATGGCGTTATACACGGCTCGGTCTTTACAGAACTTTTCAGTCTGGTCTAGAAGCCACTTCTCATTGGCATCTACTTCATCATCAAGTGCAGTTAGAGTTTCAGTAACATGTTGATACTCTTTTTCATTCACCTTACGGTCATTCTGTAGAGCAATGTTGATAGCATCAATTGTCGGAAGAGAATTATATTTGGCTACAAACTCATTGATATACCGATAGATTAACTTCTCGGCATTGTCAGTAAAATATTCATCTTTAATGAATGGGATTACCTTACGCAGGTAATCCTCATCCGAAATCAACTTACTCAGGATAATCGTTTCAATTTTCTTCGACAACTGCGGAGTCCTCTAGTTCATAATATGCTTCGTATTCATAAGCGATTTTCATACAGCAATCTTCGCATACCCACTGTTCGAAAACAATGCCATGCTCTTCACCGTGTAGGCAGATTGCGGCATCTTTCTTAGGATTGATGCCGCAACCGCAATGCTCACAGGTTTTCGTATTCCTCTGAAATATCTTCGTCAGAAATGTCCACATTTTCACCCTCCATCATTTGCCCACCTGCCATGCGGTATCTCTTTTCAATCCATTCACCAAAGGTAGGATCTGTCAATACAGGCATCCAGAATTCCTTGTTGTATGTATCAGCAAGACGATACTTCTTCTCATCGGTTGCAATCTGATACCAACCATTCGATGGCTTAATAACGTGACCGGATTCTAGTGCAATGTCTAGCAGACCAGACCACTTACTGATACCACCTTCGAAGGTAACTTCGATAGGAATCTTGGACTTCTCACGAACGTAGCGAGACTTTTCAACGTTGATGATAAAGTTATAACCAACAATCTCGGTACCCTGCTTCTCTTGCTGGCGACCAATGATAAAGATATTGTCGGCAGAGTAGTAGATGCCAGTGCCACCAGAGACGATTGCCTTGGGGAACATACCGATTTCCATGTAAGTATGATTGACAACTACCATCGGGAGATCCTTGATGGTAAGATGTGGTGTAATCATACGGAACAGAGACTTCATCTGCTTGGCGCGAGTCATATCTGCAACCGACTTACCATCTAGGGCATCATCAACTTCTTTCTTAGAAGCAAGGTTGCCAACAGAGTCAACAATGATCATGACGTTATCTTTACGTTCAATCTCATTAATCTGTTTCATAACATCATGCTTCAACTGTTCAATGTCGGTGATAGGTGTATGGATAACCTTACCCGTATCGATGCCAAAGTTTTCAAAGTATGACTGTGGTGCACCAAACTCGGAGTCATAGAACAGAATGATGCCATCGGGATACTTTGTCTGAAAACTCTTAGCCAGCATCATGGCAAAGGCAGTCTTGAAGTGCTTCGATGGCCCCGCAAAGACAGTCAACCCGGGAGTCAGACCACCGTCTAACTTACCTGACAGTGCCACGTTTAAGGCAGGCACTGAGGTCTGGATAAGATCCTTAGTGCTAAAGAGTTTGCTTTCTGATAGCACATTTGTTTCTTTAATGGTGCTGTTCTTCTTCAATTTATCTAGTAGCGCATTCATGCGAATAAGTCCTCCAATGTTGCTTTAGGTTCGGTCGACCAGCCTAAGCCGTCAACAATCATATTAAGTGGGTCAAGAAATGCTTTCTGGAACATCATCTTATAATCTATATACTTGTGAATGTCAAGTTCTTTTGGCATAGTTCCAAGAAAAGCGATACAATTTTCACGAATTGTATTTGGCTCTTTAAGATAAAGAAATTTAATCTTCTCACCTTCTTGAATAAGTTCATACTTCTTATCAAGTTTCTGCTTGGCGATTAGATGGTTATACATCAGGGCGCCACGAACATGCATCGGTGTACCTTTGGCATAAATGTCCGATGTTGATGTATACTTCTGTAGGCCATTTACACCACGAGGGAACGCAATCTCTTCTGGTGAAAGTCTGTTGAAGTTCTCGCGGGTAACTTCAATGAACTTCTGTAGTGTCTCTTCATCTGTAGTCAGGCAGAGTCTGACGGCTTCTTTGAGACTCGTGCGAACGGGCGCGGGCGTCGATGACCTAACGATTTCGAGACCCATGACCTTGAGCTTCGGATCTTTGTAACGGACGCCTTCGTTGTCATAGACATTAAGTGCATACCGTTTCTTTGCAACCCAGATGCCACGTTCCGCGATTGCTTCACGCTTGAAGATAATTTTCTTCTGAAATGCATTCGTGTAGTTCGCAAGTCGATCACAACTCTTGTTGATTGCCTCTGTGATTTTCTCTTCGCAGATTTTATCGAGAATATCAATGAGCTTATCGCGGTCCACATTAGGATAAAACTTACGAACAAGAGGGTCCAAGGAAATGTAACAAGAATCAGTATCAGAGTAGAAAGAGTAGTCATGGTTCTCGGTACCTACAACCTTATTAAGGTATTCATTTAGAGCATTGCCAACCTCTTGAATGATAAACTGGCCAGTCATGGTGATACCCTCTGCTACGCGGGCATCATAGTAACGGAAGTATTCATTACCCATGGCACCAAAGAGAGAGTTCAACTGAATCTTTCTTGCCATCTGGAAGTTATTATATTTAGAAATATCGTTTCTTAGCTTTTCATTCTTGGTGCTCTCGTATTCCTTCTGAGCCGCAATCATCAACTTCTTGTAGCGTTGACGGTCATCAAAGAACTTTTCAACAATCTCAGGAAAGATACCCTGCTTAGTGCGAGTATAACAATAACCATTCGCAGTCATACAATAGTCTTGGTCCTGAAGACTAGACAAATCATGTTGACGATTTAGAAGACCCTTTACAGTAGTATCGTATACAGTACCATTCACCAATGTTTCGGGCGATTGGTTATACTGCATAATGATGGAAGGATATAGCGAAGTTGCGTCAAACGAAACAACCCAGTCATACTTACCTGGCTTAGGTTCTTTGACGAATGCACCCTCGATGCCGCGGCCCTGTTGGTCACGCTTCTGTGGAATGTGAATGTTCTTGGCATACAAGTGATTGTAGATAATACAATCCCAAGTTCGAACCTGTGAGAAAACGTCATTGTAATTACACTTGGCGTCATATGCCATAGTGAGAATAAGTTCAATCAACTTTAACTTACGTTCAAGTTCGTCCACAATTTCAACGTCAACAACGTTGTATTCAACGAACCGCTGCCAATCTTTGGTATAAAACTCACGGAAACTTTCATACGGATTTTCCAGCTTGTTCTTACCAAGTTCTACGGAAGCAATGTGGTCTAGCTTATAGGACTCTTGGTTAGAATATGTGAACTTCTTAAAGAGGTCTAAGTAATCTAGAACAGCAATACCCTTCATTTCATAGGTGAACATCTCGCGACCCATGACGTTCATGTTCTTGCGCTGCACAAGACCCCAAGGAGAAAACTTCTTCTTAGTGGCATTTTCATCATTGAACAGTCGCTCTACACGGGCAATCAGATATGCAATATCGAACAGTTCAACGTTCCAACCAGTAATGATATCTGGATGATTATCAGAATGGAAACGGACATAGGTTTCTAATAGGTCACGTTCATTGTCACACTTGACATACAGAAACTTATTACCACTAGCTCGAAGGTTATTGATAATTTCAGAGTTCTTATCATCAAAGTCTCCGCAACCATAGGTAATAATTTGACGGGAAACTAGGTCCTTGACCGTGATGAGGAGAATCTCTTCGATGGGATTATTGATATCAGGAAAACCAAACTCGGTTTTCGTTTCGATATCTACAGTCTGTATCTTTAGCGCATTCATATCCCATTGAATTTCTTTGGGAAAAGTGCGAGTGATATACTGATAGCCAAAGTTAGTCTGACCATAGATGGCAAAGTTATCGACTTCACCATATGTTTGGACAAACTCTTTGGCTTCGTTATTGGTTTCGAAATCAATCGGCTGAAGGTTCTCACCATACAGCGACTTGTGGATGCTTTCTTCTTTACTCTTCACATAGAGAGTGGGAGAGAAGTCTTCCCTACGATTGAAGCGCACACCATTATGAACACCTCGAACGAGAATCTTGGAGCCATATTGGTGTGCGCTGGTATAAAACTTCATGTAAACCTCTTTTCAATTCAAATACTAATATACTATAAAACATGACAAAAGTAAAGAGGTTTTAGTTACACCATGATGCTTTCTTTTCGCCCATATAGGCACGAGCAAGTCCGCCCTTGATAAGTTCAGCCGACAAATCCTTGCCGTTATACTTTACATAACCAAGAACACGACCACCAAACTTGTCCCATTCTTTAAGGTCAACCTGAATAACCTGTCCGGGTTTGATTACAGACTTAGTAAAGTTTGTTGCTGCTTCACCTGCCGCTGCTTCCTTAGGACACTGTGCGCGTCCACCTTTTTCAGGAGTATCAACACCCAATACACGGATTTTAATTACCGGAGGAATTGGAGCTGGTACCCATGGAGCTTCGACTTCGATTGTGTCGCCGTCCATAACTCTTGTTACCTTCCACGAATGCTCTACTGCTAGAGCGGGAGTCGCAATTAGAGAAGCGGCTAAAAATGCTGTGAATAGTTTCATACGATAATCTTGCTTTCCGGCATTACAATGCCACTACCAAATCGAACATTATACTCATTCTTCATACCAGTATCAGGTTCGAAAATTGAAATTACGGCACCAGAACGAACAGGAATATCTCCGTCCTGGGCATACGGACAGAAGGGTGCTAGTCCAATGCCAAATTGATTGTTCTGGTTTGGCACCATCATAATCAGTAGAGGCTTTTTCAGAATAACGAGGCCTTCAATACCTTCATCAATATCAGCAATGATTTCCTCGCCGCTGATTAGCTTTACACATTTGACATTGGACATAACAGTCACCTTTTTAAATTATTTAGATTGTTAGAATTGCATAACCCATAATCATTAGCAAACTTGCTACTGTGATATGGGCTGCACGAGAGACGGGTAAAACATACTTGTGATTAAACATTACTTAGTTTTACCTTCTGCCAAGAATTCGGCAGCTTCCGATGGATATTCATTATCACCGTCGGTAATGTCGATTTTCTTTGGCTTCTTTTCTTCTGGAATCAATGCTTCCAGCCAAATTTTCAGCATACCATTGACCAGTGTGGAACTTTTTACTTCAACGTTGTCAGCAAGAGTAAATTCGCGCTTGAATCCTCGTTCAGCAATTCCCTTGTAGAGATATTGCTCCGGGTCAGGCGTTTCGCACTTCCCTTGGATGGACAACATGCCCTCTTGTAGTTCAATATCAATATCCGTCTTACCGAAACCAGCAACTGCCATTTCGATAACGTAGCGATTTTCATCAACTTTCTTGATATTGTATGGAGGATATTTAACTGGCATCATGTGCGCAGATTGGTCAGCAATATCTGCTAACCTTTTCATAACGCGGTCTGCGCCAACGAAATAACGGTCGATGTTTGGTAAACTTGTAGTATCAAATTTCATAATTGTTCTCCTATTAAGCGAGTAATAAAAAGGGTGCTATCCGAAGCATAGCACCCTTTATTTATACACCAATTTTTATATTATGTCAATTACTTTTTGCGACCAATGTTATACTTTTGAACTAGTTCCCATTCGCCTTTTTCTTTATAAGCAATGACCTTGATTTGATTTAGAGGAGCTTTGTCCTCATGGATTTCTGGATTGAGAATAGTAATCAGACCCCAATCAGAGAGTAGGTGTGCCACTGTATTTCTACGCTGTAGATCGTTATCACTAAAGTCAGCATCCTTACCATCTAGGGCAAAGAGTTCCTTAAAGTGAACAATAAAGTATCTACCTTGCTTGTGTAGAATATGACACGATTGATAAAGAACCTTATCTTTCCGAGACGCAACGCCAATACGCGAAAGTGTTTCGCGAACCTTAAGAAAGTCATCAGGATTCTTTAGTTTGACTTCCAGTGGTGCGTAACCAGGAAAGTCAATGTCAAAAAAATCTTCGCTCATTTTCTACCACCTTTATACAATTTCTCTTTTATTATTTTCTTTTGTTCTTCCGAGAGAATTGTAAGAGCCTGGCGAGCCTTGTCATTGCTATAACCATAATACTCTTTAATCATCTCAATTTCGGCATCGTCTTCGATTTTGATCCATTTATCAAATCGCTTCTTTGCGCGTATTGTATTTATAAGAAAAGAGTTTTGTAATGCTTTATCTAGGTGTGGTCGACAGTTCATCTCATTGGCTGGAATCACCGTGTCTATAGCGAAACTCAAACCGCGATTGATTATCCAAGGATTGTATTGCTTCTCGGCCCAGTCATCTACAATGAGATTAGATTTTTTGTGATTGATATCGTTGATGAAATCGAAGGGAGAGATTTTGGCTTTCTTCTCTACAAAGTCTTCTGGCTTGTATTCTACCTTCGGATCACCAAGACCCTCTAGAATACCATCCATTACTTCCACTCCACCCCAGCCATAATCTCAACCAAACAGGCCACGAGATTGATTTCTTGGTTAGCAGCAAAAGCAGACTTGTATTGATAATCGGCCAGAAGAATAATCAGAGCCGATGGATACTTCACATCATCCAGGAGTGTATCGTAAATCTTACGGAAGATGATACCAGGATCGTTGTCGATATTATCTACGACCCACTGGCGCACCTTGCGGAAGTCTTTGCCACGAAGGGCATCAACAAGTTCTTTCATGTTGATTTCTTGGACGTTGGCTAGAATGCCAGCATCGATAACACCGCCTACGCTGTATCTCTGGAGTTCATTAAGAACACGGCGATAATCTGGGAAGTGCTTCTTAAGGACTTCCGCTACAACCTTGTCATCATATTGCACATTCTCGGCTTCAAGAATGTCGCCAAGGCGCTTCATGAAACGACCAGCCATCTTGGGTCGGTCAGCCTTAGTCAACTTGAATTCAATCACCGCAGTCCGACTATGCAGAGGTGCAATGATGCGGTTCTTGAAGTTGCAGGTAAAGATGAAGCGGCAGTTGTTAGCAAACTCTTCAATGAAGGCACGAAGGGCTGGCTGCGTAGAGTTTGGATTCAGGTAATCGGCTTCGTCTAGAATGACAACCTTAGTCTTGCCGCTAAACGAGACAGAGGATGCAAACTCTCGAATCTTGGTGCGGAGAACATCGATACCAGATTCTTCTGAACCGTTGATAACGATATAGTCACAACCAAGTTCCTCACAAATGGCACGGGCGATAGTAGTCTTACCTACACCAGCCGAACCACAGAGGAGCATATTGGGAATTTCACCAGTCGCCACAAACTGGCGAAAGGTATTCAGTTGTTCGTCGGGAAGGATACAATCGTCCAGCTTACGAGGACGATACTTCTCAACCCAGAGGAAGTCTTCACGCATATTCATTCTCCATAATAAAATAAAATGTCCGTCGCGATGTTAGTGCATCCACGAACTCTGGCTTAGTGACCAGCATTCACTATATCAGTTGTTGCGCAACCAGTCAAGAATGTTTTCAGGCGAAGTTTCACCGTAAGGATCAGTTTCGCAGTTATCTTCCATACCAGGTTCAACAAACCACTTCTCAATAAGGCCGTTATTGACAACACATGCATAGCGCCAAGAGCGAAAACCAAAACCAAGATTGTCTTTCTCTACCAACATTCCCATCTGGCGAGTAAACTTAGCCGAACCATCAGGAATCATCTTGACCTTCTTGATCTTCTGATCCTTGGCCCAGCAATTCATAACAAAGGCATCATTCACGGACACACAATAAATGTCTTTGATACCTAGTGCCTTAAATTCCGCAAAGTTGCTTTCAAAACCTGGCAACTGGTAGGTCGAACAAGTTGGAGTGAAAGCACCCGGAAGAGAGAAGAGAACCACCCGCTTACCAGAGAAGTAATCATAAGTGGTCTTATCTTCCCAACGGAAAGGATTTGGACCTTCAATCGAATTGTCACGGACGCGAGTCTTAAAGACTTCGGCAGGGACTACCCCAGGAAGTTTTACTTCCTGTGGCTCAGTGTCCCACTTTGACAAATAGGAAACTGTTTCTACCATTATGCTACCGTAACCTGAATATCTAGATCATTAAGAATAAGAAACTTATTGAACTGGCGAATAACTTCTGCGGCATCGGCAGTAGTAAACGAAATGTCTACCGACCGAGCATCTTCTTCGGCATCATAGGGAACACGGGCGTTAAGAGTGAATTCTAGCTTTGTCATATTATATCTCCTTAAATTTTATTTAATATCTTCTGTGGGATTCCACTTGAAGTGATTACGGGCATAAACAATACCTAGTGCAATACTCATAGGAATTAATCCCCAAGTTTGACTAGCAATAATCCATGTCACCCAGAACACTTGATTGACTAGACCTACTGCCCAGGCACCTGGATGGTTGTTTCCAGCAAGTAGTGTCATCCAAATTGTCAGACAAGACATTAGCCATGGCAGATAGGTCACAATCATATTATATCACCTTAGATAGAGGACGCAGGGTCCATGGCAATATAATAAACGAGTTCACGACCCTTGCTCTTAAACTCCATGGCGCGCTTCTTACCAAGCGTGACAGTGTAGTTATCAGACAGGACCTTGAGGTTCTCGGTCTTCACTCGGCAATCAAACACAGGAGCAGCATCGGTGCTGATAGTCTTAGTGTATGAGTTTGCCGATGAATTGGTGGGGTCGCCAACCTTGAGTTGAACCTGGGCGCCATCCGATACAATGCTGATGATTGGTGCCGAGGTGATTGATGCGGCGCGGAGAATCATACTGATTTCATCCGACGAAAGATCGAACGACCACACAGGTTCAATCTCAAGGTTCTTGTCGGGAGCAGCGGTCACGGTGCCAGGATCAGAATAGAAGTATTCGAACTTCGACCCATCCTTACTAACCTTGATGCTGTTCTCGCCAAAATCTACGTCCTGATCTTCCATGAGGGTCAGAAGTGCCAGAAGGCTGTTCAGGTCATAGACGGCAATTTCACGCGGAAAGGTTTCGGTGACCGTGGCGCGTGAAAAGATGTTCTTCCCAGGACTTACAGTACCAATAACATTACCCTGCCGAAACAGAATATTTGTATTGATGCCAGCGTAGTTCTTGAGAAGGGAAAGTGTTTCGTTGGAAATTTTCATAATATATTAACCTTTTTTCTTTTTGGTCTTAGTACCAGTAATTGTTATACTAGAACTTTCATCGGAAGTCAAGAGAGAAGTGGTACCCATATTGTAATCGTGCCAATTAGGAACAATTGTATCTTCTGGACGAATATTAATAGTGTCTACAGTAGAAAGGGAAGTCTTCAATCTAGCTGGATTCAATTCAGAAAAGTCCGTGGTAGGAATCTTGACTTCCTTGAGAAGGTCTGTTAGATTAATCTCTTTAGGTCCATAGGTCTTGTCATGAACATAAAGAGCAATGATGGCATAGTGAACAACCTTCATGAGGTCTTTACGCCATTCTTCGGGTGTTCCCTTATGACTGTAACGCTGGGCATACTTCATGATGTTTCCAATCGTGAAGCCTACACCATGTCCACCATCAATGATAAACTCGGTGGCTTGGTACTTGTTCTGCGAGTAGTGCTGGCCATAAGTGGCGTTGACATACTCGGTGACCTGCCGAAGCAGGTCACCCTCGTTATACTTATAATCAATTGTCATAGGTTCTCCTTAGAAAGGGGTTTCTTCAAAAAATGCGTCTTCATTGACGTTATCGGTAGGACCAGTGTCTACCTTAGCATCGACCTTGGTGTAGAGGTCGAGGAATGCCGACTTTGTATCAGCATCAAAGCGGTTAACGCAGAGTTCGACTGCCTTCTGGCGCGACTTGAACATGGCAAAGGCGTTGACAATATGTTCAAGACGGCGAGTAGAAATCAGGTCGTCAATACCACCATCGTAGAAAGTCTTACGGATGATTTCAGCCCAAGTCACCAGGTTGTCGGCGAATTCTTCATCAACCGCAGCAACCTTTTCCATCTTGTTCATGACAATCTGCTTTTCAATCTTTGCAGAAGGATATTCTTGTTCAACCGTGATGGCGAAACGCTCAAGGAAGGCGTCATCAAGAATCTGGGCCGAGATGAATTTACCATCGTCGGAACCACGACCCTTAGTGTTAGCCGTGGCAATCACGTTGAAGCCCTTAGCAGGGAAGATTGTCTCACCAGTCTTCTTATTGAAGTAAGGCTTACCTTCGAGAATTGCCTGAAGGCACATCATCTTGTTCGAACCGCGGTCGATTTCATCAAGAATAAGAATTGCACCACGCTTCATGGCAGTGAGAACAGGGCCTTCGCGGTACACCACGTTGCCATCGACAAGGGTATTGCCACCAATCAGGTCATCCTCGTCCGTTTCGACCGAGATGTTGACACGGAGGCATTCACGCTTCAACTTAGCGCAAGCCTGTTCGACCATCGTGGTCTTACCGTTACCAGACAGACCAGAGATGAACGTGGGATAGAAGGCTTCCGCCTTGAGAACCTTGATAAGGTCGCGGTAGAAACCGAACGGAACGAAAGTCGGGTCAAGACGAGGAACCAGATTATCGACAGTGACTTCCATCTTAGCCTGGGTAACAATCTTTGCAGTGGGCTTCGTGATAATCTCAGCAACTGGCTGAGTTACTGGAGCGGCGACAGGCGAGATGCCCGCCATCAGAGGCGAGAGGTCATAAACGCCACGGGAGACCTTAAGGCCTTCTTCCATGATTTTGTCGGCAGCACGGCTCTTGAAGCCGAGAGCATTTGACACAGCGATCACATCGCGCTTACGGAAAACGCCACTATTAGTATCAGCGGCACGAAGAGCAGCCAGCATGGCTTCACGGGTATTAATCATAATAAAATCACCTTTTTCATAAACAAACATCATCAATCAACAAATACTACTATAAGCGATTCGCGGGTAAATGTCAAGTGATTCTTACGCCACAGCCTCAACCATTTTTGTAAGAATCACACGACCAATTGCTTTCTTATCTTGAAACGCCTTGAAAGCCTTGGTCAGTTCCTTCTTGTCGGTCGAGTCTACCGTGAGAGTATCTTCGGTAACTTGAAGGTCGCGGCCAGCCTTAATCACAAACAGGTCATCAAAGCCATTGATATTCTTTAGAAGTGCGGCACTTTCCTTACGAAAAGTCTTACGAGCAACTTCTGCATCTGCACCAAAGACAAGCGAACGATTAAGAAAATACTTGAATTCATATGGATTAATCAGGTAAAAATTAATCACTCGCGAACCAGTAGTTTCACGGTACAAGTCAAGAAGAGCCTTGCAATAAGACTTGCTACGATAGCTACCACTGCCGTCATAGGGCTGCGTAAAGGTGCGACGAGTCTTGGTATCAACAATCGCAAGGTTCTTACGATAGGCATCATTGCTACCAGCAGTTTCGAAGTTGCAATCACCTTCACCGTCAGTCAGGAACACCGATGAGAGAACTTCAATGCGGTTACGAGTCTTGAAGCCTTCAGCGATATAGCGACCGATCAGAATGGCTTCTTCTAGCGGAGTGCTACCAAGACTGAAAGCGTTAGCAGCATCGCCATCTAGATAGAGGTCATAGAAATTACGGTCATAAGACTTGCCAAGGGCCAGAAGGTTTGCCATCTGGGTCTTGAACTTACCACCAGAAACGCCAGTAGCCACAAGCTGGAGCAGACGGAAACTACCGTCTGCGATGACCAGGTTCTTGTCATCTGAGTAATTATTACGCCCACGAACCGAGTTGTAATAATCATGAGGAACACCATTGGAAGAAATGAAACCATAAACTTCGAATGGGATACGGACTTTCTGGCAGAACGAAGCCAGAAGAACCAGCTGCTCCATGGTACCAGCCATGTTTGAGTTCATACTACCCGACATATCGAGGTACAGAAGCATACCATGGTTCTGACCATTTGGAACAACCGTGTTCTGAAGGAACAGGTCTTCGGTAATCTTGTAAGCCCATACCTTGTCCATGTTGATGCGACCAGTCTTAGAAGTCTGGGCGCGCATAAGCGACTGGGCTTTCTTCTTACGTTCGAAATCTTGTGCCATGGCAGACAGATACTTGCCGTTCTTAGCCAGAAACTCTTTGTAGAGTTCCATCTTGACCTGGTCGGCAGTCTTGCCAGTGCGGCTAGCAGTGCCACCGACAGAGAAGGTCATCATCTTCTCGACGGTGTTGATGCCGATAACATAATCAGCAGGGTTCAGAACAGGGAGCTTGGCATAAAACGTCTCACGGGCGCTTTGATCCACGAGGCTGTCCTCGTTCTCACGGAAGTTTTCGTCGGTGAACGAAGTTGGTTCAATTTTCTCTTGCTTTTCACCGTCAGAATTGCTATCTTCGGTCGAGTCATCGCTCTTTTCATCGGTCTTCTCATCGGTGCTGTCCGACGAGGAAGACTTCGATTCATCTTCCTTCTTATCTTCGGACTTCTGACCCTTAGAAGGAGGCGCTTGACGTTCAGGCTTATCAGTATTAGCTTGACCATCAGAAGGAACTTCGATATATTCAGCCGTAGGATCAAACTCGCCGTCGTCATCACCGTCCATCTGGAACTGGTTGAGGAACTGTTCGAAGTCATATTCTTCGGTCGATTGGTCGGCACGGTCGTAGAGTTCGGTAGCGAGAGCGACCACATCATCCCACGTTTCGAGGGTGTCGAGGCGATCAACGATTACCTGTTCCTCAGGCGAGAACTTGATGTTGAGGAACGAACCAACCTTAGCGTTGAGGTTGATGCGGTCGATAAACTTCAACTTGTTAACGTCCATACCTTCTACACCGAAGAAGTTCTGTTCGAACAACTCCTTGTAGCCATTGTAGAACGACCGACGAAGACCAGGATAACGGGTCTTCATCTTGCGCTCAATACGGGCGTCTTCAATGATATTAAGGAAAGACTTGAAGCCCTGACCTTTTTCAGAAATGCTGGAGTGCCAGCCCTGTGCGGGTGTTTCGAGAGCGTGACCGACTTCGTGGCCGATCAGCAGGTCGTAAAGGTCAGCCGACATTTCTTTGAAAATCGGCAACACGACCGTGCGGCTTTCAAGATTGAAGTAAGCGGTGCTTACCTTCTGGTGTTCAACGTGAACGTTTTCGGTCGCCAACAACTTGGCGAGAATCGACTTTTCAGCAAACTGGGACATAACAACACCTCTTCAATCAATCAATCACATTATTTACTATAGTCGATTCGCGACCAAATGTCAAGTGATTCGTTTAATTGCAGCGGGTGTAAATTTCATTATAAACAAAACGACCATAACGGTCATAAACGGGTGACCGATACTCATAGCAAGTGCGAGTGTATTCGCGGCGGCGGATATGGTAGTCATACTCGCGGTCATAAACTTCACGTTCGACTTCGCGCTCTCGGTTCCTATCACTTTTAATAGCAGCACCAAGAATAAAAGCACCGACACCTAGAGCAATCGCTTCGCCGGTATTCAAACCGCGCTGGCGATGTTCGGTGCGCTGATGGTCCCGACCACGAGCCTCGGCGGCTACAGGCGTAGCAAGAACACTAACAGCAATCAAACTAGAAACAATAGACTTAATCATAATCATTCTCCTTCTATTATTAGTATAGACGAATCGATGGTAATGTCAAGTTAAAAACGAGTCATTGAACCATCTTCGTGAGCCAGGAAAGGCTCAAACTTCACGTTTGGATATTCATGAGCCAAGTCCTTGAACATCTGGAGATTGGACACCGCGTCATCAAAGAGACGGGCGCGAGTATATTTACCAGTGTCAAGGTATTGTTTGATGTAGATTTTCTTAGCAGCCGCAGAGGGCATGGCACCAAGATTGCCAGCACGATGGACATGGATATCATCGATATCAATGCCTTGCTTACGGAATGTGTCTAGAAAAATATCACGGTCATCAAAGTCGGAGCGGGCTGTAATGACAACCATCTTGCTACCTTTGGCCTTGATATTCTTATGCATTGCTATCAGTTTGCGAATCGCTTTTGCGATGGGTTCGCTGGTAGATTGAAAATGCCGGGCGTCCCTAAACTCTCTAAAGTCGAAGGACTCACCCGGCTGTAAATGATATGTATTATATTGTTTGTTGCCTAGCGTCTTGATAATCTTACCATCTTTGATGATGTGGACGCGGGCGGTGGTCTTAAATAAAGTTTCGTCAATGTCCCAGATAGTTAACCCGGCACCGTCTTGCGACTCACTTAGAAACTGTTTAAAACCAATCATGTTTATATACTACTCGATTCGTGAATGAATGTCAAGTAGTATTTATGCAGGAACGGCTTTCTTCCTTGTCTTTTTAGGCTTAGGAGCTTCTCCCGCGTCTGCTTCGATGCGGTTCTTCAAACGCTTCGCAACTTCTTCCGCGTCAAGCCAGATATCCTTGTTGTCAAGCATCGATTTGATTTCTTCTGGCGTCAGGAAGTCCTTATAGAATGAAGTGAATAGTTTCTCAGACCATGACCGGAAGTGGGTGATTTGGTCATACATTTCACCACCTTTGCCAATGGTACCACTCGAATAGTTGTGGAACATGAACATAGTGTGGTCAGAGAGTTCGAAGCGGTCCGCACTAAGGAAGATAAGAGTTGCAGCCGACATACAAATGCCTTCTACCGAACAGACAATAGTAGCATTCGATTCTTGAATTGCTCTTACTATCTGTAGAGCGGCAAACAAGTCGCCACCCTCACTGTTGATACGAATGTAAATGATATCATTTTCACCCGCAGCACGGAACAACTGAAACCACTCTACATATTCTTCTGCGGCTTTGATTTCGCCGCAAAGATATAGATTTACTGCGGTAGCTACTGGCTGCGCAAAGAATCTAGCTTTCGAAGGACTTTCAAACTCGTTCATAGAATCGTGTGATTGCGGTGATCTTTTCAATTTGGTTATCAATTATGGGTGTCCTATTCGGCCAGTGGATGTATTCCTTTTCAGGATTTTTCATCAGGTTATATAATAAAGGTAAAATTAAATCTTCTACCTGCTTCAATTTTTCTGCAACTTCCATTTCCACAAGTCTCTTATGCTCTGTGATAAGAGTTGACTGGTCTACAGTGAGAAGTCTGGCTTCAAGGTCATAGAGCTTGGCCATAATCTCATCTTTTAGGTCGTCAGTATCTATCGATTGAGAACTATACGGCTCTTGGACATGAATTACAGTTTCGGTTGGGTCTTCGAATGTAAATCCGAAATCATACGTTGTGTTGGACATATTTTCTAACGTACCTTTTTGCTCGTTTTTCTAGAGATTTTAGTGCCATATCCAATTTCAATTTGGATACATGATCAGAAAAATTTACGCCAATCATATGGTCATATTCATGTTGAAAGATCCTGGCGGGTAGACCATTAAGTTCTTCTACTATATATTCACCATCAACATTCTGGTATGAAATAGTAATCGAAGAAGGTCTACTAACCGTTAACCACAGACCAGGATAACTTAGACAGCCCTCTTTAGCCAATGTGGTTTCTTTTGACATTGCAACAATTCTAGGGTTGAATACATTTTTCCGGGTAGCATCATCTGACCCCATAACAAAAACTTTAGCATCAATTCCTACCTGATTAGCTGATAGCCCCAGACCATGTAGTTCTCTACATTTAAGCCATAGTTTGTCAGATAATTGTTTAGCATCTTCTTTATCAAAATCAAATTGAGTGGGTTCAACTCGAAGTTGTGGGTCAGTAAATTTTAGTAGTTCCATAATTATTTCTTTCGACTATATCCAAGTAGTTCATATTCTTCTGCCAAAAAATTCATACAGAATTCATATTCTTTATCAGTAAGTTGTTCGATAGTGAACTTCTTTTCGTTTTTACTTTCGTGAACGGAAAGATTTTCTACTGTCTCCTCAAACTTATGAACATTTATACTGTCTGTTATTGGTTCTTTAATCCAATCTAATTGACTATGATAAAAGTGATTAGTATCTGGATTATTATAACAAACTGAAACATGAATAGCAAACTTATAGAAATCTCCAAATAGTTCTATTCTACCATGATTATACATGCTTATAAGTCGGTCTAGAGGTTCTCTGACAATAGTAAACTCATTATATCCCGTCATGTCAAACTGCGAAAGGTAATTTCTAACGTGTTTTTGTTTTACATGATAAGGATGACCGTCTTTTATATTATAATCAATTCTTAAATCTTTACCATCGGTGAATAGTTTTCGTATTGAAGAGCCGGAAGTTTTAGGAATATGAAAAAATAAAATCTTTTTGGTTTGATTAAAAATCATACAACCAGTTCGCTGTAGTTGTTTTTCTTTTCGAACTTAATCAGACTGCGGAACTTATCAAACAATTGGTCGCCCTTGTGGCTGATAACAAATACGTTAGTTTCTTCACCTAGAGTATCAAGTAGAGACATAACATAATCGGTACCGTTGTTGTCAAGCGAACTATCAAATACCTCATCCAAGATTAGAAGATTGGTAGCCACGCTGTTCTTCATCTTAGCGATTGTGCGCCAGGTAAACAGAAGAGCCAGGTCGATGCGCTGCTTTTCGCCTTCCGAGAATGATGCATAACTGAAATCATCGCGATGACGAGACTTGATAGTCTCGTCAAACTTTTCGTCCAGATTAAACTGCACAAAGAAGTCCATGGACTGTAGGTATTTATTCACCAGTTTATTGATAACTGGAAGATACTGCCGAATAATCTTAGTCTTAATACCAGTGTCCTTGAGGAGAGTGGAGACAGCATCCATGTAATGCTTTTCTTCATTCAACTTGGCCTTTTCTTCGTTCTGTGTAAGAACTTCCTTAGCATAAGATTTTAACTTGGTCTTTTCAACATCAATGTCGGCAGTCTTAGTTTGAATATCATTTAATTCCAGATTAAGTGCTTGAACAAGACGTTGCACGATAATAATCTCATTGTTATTAGCGAGAATTTCCTTGTTCAATTCTTGTATCTTTTCAACCAGAGCATTATCCTGAGCGATAAGTTCTTCTAGTTTTGTAAACTCTTCCTGGAGTTTCGCCATACCAGAAGAAAGTTCTTCGATTTTCTCCTGCCGAGATGATACGATGGTTTCTTTATGGTCGTGAGCAATACCCTGCTGGCATGTCGGACATTCGTCTGTCTCATTGTAGAATGCCACTTCCTTCTGGAGGTCGCGGAGTTGGGTGGAAAACTTTGTCTTGAATTGATCGAGTTTCTTTTGTTTGGCTGCAAGGTCGCCAAGGGTAGCGCGGGCTTCTTCTTGCGTAATCTTTTTACCTTCGAGTGTAGTAACAAGATTTTGGAAACTTGCGATGGATAATTCACCTTCGTCAATTCGAAAGATAATTTCATCGACCCTCTTTTCCTTATTTGCTTCCAGAGTATCAACATACTCCTTCTGAATCGAAGCCTTCTGCTTTAGAACTTCCAACTTACCGTCGGCGTCTTGTAATCTGTCCTTCAATTCATTCATCTTGTCTTTTAGGACCACGTTCATTGTGGTAAAGATTTGAATGTCAAGTAGGTCTTCGATAATTTCACGGCGGGTACCAGACGGCAACTGCATAAATGGCGTGAACGAGGCAGACCCAAGAATAACAATTTGTGTAAATGACTTGTAGTTCAACTTGAGAATGGATTCCTCAAGATACTTCTGATAGTCACGAGCGGCTGCGTCTTGGTTAATCAGGTCACCGTCTACATAGATTTCAAAAAGATTTGGCTTTATGCCACGAACAATCTTATACGACTTGCGTCCAGATTGAAATTCCACCTCAACCAGAAGTTGCTTCTTATTGATTGAGTTTACCAACTGAGGCTTGTTGATGTTACGAAATGGCTTACCGAAAAGGCTAAAGCACAATGCGTCAAGCATCGTTGACTTACCACCACCATTCTCACCAACAATCAGAGTGTTAGGTGAGCGGTCTAGCTTGATTTCGGTGAACTGGTTGCCAGTTGAAAGAAAGTTCTTCCAACGAATTGCGTTGAAAATAATCATACAGTAACGTTCTGTGCCTCGACATAAAGTTCTTGGAGAATATTTTTAATTCGATTTTTTTCTAAGTCGGTTTGAATAGTATCAACGAAGTCAGAAAGAACAGTCATAGTATCTTCTACACTCATTTCTTCATCGTCCATTGCTTCTGCTTCAAACTCGGAAAAGTCTTCGATGATTTTTAGTTCGATGAGATTTAGGTCATACAACTTATCGACAAATCTATCGAACTTATAGAAGTCTGTTTTCTTTACGACCACCAAGCGGACGCAAGAACCAGCCATTGGTAGAAGATCGATATTAGCAGGGTCACTATTAGTATCGTCATAGTATATTTTATGAAATATCCTAAACGGGTTTTCATAAAATTCGACCTCGTTAGTTTCCGTATCGTAGATGTGATAGCCTCTTGGATCATTATAATCATTCCAAGTAAACTCATAAGTGTTACCAAGATAGACAATATTGCCAGAACGACTACGATGGTGAAAATGCCCACTACAAACAAGAGGGAACTTATCGAAAGATTTCGTATCCATCCCATGGTCATTTTTGTGGCCGCGATACATCTCGAAACCAGCGAATTCGAAGTGTCCGAATACGGCTTGTGCGCTTGAGGCATTTACAATCTCCATAGTTTGTTCATAGTTGCCCGAACAAATCCAAGGAACAAGCAACAAATTTTTACCATCAACGATAATTTCTTCCGCTTCCGAATATGTAAGAACGTTTTCATATTCTCTGAGAAGAAGGTCCAGAGAGTTCACATCATTAGTATTCTTGAAGAAAGTATCGTGATTGCCAGCAATCATATGAACGTCAATTCCATGGTCCCTGGTCTTGTCAAAGAAATACTCACGGCACTTCTTCAACGTATTATAATTTATAAACTTGCGCCTATCAAAAACATCACCAAGATGAATGATTGTCTTGATACCTTCTCGCTCTAGATGAGGGAAGAATGTTTCGGTGTAAAACTTCGCAAAGAAGTTATCAAACGGAATGGAATCTGACCTAGCACCAAAGTGAGTGTCAGTAATCAACGCAATCTTCATGACTTCAAAATTCCAAGTAGAGTATTGGTCTGGCTGATAGCATCATCAAGGGCATGGTGATGTGTATCATTTTCATTGGCACGAATCTTAGCATTGCTTAGACCCATGAGATTCATAACGGTACGATAACACATGATGTTACTGTAGCGCCAAGGATAAACAAGGCCGACCGCGTAATAAGCTGATTCCAAAATAGTGATATCAAATGATGCGCCATTACCCCACGGCATTACCTTATCTTTACCAATCCAGTCAGTAAAACTTTGTAGTGCATCCGCAAGAGGTAGTTGGTCGATAAGAAGTGCGTCTCTTGCCGCGGCGCTTTGCTGCATCCACCATTCAATGGTAGACTTGTCAACATGAAGACCCGCAGCCTTACAAGATTTAGCATCAATGTTGCAATAGAACTTATCGATAATACCTTCAGCAAGAGTGAACTTAGTAGCACCAATAGATAGAATGGTTGCATTGGCTCTTGTCGAAAGAGTTTCCAAGTCAATCATTACATGAACGGTATTAAGATCAGTTACTTTCACTTCTTTTTCATTCCATTATCTTTAGCATATTTTGTTAGAGCCAAATCGCAAAAGTCACGAATGTTCTCTACACTAACCATATAATTATGCCGAATATTAGTCGGCGTTGTCTTGTCAGCCATAGCATCGACCATCTGCTGGACGATAGCAGGGACCAATAGTTCCTTACTCATATTTCACCTTACTTCGTAGGCGGTGCAGCCTTGTTGGCTTCGGCAGCCGCTTCTGCGGGAATGGCTTCTTCTAGAGCCTGTTCGGGGTCGGTCTGTTCACCATCAGCAACTCGCTTTAGTGTAATCTGACCATTACAAATCATATAGTGCTGGCCTTCACCTAGCTTCGAAGATTCAAGATAGATGCAGCCCGCGTTCTGTACCGAAATTGTCTGCACTTGTTCGCGATGTTCTGCCACATTAGAAAGCACAGAAACCAAGCCCGTGCCCGCAACACCGAGCATGATGAGCGCGAACCAATTATCGGAAAGAAATCTCTTGGCCACAGGGACAGTCAAAATGCGTGGGGTATTTTCAGTAGTCATAATAAGCCTTTCAATTAGAGTTATGTTTACATCTTACTCTAAATCTAGTCCCGAGTCAACAGTTTTTTGTTTGTCCAGATATTTTGGTCGGCGCTTAGGAATATTACTGACTTCGGCAGGCTTATCAAAGTCTTCTACCAAGTCAATAGTCTTTTTAAGATAGTCAATAAACTCATTACCATAATCGCCGCCATCGTGGTCTTGCGTGATTAAATCATGAACATCTAGATTTCGAATGTATCTATATTTGGCCGCTTGCTGTTTCTTCTCTTTCGCAATACGGCGTAAGAAGGCATAATAGGTAATCTGTGTGAAGTAAGCAAAGGGATTCCTAGACTTAGCAGGATCGAAGTTATCGATGTAAGTAATGCAGTTCTCAATTCCATCAAGGATCATCTCCTCACGATATGTATAGTTGATGAAGTTAGATTTATATGCCAAGTGATTGGCAATTTTGAGAAAGCATTCGCCCAGATAATTAGGGACGCGAGGCTTCTCTTTACCCTCAGCTTTTGCAGCCAGAACACTTTCTCTATACTCGGTAATTCTTTCTAGAAATAAAGCGTTGTCCACATAGTGAACATTATTTTTACGATTCTTGGCCATTTGCCCTCCACATATTACATAGTTTGTTATACAATAAAAATTTGGTTATTGCAATGTTTTTATTTAAAAAAGTATTTACAGGTAGCGATTCTTGTGGTATAAAGGAGTGTAGCTCCTAAAGAATGAATCTAATTAAGTAAGTTTCTGCTTCTTAGTATTCTTGCTTGAAGCATTTCGAGTTCGTCGTATTCTTCTTCTGGCTCGGCAGCAATTGGGTCGTGACCCACATACATTTTATATTGCTCAAGAAGGTGGTCCTTCAGTGTTCCGGTGGTGAGAACCTCTCTTACACTCAAAAGAAAACTTTTATCTTCGGCGATGCCTATCCAAGGTTTCAAAAGAAAAGTTTCACCGTTTACTCCGCCCTGAACAACAGGTACAGGAATAACTGCGATTGGGTCGTCTAGCCAGAGCATTTCTCCTTCTTCTGTAGTTCTAACTCCGGCAATAAGGGTATCTCCATTCTTTAGTCTTAGAACGGTCACGTTCTTCATAACTGAATCCTTACTAGTTTATAATTAAAACTTTCTTCATTGTAAATTTTAATTCGTTCTATCATATGAGATAGTGTATAATTTTTTCTACTTTTCCATGTTAGGTCATCACCGATATCAAACAGTTTACATGCTGTTTTGTCGGTACCTTTTCTAAGACCTCTACCAATCGACTGTAAATTTCGGATGCGCGATTTGGAAGGTGATGCAAAGATGACGTTGTGCAGATTTCTTATATTTATGCCCGTTGAAAACGTGCCGTAGGACGCTATAATGATGGCGTCTTTTTCTTTTTCCGTAATATCTCTAATGGCTTCTCGCTGTTGCGTATCAGTTCCACCGTGGACAAAGAAAACTTGGCGAGTATCTCCAACCTTATTATTGATTAAGTCATACAAAACTTGGCCGTGCTTTTCTACGAATTGAAACAACACTAGGGTATTACCCTTCTGAGTCGTAGCCAGATTTTTAATCACATTGTTTCGTTTAGGGTGTGCAACTAACCAGTCCATTTCTTGCTGGTAATTGTAATCCTTCATGACTTTCTTTTCTTCATCGGTATAGTCTAGCACGATACAATGAATATCTAGATCGGCCACGGACCCTTGGTCCATAAGTTCCTTTGTGGAAATTACTTTCTTGACTTTACCAAAAAGACCCTCAAGAATAAGTTTGTGTGTCTTCGTTCCGTCTAGCGTCCCAGTGGTGCCGATGCGAAACTTTGTATTGACACATTTATCAAAGATAGACGTTAGCGACTTTGCTTTGAACAAGTGCGCTTCGTCACCATAGATAACATCAAACTCATCAAAGAATTTTTTCGGTAGTTTGTAGATAGACTGCCAAGTGGAAATTACAATCTGCGCTTCATTTGTTTTCTCATGCCCAGCATAAATTCTGGCACAATTCTGAGATGCATACCATTCCGTGTGTGATGCGTAGTCTTGAAAGTCCTTATACATCTGTTCAACAAGTGAAGTGGTAGGAACAATGATAAGTTGTTTGCGACCAAACTGTTGATGGTAACGCATTAGCAGATAGATGATGAGAGACTTACCAGATGCGGTGGGCGATAGTAGCAACGTGCGGCCGATGCGAATAGCATACTTGACTGCCTCTAGCTGGTAGTCTCTAGTCTCAATTGGTTTATCTTGACTATGCAAGTTCAACGATTCCGCGAACTTCTGCACATCCTCTATAGTTACTGGGTCACCAATTCTTTCTATATCAACGTCTACTGAATAGTCAAGTCTTTCTGCAAACTCTCTGAGATAAGGTAAAAGGCCAACGTAGAGTTCTTTTGTCCAGATATTGAACAGTCTTGCTTTGCCGTCCCAAAGTTTAGCGCGATACGTTGGCATGAAACGTGCGCCCGGGACTTCAAAGGTGAAGTAATCATTTAGTTCTTGTGCAATTCCTGGGTCACAATCGACCGTCAGATGCACTTCATTTTTCTTGGAAACTTTTAGATCACTCACATCAACCCGTTTGTAAATTTAGTCCACTCAATGGCATTCTTAATGTCCCATGTTCTACTATTTAGTGAGCGTATAATTTGCTCTAATTGATAGAGCATGGCTTTGACATATTCTACCTTGTCCATTGACCGAATGATATCTTCATCGCAATTGATACGATCTTCCATATCATGCTTCAATGGCTTTAGACCTTGATACTGGTCCCAGCCACGTTCTTGTAACTCATCATGGCTCATCTCACCGCGCAAGTATTTTGCTTTATCTCTGCGCATACGATAATAATCTGCTTCTGCTTTTCGCAATTGCAGTTTAGTATTGGATAAAATGTTTAGATACTTAGCGTGAAGTTCTGGTGTTTTTGTGGACTCTCGACCCAGATTTAATTCATCAATCTTAGAGTCACTTGTCCACATTTCTTGGACTTCTGATAATTTCATAATAACCTCAATTAAAAATAATATTATAGAACCGTAATGTCGTAATGTCTATATTTAAATGCTGCAATACCCTGTAAGAAATCGGCACGACCTGTGCTAATATCAAAGTCAAGACCTTCTAGACTTATAGGAAATACGTCATAATATGTAATCTTGACATTAGGATTATTGTCGGAATCTAGAATGAAGAAATCTGCATCTGAGAAATTTCCTAAGTCGCCCAATCTTTTTTCTGGTACCGCGGGGAATCTATATCTCTGAGAATCATTCCATCTTCTATATTCATCATGATTGTTTGGAAACCCTAATCCAATTAGCCAGTTATAGAGTTCGATATAGTTTCTCATATTTTCTTGAACGAGAAATCTTATTACCAAATCACCGTATCCTAGTTTATCGCCAGGAACAGGTATTCTTGACAGTGGCGTTTCCAATGAAGGTGAGCCAATTTGAATTGCAGGTATGTTTGCTGCCTGACAAAAGTATGACACATTGGGTAGATTGTGAATTTGAAACTTGAAACCATTAGGCTTTAGATAATCAAGATCGCTGGGTTGTTGATTTACCCAGTTAGCTTCTGTCACTCCTAATTCTGTTTTTAATACCATGAGTGTCTCCTTATGCAATATTTATAACGAAAAAGGGGAGAGCATTTCTGCTCCCCCCAGTTTCTTGCAACCCTTCCTCTAATGGGAAGGTATCGATTACATAAGGTTAGTAACCTTAACGCGACGATAGTATTGGTTGCGGTTGGCAGTGAATGTATCACCGTCAGTTGTGCCGTTCGACTGTGTTACGAATGGGTTAGCAATCATGCCGTAACGTGTCTTGAAGCCAATCTTTGGCTGGAAGCTGTTAGGATCGATAGCACGAACCATTTGTAGTGGAACGTATGGGCAGTAGAAGAGACCAGCGTCATAAGCGTTGGCACCCTTATAACCAACAACGTAGAACTGGCTAGCAGCGCCGGTGTTGGCTGAGTAAGGATCAACATAAACCTTATAACGACCGTTTAGAGTACCAGCAAATGTGTTGCCAGTGTCATCAACGTTCAGGTCAGGCGAACCCTGTAGAGCGCGGCCTGTGTCAAGAACACCTGCCATTGCAAGAGCAGCGGCAACGTCCGACGAACAGATGATGAAGTTACCCTTACCACGGCGGGTATCTTGAGCGATTACGTTAGCGTCACGTTCAATGTTGAACAGAAGACCCTTGAAGCGTTCTACGCTCCAACGACCGTTTGAGTCAACGTCAAGGTCGAAAGTACCAGCAGTTGCGGTCGAAGCCGAACCTGTCTTAGCTACCTTGTAGATTGTGCGAATAACTTCGCGGTTGATTTCAGCAAGAATTTCTTGCGAAAGGATGTTGCTGAGTTCTGATTCAGCATCAAGACCGTGAATAGCCTTGAGATCCTGTGCAAGTTCAACTGTGTATTCTGCCTTTAGAGCGCGTGTCTTAGCAGTAACAGTTGTCTTCTCGATTGAGAATGCCATTTCGCCGAACGATTCACCGTTGTCAGTGCCAAGAGCTTCTGCGGTTGATGTTGGCATTGCAACACCAGTTGTGTAAGTACCATCAACTGGGTTCGAACCGTCGTGTGATGCGCCGTTTGCGTCACCCGAGAAATCGGTATCTGCTTCGTTGAAGAGAGCTTCTGCACCATCTTGTGTGCTATAGCGCGACTTCATAGCGAAGATCAAGCCTGTTGGACCTGTCATTGGCTGAACGCCAGCAACATCATAAGCCATCAGGTTTGGAAGAGCGCGGCGAACGAGCGAGATGAGGATTGGGTCATAACGGTCGATGTTTGCTGCACCCGAACCGGCAATGTTATTTGCTGGTGCGTCTTCGAAAAGGGCAGCCTTTTCTTCGCGTAGTGCTTTTTCTTGGTTTTCGAGAACGACTGCGGTAACCGAACGCTTGTAAGGGTCAGCAATTGCGCCGAGACCTTCATGATTTAGAACTGGTTCCCACTTCTTTTGTAGTGATTCTGAAAGAAACATTTAGTTTTCTCCTTGAGTTTCAATATCTTTTATTTATAAAAAATTACTTTTGAGCCATTTTGTTGAGTGCTTCAACATACTTATTGACTGTCGATTCGTCTACTAGTTCAACGCCTTCGTCTTCTAGCTTGTCTTCCACAATGGTAGACTTAGAAGCTGGGAAATAATTTTCCTTGATAACGTTTAACTTTTCTTCAAAAATGCCTGCATTCTCGAATTCTACATCAGCCACCAATGACTTGAACTTCTCTGCATCGGTCTTAGCAAGGTCCTCAGCAACAACGGCGAAAACGCCTTCTTTCATTAGTTCTACATTGTTATTGTGCAGTTCTACATTTGCAGCAATTTGCTCGTCCAGCTTAGCCGAAAGTTCTTCGATCTGGCCTTGCATTTCACCAAGCACATCATATTTCTCTTCGGGAACATCGATATAATGTTCTGCGAACAGGTTCTTCATGCCATTGATGAACGACTCTGCAATATCATTGCGGAGACCATTATCGACAGCCAGTTGGTTGTCTTCAACCCACTTTTCAATTACATAGCTAAGATATGAATCGACCTTCTCGGTCAAGTCAGCCTTAAATTCTTCCATCAATTCAGCCGCTTCTGAAATTAGGCTTTCTTCGATGCTTTGAACTTGATTGGCTACGCGGGCAGTTACCATCGCTTCAAACAACGACGAAGCCTTGCCACGAAATTCTTCTGATAGCTCTTCGTTACCATCGAACAGTGTTGCTAGATCAGCGGTGAAATCTTCTTCGATCATTTCGCCATCTTCCTCTGTTTCTTCCTGAGCTACATTGCCCTTCGATGAAGGTTGGTTAACTACAGAAGCAGGATCGCTGTGGGTTACGAAATTAGGTGCAGCACCAACAGTACCAGTATGTGACATTAGATCATCAACCTTGAGAGATGATGATTCTTTTGCACCTGGATTTGCTGTATCGTCGTCACGTTCGCCTGAAATTGTTGCATCTTGCGATGAACCTTGACGAGGCTGAGTTTGATCGCCCGCTACCTTACCTGGAATCGAAGTATCTTTGCCCTTCGATGCACCCATTTCGCCCTCAGGCGAAGCATCTTCTGACGAACCCTGCTTAGGGTTGGTTGTGTCTCCAGCAACCTTTTCGTCTAGAACTTCTTCGGATAGTTGCTTCTTAGTCAGCAACTCTCTGATTTTGTTTTCTACACTCATTTGCGTCTCCTAAATGGATTTTTATATTTTATTTATAAAAATATTACTTTGAAGAAAGATGACGCAAGAAACGTTCAAAGACATGCAGTTTTGCTTCTTCGAGTTGTTTCTTACTTGCTTTCTTAATATACTTTTTGGACATATCGCAATGCTGTTCGGTCCAAACACCATTCACAACTACCCATTCTTTATTTTCCATGATGCCACGAACGAAAGCATCTGGTGCTGAGGGGTCAGCTACGATATCAGCCGCTGTTGCTAGATGGAAGTCATCTTGCACAACTTGAACACCGTCTCTGTTTTCCTTCAAAGTACCGAGGCCTCTTGACGAAACGCCAAGTTGACCACCAGACTCAATTAGACCACGAGCGATATTGCCCATTGGTGTTTCAGTGAGTTTCGCTTTACCTACCCAGTTGTCACCATCGCGGCGAAGTTCTGTGATGATATGCGATACACGATCCAGATTGATCGATGGACCATCTGGGTGTCCTAGTTCGCCGAATGCTCTGTTGTTCTCAACCGCTTCTTTCATGTAACGAGAAATTTCTTTCTCCATGATTTCAGCAGGATACATACGACCATTACGGTTCTTTAAATTTGATTGCAGAAAAACGCCCTCGATATAGAGTGCTTTTTTACCATTCTTTTCTTCTGTGATGTAACGAACTTGTTCGTTTACTTCTGTGATAAGTTTCATTAGCCTAGATCCCCGTCTGCGTCTTGATGTTGCTGCGGACCATAGCCAGCTACCTTAGTAAGTTCTAAAACTACCGTGCCATCACCGCCAGTGAATGTAACAACAATATTGGAAGTGCTTTCTTCATTGTCTGACCACCCAGCAAAGTCCAGCCATCCAGAACCTTGATCGTTTAATGTCCACAGTGTCTGGCTATTTCTAACAATTGTTGCAGAGGCACCGCTTGCTAGTGAATAATAGATTGACTTAATATGAACGTTAGGTGTGCTAACAGATTCAGTTGACTTCTTTAGGGTTGTAGCAAGAGCAATAGTGCCAGCGCCAGTGCCGCGGACTTTTACTACCCCGTGAACTTGTGTTAATTTTAAGACAGAAACAGTAGCTGCCATTTGCTATTCCCTTTGCTTTTAGCCGACGTGTTGTGTTGAGTGCGTGATATCCGCACGATGCACATCCATGCCAGCAGTACCCTTTTTAGTTTTCCAATGTGCTGCGGCATTCTTAGCAGCTTCATATGTAGAACCTGCATGGGTTTCAAATTTACCATGCTTGGCGTGAACCACGATGAATGGTTTTAGATCAGAAGACTCTTCAACTTTCTTCTTAGAGCGAAGAAGTTTAAAATCGTGTCCATCAACCTTACCATTCTTGTTGGCGTCAATCTTATGTTGGTCGCCCTTTAGCTCTTCGTCGGTCTGTTCGACTTCTTCGTTTGACAACTTAGCAGCAATAGCCATCTGGCGGCGCTTTTCAGCCGACTTGCCCTTGAATTGAGGAGCATCCGAATCCTGGAAGTCCTTGATAACATCACCCATCTTGGCTTTCGCCATGTTGATGCGCTCTTGAAGTTGCTTATAGGTCTTCATCTGTTCCCTCTATCTCTTCCTGGTCGCCGTGGTCATTCTCATCGGTGATTTCGTAGTGGTCGAAATCTTCTTCATCTGGCGTATCGTTAAACACACTATTTGCCATATCTTGTCGCATGTTATCTAGATGTTCGCCTGCTTTAAGATCCATAATATCATTAAAAACTTGCTCGGCATCTGCAAAAGTGCCGTTTTCAATGTTATTTATTAAGTCACTAATGTTACTGTTGTCCATCATCTTGTCCTTGGTTTTGCTGTTGAATCGCCGCTGGCGGTTCGCCTTCTAGTGGTGAATAGTCGGGCGGCGAAACTTCAGGAGGACTTGCATCATTTTGCTTTTTAATCTCTTTAATCTCGTCATCCGACAATTTAAGAATGTTCTCTTGAACATATTCTTTACTATACATTGTGCCAATAAACGGTGCAACACCCTGCAAGATTTCAACTCTTGACTGTAGGATTTGCTGTTCCTTGGATTCTGTATAGAATGCATCGGTTGCAAAAACATATCTAATGTCATACTTCATCTTTTCCCAGTCGGCCTCTGTAATGACGCCCTTGAGAATAAGTTGTGTCTTTAGTAGATCATCAAATAGAAGTGTGAAACGGCGGCGCAGTTTAGAAATGAACTTGGTAAATTTCCATTCGTCTCTATTAATTTCTGCGGCGCGACCAAAGTTTAGACCAGTCTGTTGTTCTAGTCTTGACATAGGAACGTTCAACGCTTGATATAGTTTGCGCTGGAAGTATTCAATGTCTCCCATTTCGCCTAGACCCTGACCACCAGGTAGAGTTTCAATCTGTGTGCCTCTACCACCTTCGCGGCGTGGCAACCAGAAATCTTCAAGCATTGACATAAACTTTTTATCGTCGCGGATTTCACCAGTGTTTGAATCGTAAACAACCTTGTTACGATACTGGTTCATAATACCCTTGAGATACTGTTCGGCTTTAATCTTTGGAAGATTACCAACGTCAACATAGAATACGCGGCGCTCTGGTGCTCTAGTGATACGATAGATGACTGCGGCATTTTCCATCATACGCAACTGATTTGCTGGGCGAATAGCCTTGTGCAAATAAGAAAGCGGCATGTTTCTGTCCATGTCCTTCAAGCCAGAAGGAACAAAGCAGATAGAATCCTTTTCGATGCGCATTGTTGCACCGGCAGTAGAAGAGAGTGATGCGGCTGGTGTAAAAGTTTTATTAGGAACAAGACCTCTGTCATTATAGACAAAGTATTCTTTGATTTCTTTAATAAACTCTACGCCAGTTTTTGGATCCTTTTCTTTTAGGATCTCTCTCATCTTCTTAATTTTTCTTGGGTCGATATAGCGTATATCAGCTAGACCCTTCTTTAGATTTGCAGTATCAACAACCTTGTGAAAGAATAGTCTTCCGTCGATATACCAATGTCTAAAGTAATCTTGCGCTCTTAGATTAAAATCAAGCATATTAAGAATAGTTTGGAATTCTTCCTGAACTAATTTCTTGATATTCTGTGAAAGTTCAACGTCATCCAGATCAATCTTTACTGGTGCTTCGTCATCTAAGTTTGCAATAGAATCGTTTACAATATCATCGATAGCAGTATCAATATCTGCCATCATTGCGATTTCACGATACTTACGAATCAATTCTACTTCATTATTTGCGGTGCCATCGATATCGATGTATGTGCCATAATAGCCACCGGCTCTGATAGTTTCTACGCCACCATCGTCCGTTGGCGCCACAAACGATTTCTCTGTCTGTGGCGCCATGGATCTCTCAATTTTATAACCAAAAATTTCCATTATTTAAAAGTCTTTCAATTAAGCGGCCCCTACAGAACCGCTGTTTGAAGTGTAGACGTAATCTTGATATTGGAACGTAACGCTGAATTCTTCAATCACATCGTTTTGTCCGTAGTTTAGAGCGATTTCCGAAATGTTAATTGGGAAAGCATCTCTAAGAACATACTTGGCGATTGTGAAATCGTTACGATCAAGATGTTCAACTTCCAACTGAGCATAATACTCATTTGGAGTAATAGCGCCGGTATTGTCATTAACGTTATTAATCGAATTCATCCACTGCATAAGTGGTGCATGGAGTGAAAATTCGGAATCGTTAACAATCGTAACTGTCCACGGATCGAAGATACGTTCGCCAGCTAGTTTGACTTCACGACCACGATATTGGACGATTGTTGGATTAACGTTTGATGCTGGCATTGCTGCACCTGTGACCAGAAGAGACTTCTGGTCTAGGGCACCACCACCTGCTGGTGTGTTTAGTGTTACTCTGAATTGGTTTGGTCTTGCACCACCAGCCCCTAGTAACCCCTTAAATGCTGAAATATCCATATTAGATTTCTCCTATAATTTTATTTATTCGGGTTATTAGGCACCAACTTCTTCGAACGAAACGCTTGTGCGGGTCGCGATGAAGTTTAGGTAAATGAAGTTGATCGACTTCGCTGGCTTGATGTAGATATCAGCAACGAATTCATTACGGTCGATTACTTCCCCGGTGTTGTTTGTTTCATCGCAAACAACGCGGAAGTCATAGATGCCGCGACGACCACGAACGTCACGCAGGAATGGTTCGACTAGCGAACGGAACTGCGAACGAGTGAATACATCGTTGAATTCGAACAGTTGATACTTAGCAGCGGTTGCAATTGCCTTCTCAAGCACGATAAACAGACGACGAACATTGATGCGGTCGAATGCAGATGGCTTAGAACGAAGGGTCTTATCACCATAAAGAACAGTGCCTTGACCTGGGAAGGTAACAACAGGATTAACTGCATTCTTATACAATTCGTCACGCTCGGCTTGATTTGGCGACCAAAGAAGTTTTACAATATTCTTAATTTGACCACGGTTCAGACCAGCAGGTGACCACCATGCATCATTCGTTCTGTCAGTGCGGGCGCAAAGACCAGCTGTATCTGGGTTCAGAGGAATGTTAACGTATGCATCATTGTAGCGGTCATATTGAACTTTCCAGCCAGAATCCATGACAGCATAAGATGTGTCACGATTTACTGTGGTTGTTCTGTATGCAACAACGTCCGCGGCCGCATCATTTGAATTGTTTAGAACAGATGCGAGATCTGGTGAAAGGAACACTACACAGTCTAGGCGGTCTAGAGCAATATCGTCAATGCAATATTGTTGAACAACTGAGCCATGACCACCAGTGATGATCAGAGATACGTCATAAAGTTCTTTATTCTTGAACAACGCATAACCAGCTGTGATATCACCAGCAACTGGTGCTTCTGTGCCATCTGATCCACCACCGAGAGTGTTCACAACGCGGCTGTTAAGATTGTCGAATTGACCATCTACTACGCCGCTTGCTACAGAACCCCAGTTATCGCCATCTGCTGGATGGTCTAACCACCAAACATACTTTGACTGAGCATTCAGAACGTTCTTGTAGTAGTTAGAAGAGCCGTCCGAATTCTTAGCATCCGATGCCTTAGAAACGAAAGCAAACTTTTCTAGAATAGTACCTTTTACGCCACTGAAAACGCCGCGAGTATCGACAACAACAATGTGTAGTTCGTCGTCTACTGCATCAGCCGTATCAGCATAACCTGATGTACCTGGGGCTTTTGAAAATTCGCCAGCATAATCCCAGCCAGTAAAGGTATTGTTGTCTGCCATTTCAATGGTCAGACCGTTACCGAAAGCACCTGGATGCTTGGCTGCAAATACGCCTTCGCCGTTATCGCCACTAGCATTTACTGCTAGATAGCTTTCTTCATTTGGTATGAAGATACCATTGCCATCGGAAGTTGCGTTTTCAGCATCTTCTGGAACGGCACGAACAACTTGTAAGTTGTTGCCATAGCCTAGGAAGTTAGCAGCCGAGAACCAATCTACTGTGTTTCTAAAGCCTGGCTTACCAAACTTTTTAACCAGTTCGTTTTCAGATGTAACTAGTTGAACTGTATTTACTGGACCCCAAGCGAAGTCCCCGCAAAATGCGGCTGCCGATGACGAAACTGCAGGAACAACATTAGTTAGATCCTTTTCAGTTACTAGAACACCAGGCGATAATTGAAAAGCCATATTCTTCTCCTCGTTGTAAACTAGACAATATTCACTTGTCGTTTTTATGTTTTTATTTATAAAATGTGAAAGTTACAGTTAGAACATCCAGTTTTTACGTTCAGGCGCTTCATCATCTTGTGATACTTTCCACAGGTCGCCGTTCGACACAAAATAATCTTCTTGAAATCCACTATTTATTTCACCAAATGGAGTCAACTCATCTTCGATACTATCCATCTGGTCTTTATACATTTTCTCACGAATGTCCACATTTGTCATATCTTTAAAGTAAGGATTGCTTGTCATCCAAGCAAACAAAACTAAACTCATCACAAGGTCATCAAAATAACCCTCATCCGCCATCCAACTTCCCTGCTTTTCAATGAAAGTAGAGAACTCAGAAATAGTCTCGGCATCAAATACTAGTAGTTTATTCTCTTCAAGTATGGACTTCAAAGCAAAACAGCCTTGTCGTTTAACTTGTTTAGTCATTCTAACGCCACGCTGTGTCTTTGTACCAAAACCCGGTGACAAATACTGTTTTAATTGCGTCTTTACAGTTGTTAAAATGTTATCATATTCTAGTTCCATGTGGAGAATATCAGCCACTTGTTGGCCAATATCATTGATTTCGACTAGAATATATGCCTTGTTATAGTCATTACCAACTTTCGCTATGATGTTTGGAAACAACATAGGCGCAATCTTATTATCACGATACTTGGCCACCAATCTATATGGGGTTTCTGTAACATCTAATACGGTAAAAGCAGAATAGTCACCGCCAACACCACGCGCCGTATCTACACCCATTGCATAGATATGACCATCGACTGGTTCTTCGTAAATATCCAGTCCATCTTTCGAGTGGATGGGATCAATAGAACTCATCGCACCCAATGTCTTGGCATTAATCAGTGTATTACTTGAGCCAAGAAACTCACAAAGAACTTCCTGATTGAATTTCAATTCACCAAGAAGTTTTAGTTGTTCTTCTGCCCATGCGTCATCTCTACCTGGAATTCTATGATAAGGAATGAACATAGGCACAAAGCCATTGTGACCCTTCTCTGCTTCGTTCCAGAATTTCCAGAAGTGATTATAGCCAAGCGGAGTAGAAGTCAATAGAATCTTAGTAGTTTGACCAGCCGAAATCGTAGGATAAACAGAAGCGAAGAACTGTTCTGCAACGGTATTTGGAATGATTGCGGCTTCGTCGATGTATAGCCAGTTAACTGACTTACCACGAATACCAGATGCTGTTGTAGCAGCGGTGAAAATCTTAGAACCATTTTCTAGTTCTACGTCACCTTTATTCCAGGTCTTCACGCCTTGTTGCATCCAAAGTGGCAAGTTCTCATACATGCCCTGATAACGAGACATAACTTCTCTAGCAGCGGCTGTCTTGTTGGCCATAATAGCAACTGTCTTGCTGTCTTGAAATAGAGTATACCACAAAATACAAGCCGCAGATGTAATAGTCTTACCCTGCTGGCGACCTTCCATAAGGATAGCTTTACGATTGTTTAGAATGTGAAGAACTTTTTCTTTCTGACAATCATACAACTTGAATAGCTGTAGACCGTGGTCAAGAGTAACAATCTGGCAGTAGTTCTCAATAAAATAAATTGGATCTTCCTGGCACTTTTCAATTTCTGCCAGTTGCTCTAAAGTAAAATTATGTTTGTGACCCAGCGGCTTTAAGTTAATATTACCGTGATACGAGGATTCCTCACTCATGATCTATGACTTTTGCTTTCTCTGCTTTCAATGCTTTGAGTAAATCCGAAGTAGAACCGGAAAAGATGATATTGTTTTGTGTATCAATATTCTGTTTCTTTGGCTCTTCTTGGCGTAATTTCTTTTTTGCGTTTTGGAGAGCTAGTAAATCTTTAGCCGCATCGCCTTTAATCTTTAGTAGCTGACCCACAACTTCATATGCGCGAGGACTATCACTAGCAAGGGCAACATTTAACATACCCTGCAAAGCCTGATCCGTTTGCTCTAGAGTAGTATTCAGCTTACTTCTAGCCACGTTATAGTCATCTTCGATATCATCGCCAGTAGACACAATCTCTGGTACCAATGGTTCTTCTACCACAGCTGGCAGTTGTTCTTTATTATTAAGAACTTCCTCCATGTGCGTGCCAAAAATGGCATCTAATTTATCATACTGATTGTTCGAAGGTTTCATTAAATTGCTCCACATAATCCCAATTATCAACCACGGTAGCATCTGAAGGATTTGTTGTAACTTGATAGTTTATTGTTGAACTATTAGGGTCGATTGCTGCATATGTATTTGCAATCGCGGTTCTAATAATAGATTGCTGTTCAACTGGACCATAGAAGTTTAGTCCGAGTGTAAAATTTAAATTCCAGATTAAAGTTGTTCTTTGCGTGAAATCACTCTCATAATTATCTTCGTATGAGATATTTTCAAGAATGATTTGTAAGTCTCTTTTGATTCCCATCTCTGGAATATCATTGATAGTGACACAAAAATCTGGATTGAAGAAAGGCAAAATCTGTTCTAAGATTTGTAAGCCATCGTCTTGATTTTTTGCAGCAACATATAATGCAATACTCATATCATATGGTGTGCTAGTGAACTGCGACCTTAATTTATTAGGATCATCGGTCGCACCAACCGCAACATTTTTTGTTAGTAGATTGATTTTCTTCGCCGGATTATATTGCAGTCCTGTAATCTCAAAACCAATTCTTGGCAAAGTAATTGCCATTGAAGCTGGGTCAATACCAGGAACTGCCGCAACGCGAGTTAAAAACTTTTGCTTCGGTGCATATGACAGTGGCACTCGAATAGACTGTGCAACTTCACCGGCGGAATTTTTACGTTCAACCGTCAATTGATTGAATATAGTACCGAATGCTACGATAGCTTTTCTAATATGTTGATGATAAAAATGTTGTTTCAAAAACATTATGCTGCCGTCCTAACTTGCACTTCGCCAAATGGATTGAATGCTGTGAAGTCTAGAATGGATTCTGCTTCATACTCAAAATCATTGGCATCATCTAGAGGGTCAATATTCGTTGTTCCGTATTTCTGTTGAATTATTGCATCTGTGGTTTGTGTCAATACTCGATCACCAGATTGCATTAGCAGAGTCCACGATAGAGAATCCTGCGTCTTACCATCCGTGATACCATCAATTTCTGAAATACCAGTATCAATATTTTCAGAACTGAATTCGAATGTAGAGCAAGACATTCTATAAGTATAAATCTTACCTAGCTGGTAGAATGGATTCAGAAAGTCTACATAATCAATTTGAAAGAATGTTTTTGTTTTCGGAAAGAACAACAAATCACCTTCTGCCGGGCGCTCTGGTAGTTGTAAATTCTCTGCATTTCTACCAACGGATTCTTCCCAGCGGCGTCTTGCAACAACAAAGGTGGCATTCGAGCGAAACTCAAAACCAAACTTAGTCAACAATTCGCCCTGTCCCTCAAAGCCCTCGGTATTTTCTAGATACATCTCCAGTGGATATGCCTGAGAAAAGAACGATAATGGGTCTTCACCTAGAATTGGATCTTCATTTGCAATTGTTCTAGGTAGATAATAAACATCATGCCCATAAATCTTCATGCTTTCAATAATCAGGTCCTCCAACAAACGTTGTTCGTTTGTTGTGCCAGATGTATTTCCTGATTGAAAGTAGAAGTTTGTAGGCATAATCTTAGCCCACCATGAAATCGACTGGCAACTCGGAACTTAATTGCATGTCCTGTTGAATCATTCTAATTTCTTCTACTGCTTCATCATAGACTTGTTGACCATTCATGACGATACCGCCTGGTAGTTGCATACCACCAAACTTCTTCATGTTGTCACCCCATTGCTTTTTGATTAGCGCAGTAGCATAAGTCTTGAGAAAGCGGTCATTATATACTTGTGTATATGTGTTTGGGTCCACTATACGATAACATTCTACAATAATGTAATCACCAGGATCAAAAACATCTTCCCAGTTGCAATGAATTTCTAATTTGTCAGTCTTACGATTATATGCAAACGACCTATCGCCCACTAGAAGCATGTCTAGCATCGAAAGGTATTGCTTCATCTGTGTATAATAAATCATGTCCGCGGACAAAAGATTATACATATCATTCATACGGAATTGATAAACAACATCAAACATATTGTTTGCATTATTCATACCAGAGCTAGGACCATTGATTGGTAATACTCTAATAACACCAATTACAGAATCTGGAATGGAAACATATCCATTCTGAATGTCACCCGCAGTATATGGATTCGATGGAGCCAATGCTCTACTAAAGCCCGATGTTACACCCGTGACTGTTTCAGATGCCTGAAATGTTCCTCTAACTTTACTTACTGATAGAGTAGTGCCAGTTATAGAGATAACTTTACATGTTGCACCCGAAGTTGCGCCCTGTAATGTTTCACCTGCTTCAAAGCTGGGCGAAGAAAGACCAGAAAATCTTAGCGTTGCACCACTTACTTGATGGTGGAGATATACTCTCTCAACACCGTCAAAGTGGAACTCTTGAAAATACTGCAAAGCGTCATCGATACGATCTTCTATTTGATCGTCATCAACGTTAATTTCGATTACTGGAAATCCGAGTCTACGGAGACAGTAATCGATTAGTCCTTGTCTAGATGAAATTGTCATATCGTGTCCTCTTTAGGACTATTTATAACGAACCCATATCATAGGTTGTCGGATTGACTCCAGCAATATCACCCAAATCTATGGTTTCTGGTACTGTGAAAAAATCTGGATTATATCCACCGACTTCGATGATACTACCATCAGTCTTTTTTGAATATAGTGCGCCGTCCGCCAAATTTACAGCAAGTTCTCCTACTGCAATATCACTTGCACTAGGAATAGAACCAGAGGTTTCACTTCGTTTTAATTGGACTACAGTTGTCATATTAGTTCAATAATGTCCCTGCAGAGTCATAGATATTAATACGAAAATATGCGCTTGAATTGCCATCTAGTAAATCAGCATCAAGTCCTGATCCTGCACCATCAACTGTTTTAAGTTTAGTTAGAACATCTGAGGCGGTATACGATGCTGCTGGTAGAGCCGCATCTGCCGTAGCACCTTGTGCCGCGGTAGCATATGCCGATGATGCTGTAGTTGCTGCGGTGCCTAGTCCTAATGTCGTTCTTGCGGCTGCGGCATCTGCATCATCGATTAGAGATAGACCAAATACACTTACGCTTGAAGACGGTAAGGCAGCATCCGCTTTAGTTCCTTGAGCGGCAGTAGCGTAAGCAGTAGCAGCGGTTGTAGCTGCGGTGCCAAGACCAAGTGTTGTTCGTGCGGTGGCGGCGTCTGCGTCATCTACTAGAGTTAAGCCAAATGCACTAACCGCAGAAGAATTTAACTTAGTTCCGATGCTGGTAGTGATTGTGGTCGAGAAGTTGGCATCATCGCCAAGTGCGGCAGCAAGTTCGTTTAATGTGTTCAATGCTTCCGGTGCAGTATCAATAACGTTGGCAACTGCGGTTGTCGCGGCATTATCTGCATAAGTTTTAGTGGCAATTGTAGAATCTACTGCGACCGCACCATTAGTAATAGTGATGCCTGTTCCTGCACTAAAGTGGGCGCGAACGTCTGAGGCACTTGGTCCAGTATATGTAATTACGCCAGTTGTGCTATTATATGCAAGTGAGCCGTCGCCGCCGGAATCTGTTACCGATACTGCGCCTCTTGCTCTAGCATTTGTGAAGTAGAGGTTTGTTGAGCCTTCTGTGATTTCATCCGTATTGTCTTTGCCTTGAACCGCAGTATCAACATAAGTTTTTGTAGCTACGGTGCTATCAATATCGAATACGCCAGTTGTGTTATTATAATCTAGACCGGTGCCGCCTGAAAGGGCAGTCAATGAAATAAATCCAGATAATGCAGATTCTTTAGCTAAAGCAAAGCCACCCGCAGTGGTGCCGTCATGAACTACTACAGTATCTTTAGTTGTATCTACAGTAACTTCACCAACTGCACCAGTGAAACTAGAGTGTTGGACTGTAGTGCCTCTACGAAGTTGTAAAATCGTTGCCATTTGTATCTCCTAATCCCACTCTATTTAGCTATATGTTCCACCATCTAGAATGGCACCGTCTTCTATGTTATCTAATGAAGTCTTTAAAAGTTCATGGCCTCCAGCAGTGGAACCATCATGAACTCTAACAGACCAATTCGTTGTGTCTACTGTGATTTCCGCTTCGGCACCAGTAAAACTTTGATGTTGTAAAGCTGTGCCTCTTCTTAGTTTTACTCTAGCTGCCATATCAAATGCTCCCGTAATCTACAGAATTGTATGCTGCAACCGCATCTGTGATCAAGCCGTAATCTAAGTCTGTTAGCTGGTTGAGGCGAATGATCGCAGTGCCTGGCGTGGTAGTTGTATCTACATCGAAATCACTAAACGCGGTGTCAGCAAACGAGATGGTAGCAACGCTTGTTGCCGCGCCGCCATCATTTACTTCTACGCCACCTAATGCTACTATTGTGCCGTCTGTCTTCTTGGAAAAGATTTTCTTATCTTCAAGATTTACGGCCAGTTCGCCTACTGCGAGATCACTTGCACCTGGTTCGGCGCCCGTAGTTTCACTTCTTTTAATTTGAACGACCGTTGACATATGCTAAGTCCTATTCATCTGATTTAAACGTACCTTCGTCCCAGTCAGATTTAGCGGCTTTGTTTGAGGTAGGAGTAGTAGATGCAAGTTTTAATGCTTCTTCTAATTCCTGTATCTTGGCTGTCAATTCAGCTACAGTCTCGTTTGCCATTGCCAACTGGGTTTTCACCATGATGTTGTCAAGCGTCGATGCTTTAAGTTGCTCTGCCAAATTATTAATATACGAATTGATGAACTTAGTTTGATCCATTATGTATCTCCAAAATGTGGGGAGGGAATAGTCCCTCCCCTATAATTTATTAGTATGTGCCACCGTCGATGTTGCCAAACGAAGGCGCATTGCCTGAACCGTTTGATTTTAGAACTTGACCGGCAGTGCCAACAGCGGTTGCGCTGATTGCACTTGTGCCACCACCGAACAGAACACCGTTAGCAGTTAGAGTTGTTACACCAGTACCACCGTCACCTACTGCGATTGCAGATGATAGACCGGAAACTGTACCACCCGAGAGCGAACCTTCGAGGTTAGCAACAAGAGTAGCAACAGAGTAACCTGTTCCAGCTGTGTTAACAGTTGTTGTTGGCGCTGATTGTAGACCCTTGAAGAGCTTCCACTTGCCGTCAGATGCATCGCGGAACAGACCAGCGTAAAGGTCTTGCGAACCTGTTGTATCATACATACCGAACAGACCAAGGTCAACCGCGTCGGTTGCATTGTTGTCGTTACCTACGAATACGAGAGGGTCAGTAACAGTAAGTGTTGTCGAGTTAACAGTAGTTGTTGTTCCCGAAACTGTTAGGTTACCAGCAACAGTAACGTTTGCACCGTCAAGTGTAAGTGCGGTTGTGCCACCAGAGTCCTTGATTGTGTCGGTCGAAACGCTACCAAAATCAACGTCCGCACTTGTTCCAACATCCTGTCCGATGCCGATTGTTACCGCACCAGCAGATGCCGAAGTTGTAACGCCTGTTCCGCCTGTGAAAGTCAGAGTTTCCGAGGCAAGCGAGATTGTATCTGTGCCAGTGTCGCCCGCAATATCAAGATCGGTAGAAATTGATTCATAACTTGCCGCAGTCAGACGACCTTGTGCGTCAACTGTGAATGTTGGGATTTGAGTTGAAGAACCATACGAACCGGCAGTTACTGTGGTATCGTCTAGATCGATTGTTCCGTTGGTGTAGGTAAGTCCTGTTCCGCCAGTAACGTGACCATCAATAGCAGTTTCTGCCGCAGTTGTAAAGTCATTAACTTGCGATGCAGTGATATCAATAGTAGTATCGCTTGCCGCAGTCAGACGACCCTGAGAGTCAACTGTGAAAGTTGCAACAGCCGATGCCGAACCATAAGAAGAAGCAGTTACCGTCGTATTGTCGAGATCAATTTGTCCGGCTGAGTAGGAAATACCTGTTCCGCCAACGAGATAGTTGTCTACGGCAGTTTCAACTCGACCAGTTGTGAAGTAAAGGTTGTTCGTTCCCTCAGAGAGATCATCTGTGTCGAAACCAGAAAGAGATACACCGGCATCTGTATATGAGATAACACCAGTTACTGAGTCATACGAAAGATCGCCAGAAACGCTGATTGCGCCTCTTGCTCTTGCATCTGTGAAGTAAAGGTTTGTTGAACCTTCGTCAAGAGCATCTGTGTCGTGGTTGGCAATAGATGAAACTGTACCAGTTACGTCACCTGTAAGATCGGCAGTGATTGTTCCTGCCGAGAAGTTACCTGACGAATCGCGCTTTACGATTGTTGATACAGTGTTTGCGTTTGTAGCACCATCAACAGCGGCGGTGTATTTCTTACCACCGATAGCGTCGATAACAGCACCACCAGAAGAGTTTACGGATTCGATATACAGAACGCCAGCGGTACCATTGTTGGCTGCGTCTTCTGCATACGCCATTTCACCTTCTAATAGATCGGAAGTTGATGGGGCAGTTGAACCCGAACTTCTCTTAATTTGAATAATAGTTGACATTCTGTTTTCCTTTTCTTACTATTATATTTTTAATACGTTCCGCCGTCAATTGCTGTGGGAGCTACTGCGGTTGCGGGATTTACTGCTTCCCATTTTCTTGTTTCTGAATTGTAAATCAATGTATATCCATCTTGCAAACCGGTTGCATCCACATCTGCCAAAGATTGGACAGCCGCAGCGCCACGCTTACTTACTATGCTTGTATTTATAGTTTTGCTGTTTGGAACCGTGACTTTTATAGCCATTATTTAGTTACCTCCGGATTGACTACTACAATACCTTCGAGAACTCTTAGTGTCTCTTCGCTGCTTGTGATTTCTATATCGTAGACATATCTACCTGCTTTGATTGCAGAAGTCTCTTCTGCCGTCAAACTAACAGTAACTTCACCATCTAACGGTGAAGATACGTCTGTGGTAAAATCAATAGATGTATTTGTATAATAAGACTTACGCATTTGAGCGGCAGCCTCATAATCTGTTAAATCCTTTACATCGCCATATTGATCGGCAACGGCAATCGTAAACGAGAACGTTGTTCCTTGATCAATATAAATGTTTTGAACTTGTGCCATGAGAACCCTTATAAATCTTTATGTTCTTATTTATACTTTTGGATGACTAATGAAAACAATATTGATGTTGAAATACGGAACAAAATATTCCAAAGAAGATGTAGATCGTATCATCGAAGCGACGGATGGCAAGTATAATTACGTCTGCATCACCGATGACACTACCCTCGATCCCAGAGTCAAAGTAATTCCTTTGCCAGAAGATGTGGACGGTACTTTTATTAAAATATGGATGTATGGCCTAGAAGATTTGGGTGATGTTCTTTACTTTGACCTCGACATTAGAATACAAAAAGATATTGATCATCTATGGAATTATCTTGACGAACGCCCAACTATATGCTATACATATTGGAAAGATATAAGTTGGGTGGATAAAAATGCTAGGTCTTATAGCGAACAATATTTGAGTAACTATAACTCCAGTGCCGTTCTATGGCGCTCTGGTAGTCCAAAAGCCAAAGAGATTTGGGAACACTTTGAAAAAGACATGGACTATTACATGGTCAAGTATTGGGGCGACGATAGATTTTTATGGCATGAGAATTTTGATTTTAAGTGGTTTCCCAAGGGCGAGTTTTATTCGTTTCTTTACGGAGCAGATTACTACGACCCAGAAAAGAGAATTGTAGACAGATACCGACCAGAGTATACAGTATGTCTACTCAATGGTTTAGATTATTATCCAGGATATGACAAGAAATATGATGAACTTTCTAACAATCAAATGGGGTGACAAATATTCCGAAAAGTATGTGAACAATCTTTACAAGATGGTAAAGAAGAATTATACAAAAGATTTCAGATTTATTTGTTACACAGACGATGCAAAGAAGATTAATAAGAATATTGAGGTCGTTCCTATTCCAGATGACGACCTTCTGCATCCAAAATATTATTTCGGTAAAGAAGAATATTGTTTTGACCGAGCAAAATTTCTGGTATTTAATTCAGAAGAATGGATTAACTGTGAACCGGAAGATCAATTTTGCTATTTTGATTTAGACATTGTTATTCAAAATAATATCGATGAAATTGATGAGCTGGCAAAAAAGCCAAGAATTGCTCATAGTCTTTGGCAGCCAGCTGGTCAACTTGATGAAAGATTCTTTATTGAAACCCGAGGCACATATTATAACTCTAGCATGATGCTATGGTCATACGGTCAATGTCAGCATATATATTATGATGTTTGGGAAGAAAGCGAAATCATTTTCAAAACTTTCTTCAAAGGAACTGACAACTATCATTTCTGGCGACAAAGAGACTTCTGGAAAAACATTCCTGACCATTGGATTTATTCCTGGAACAGAGGACGTTATCATCCAGATGACGTAGAACGTTTCAAGTTTAGAGATGATGCCAAAATCTGTGTATTTAATACTGATAACGTTCCTCATCCATCTACAAAAGACCATGTTGAATTGTCAGAGTGCAAAGATAAGAATATTATTGGATTATGGAAATGAGAGTTAATTACGTTTGCTGTAAATGGGGTACCAAATATGATGCCGAGTTTGTCAACCGTCTATATCGGATGGCAAAGAAGCATACACCAGATAATTTTGAGTTTCATTTCTATTGTTATACAGACAACAGTGATGGATTTGAAAATGAAATTAAAGTCATCGACTTCCCAGACATTCCCGACATTCATCCGAAATACTGGTTTGGTTCAGATGATTTCAAATACGGCATGGCACGTTGTTGGGACAGACCAAAGACGTTCATCTTCAATACGCACAACTTCGCAGACGATAACCCCACTGGAAGATTTGTCTTTTTCGACCTTGATGTTATCATACAAAATGATTTGTCGCCAATCATCACTTACGACCTAGAGAATCCCACTAAGTTGCGGTCATGGTGGCAAGACCCTCGCCCCATGAAGTCTCGCAACTTCAAGTTGGCGCATGGCGCATATACAAATGGTAGCTGCATGGTCTGGTCAGATGATCAGACAGAATGTATTTGGCAGGATGTTCTAGAACATCAAGAGCGTATCTGGTTCACATTTACAGATGGAACTGATAACTATCACAGTTGGCGTTGGGGTGACTTTAGTGATACTCCACTCTGGAGACATTTCCCAAGCACATTTGCGTATTCATATAATCGTGGTCGTAACTGGCACGAAGGCGATCTTGAGGTTGGTAAATATAGAAAAGATTGTATTCTGTGTGTCTTTAATGTAGACTTACTTCCATTCCAAGATGACCGCAGAGGTAAAGTAAAACAAGAATCGCTAGTCGACCCTGACCTATTAGAGCATTGGAATGTTTGATGATTAATATCTACACCGTAAAATGGGGCTTCAAATATGGTCCAGAATATGTCAATAAATTGTTTGAGCAATGTAAGAAGCATATCACCAGTGATTTTGAGTTTCACTGTATAACAGAACATGAAGTTGGATTGAATCCAGAAATAATTATTGTTCCGCTACCGGCTGATAACTATTACGAAAAATGGTGGAATAAACTTTATCTATTTGACAAACATTTTATTCGTAAACAAGGTGAGAAACTATTCTTCGATCTGGATATTGATATTCAACAGAACATTGATTGTATTGTTGAACATGATCCCGAAGATAAACTTACTTTCATTCGAACACATTGGCACAATCTAAAGAAGATGAAAAGTGATACTAAGGATATTCCTCATAAGTATACAGACCTCAATTCGAGTGTATTGAGATGGAATGACAAATTGGATGTTGATAAAATCACCAAGTTCGTTAGAGATTATCCTGACCAAATGTTTTATTATTATCGCGGTCTTGATAATATGTTCGGTCATCAAAGAGAACGTCTTTTAAAGATCGATTATTTTCCGGACGGCTGGGTATACAGTTACAATTATGGATATATGTGGCCGACAGATACTAGGGAACAAGTTCTACGAGAAGAGCCACTAATTTGTTTATATGATTCAATGGAAAGACCACAAGATGCTAAACTATAATTTTTTGAATAACTATCGTAATTGGGGTGAAGGTCTGGAAAAGATCAACCATGAGATGCCATGGAAGCACGAAGACTTTCGCAAGTCTCTAAATCCAAATACAATGGATGCTGCAATATGGCTAGTGGAAGAACTGAAAAAACATGTTGACTTCACTAAGAAACTTGATATCACAATTCTAAACTCTTGGCTTGGTTTTCCTCTTGTTCCTTTGCTTTGCGAAAATCTAAGCGTAAAGAAGTTAAATCTAATCGATATTGACAAAGACGCATTGGAGTTGTCCAAAGTCTTCAATCGCTATTACACTGAAAAAGATATTGAACTTAATCATCTTAATTGGGATGTACCGTTTGCATATCATGATATCAATGCACTAAATACAGATGTAGTAATTTCTCTTGGCTGCGAAACTATGTATCCTTTGAAGAATATGACTACTGCAAATCCAGATTGCATTTTTGCATGTCAGTCATCTAATGTGTTCCGTGAAATGTATGGTATAAATTGTGTGCCAACAATTGAAGACCATATAGAAAATGTTGGTGTTGAAGATGTTCTCTATAGTGGCAACATCAATCAGTTTTATTGGTCATGGGATGGTAAGGTAGACTTTGATAGATTTATGGTAATAGGAAGGAAATAATATGGGACGAGCTAGAGTTGTAGCGCCACCACCAAAAGATTATACTCCAGAGCCACTAGTTGCCGAACCCGTAGAAGAGGTTATCGCCCAGGAATGGCTAGATAGCAATCTACAAGAACAGCTAGAAGAAGTTGTTGTGCCAGAGGAACCTCAGGGACCATCGGAAGAAGAGTTAGAAAAAGAACGTATTGCACAAGAGAAATACGAAGAGCTACAACGACAAAAAGCCGCTGCCGATGAAGAGGCCAAGAAAAGAGAGAAGTTAGAAAAGAAAGCCGCAAAAAAGAATCCAGAACTTCTTGCTGAGATTGAAGCCTTGCGTGTTGCGAACGAACGGCTACTAAGAGAAAAAGAAGCTGCCGAAAAAGCCCGCGAACAACAAATTATTGCGGCGAGGAATAAGGCAACAGAAGAACGTGGCAATCAATTGAATCTAGTTAAGCAGAGAAAGCCGTCTCTATGGAACCGGATTAATGCATTTCTCCGTAGACGGAGAATACAAGTTGCAACTGTAGGTATTAAAAATTACGAGACTGCAATTATTCAGCGCGCCAAATTTGCTGTGCCCAAAATGCTAGATGACCTTGAAAAGATGCACGAACAATTGACTATTCTAGAGGAATTAGTAAACAAATATGTTGAGCGTGAAAAGTTCAAAGATCAGTAAAATCTACACCAGAAATATCTTCAACCATCGATTTCCAGAGGTCCTCATGGGGAATGACATAACCGAGAGTGAGCCGCTTACTGCGACTCCCAGCACAATGATAGAAGACCTTATCAGTCTCACTACGCCTACCGAAATAACCGACCTTGACCGACCATCCCTTGGGGTCCCAAAGAGTGACCATTTCTTTTGTTATTGGATCTAGATATCTAAAGAAGCCCCCGCCTTCTTCTGTATTATAAGATAGAAGAATGTTATAGCCGCTTGCGTTCCAGTTTGTGTGCCAACCCATAAATCCATTTTCTGGATAATAAACATGGACTGCATTATTTTTAGCGCCTAGAAACGAAATCAATTCACGATTTAGTTTCTGTTGCATGTCTCGGTGATGTTTGGGGACAGAATCTACCATTCCGATATCGCAACAGAATGCGGTTTCTGGATAGCCTTCATGCTCTCCATCTTTGCCGACGATTTCATTCATATACTTTTCAGAAGTGCCGCTGTCAATATCAAATCCGCGGCGTCTGTCTGGCTCTCGTAGACTATCAAGATCAGTTTGCGAAAAGAACCATTCTGTGTAGGGCATCAGGATTTCCAGAAGTTCTGGATTGATACTGTTAGAAAACTTCATTACTTGTCCCTGACTGCCGGTGGCAACGTGTAGTGATAAATGACAATCTCTTGTCCCCGTAATTCTTCTTCTTTATATCCGACAACGAAGTTCCATCGTGCGTCTGGATCTGGAAATCTCCCTGTCTTCACACCCATGTTGCCGTAGGTCAATAGTCGCCACATAGTGAATGTGTCCCACTGGAGTGCATCTGCTGGATAATGCTGTCGATCAAAACCAGGCTCATTCTGCTTACAATATTCACCCCACCAGGCACCCATCAATTTTAATGTCTGAGGGTTGTTGCGATACACAAATAGACCGCAGTGTTCGGTCATCTCTTCTGTCTCTGATAACTTTGTGAGGGCTGCATTGTATGGGCGATTTGCAGTAAACAAAACATCAACATCATCTGGAATCTGGTCAAAGATTTTTTGAATGTCTTCGTGTTGAACTTCTGTATCACAATCCATATAAACTGTCAAGTCATATGGTGTTTTATCCAGCGCCCATAGTTTAGCTCTCTTGTGATAGGGAACACCATCGGTGATGATGTTTTCAAAGATTTCTTCGTCACCGGGTTCTACCCATTCCGGGTGAGTGAATAATGTAATCTTTGCTTCTGGCCAATAGTCTAGTAGAGATAATGCGGAGTTTTTGGCTGCCCTATAGTAACCCCTACGAAGCGATGCTACATAAACAAATCCGTTATTCTGCATTCTTTTCTTCTTCCATGATAAGCATGGTAGCATATGCCATAACTTCTAGCGCGGACTTCGATCTACGGATCTTAGTCTTCATGGCTTTGTTAGTAGATTTTTTGATAATAGGAACTTCAAAGGCTTCCAACTTGGCTTCGAATAGCGCCTCATCTTTGCGGCGCTGCATATCGACCTTTGAACGTTCCATGCGTTGGCGAACTTCTTCGGCGCGGCGCTCTTCGCGGCGTCGAGTATTATCGTCAATTTCTTCTTCCGTGAACTTTTCCATGATAGCAATATAATCTGGATTGCTGCCTTCGCCAGATACGGATGCAGGCAGTCTCTTACCATCTGGATAGATGATAATCACCATTACTTGCTTTAGTTCTTTATTTAACCAAAAAGGTTCTTCGTAATCTTTTGTTTCGGTAATAGTAGCCGAATCCAATACAATGGCATCTTCATCCACAGTCATTCAAATCTCCATAAAAAGAAATAATATAAAGTATATAGTATAGTTTAAGCGGTGCGAATCCAAAGAGATACTGTAGTTACTGTATCTTTAGTTGCCTGAATTGTGTCACCAGCATATGTACCAGAATACGAACCCGTATAAGTTCTTGTACCAGCATACGTTGCAGAATATGTTCTAGAACCAGCAAAAGTATTGCCATACGTACCAGAATATGTTCTCGAACCGGAATAGTTGGCAGAGTAAGTTCTTGAACCGGCGTATCCACTAGAAAAGTATAGAGTGCCGGAAATATAGTTTGCAGAATATGTTCTTGTGCCAGCAAACGAACCAGCAAAGTTCTGTGGGGCAGATACATAGTTTGCCGAATATGTTCTAGAACCGGCAAACGTTCCACCAACAAAACCACCGTAATACAGAATATAATTTCCTGAGTATGGTCTAGAGCCAGCATATGGTCTAGTACCAGAAAACTGTGTTATATATGTTCCGGAATAAGTTCTTGAACCCGCATAAGGTCTAGTACCAGCAAATTCGGATACATATGTGTTAGAATATGTTCTGTTACCAGCATATGCAACGTTAGAATATGTTCTAGTACCAGCGAAAGTATTTGCATATGAGGTGCTATAAGTTCTGTTACCACCATAAGTTGTGCTGTATGAACGAGTACCACCATAAGTGCCAGTATAGTTCTGTGATGCAACTTGCTCACGAGTATCAGAACCAGAACCCATTTGAACCCATGTTCCACCAGCAGGTGTCGATGCTTGTAGTTTATATGTACCAACACCAGTGCTGATAATACGATTTCTGAAATAAGGAATCATTTCCTGAATTTCAGCATCCGACATTTGCTTTACGTTATTCCCACTGTATGTTTTAAGTGGGCGAAGATCGGCATCAGGTGATGATGTAGCCGCAGTCTTCTGCCAGATGTAATAAGTTGTATTACCACCGTTGGCAACATCGGTAATCGTGTAACGAGCGGTCCATGTGCCACCAGATGGAGCTGAACCAGCTAGGCGATATTGACCAGCAGTATAATCGGATTCAGTGACCATGGCAGTAATTGCTTTGTCGAGAATATCCGAATTAATCTGGGCATCTGTCAACTGTCTAATTGCAGTATCGTAACCGATTGGGCGATTAGTGATTGTGCCAGAATCGGTTGCAGTAATTTGCTTTGCATAATAAGTTGTAGTAGTAATAGCGCCAGTAGCTGGGTGAGTGCCTGTTGCTTCGTTTCTATCAGTATCAACAAAACTGCCGATTGCTGTGCCAGACAATACATTTGCTGTATCCACATTAAGGTCGGCAGTATTAGAACCATTATTTGCCGCGCCAGCAAATCCTACTGTGATCTTATTAGCAATATAATTTTTAACTTCTGTATCCGACATGGTCTGCAAACCTTGAAAGTTTGAAGAGGTTATCGGCGTAGCAGATGCCTTGATCTTTAGAGGATTCATTTCTTATAACCTTAATTTAGTCTTGTGCCGCTCGAATCATAGATGACAGTTTGTGTTAAAGAAAGCCAGTTGGTGCTATCTTTAGCATAAAATTCCATCGAAGACTCACCCGGAATAGTAAATGCCGCGTTAGCTGATAAATCATTTATACCATCACCAGAGGCTGGATAAACCTTTAAGTTAGTCGAAGTTGTATTCGTCACCACCATCTTTAGTCCAGCAACAGCGCCCGGTAAGGCAACACCCTCTGCACTAGATGCCGTTACCGACGTTACAAAAACCACTGTCTTTGTTAATGGGGTAGCAGTGCCCTGTGTCGTGCCCGCGGCAGAAACAGATTCAGAAGAATTCGTTTGTGTGCCAGTAAGAGTTAGGTCACCAAAACTTGGGTTATCTCCAGACTCATACTTATTATCATTTAAATTTCGAAAGTTGGCATCAACTTCCGCGTTTGTTAAAGGAGATCCCTTTACATCTCTAAAGGTAATACTTGTCATGTTGCCTTATCCTGATTTTTAAGTATCTGTTGTAAGAGAGACTTTATTTCTGAAAATTCTGTCTTGAGATTATTTATATCATCTCCATAAGTTTGAATCTGTTTCATTCTCTCTCTTGTGCGTTTATATGCCTCTAATCCACCACTGTCGGCCGACAAAATGGCTTTTGAATGCCTGTCACGCACATAGTTATCAGAGTGTTCAATTTTTATCTTTTCCATATCAATATCTCTGTAGTGCTATTGCTCTGAAATCCTTGATTACAGGAATAACAGAAGTATTATCCGATAGAGGAACAATTTTAACAGCAAAAGTCTTGAAGCCCGTAACTGGTGAAGAGCCTATATTATATGTATATACGTTATCGCCGTTCTTATAGGCATCTGGAATATTGTAGACATAATCTGTCTGCGTTTTTCTGGATGCCACGGTTGGCTCAACTTCACGCTCTAGTTCAATCCAATCGATATCATCTAGTGCCGTTGCGTCATCGACATTTCTGAATTTACCATACACCTTAACATCTGTACCAGCTGGCAGAAGACTCGATAGATATATTTTCATATCTTCTGCATCTTGGCCGTCCTCAAGAATTACATTTCTTGAGATATATCTAGATGCTGCATTACCACGATTAGATGTTTCATTAGTTGCATCGTTATTGATATCATTTCGAACAATGATTAAAGAATTTTTCTTCATATCAATAACCGGCGAAACTGCTTCGTTTCTAGTGCCAAACACGGCACTAAATTCTGTCGATTTGTTTCCACCTAGAACTTCAAGTTCATTCGAGTATGAGCGAACATAAGATTCTGCTGGAAGAAGAAGATCCTGATCTTTAATCATACCAATAAGACCGGCAGGACCTGCCGTATCGGCTGATTGTGATAGACCTAATCCCCAATTCAATTCAGTGCTATTTGGTGACATAGACGCAACGTTAGTTCTTACTAAGTTCGCCTTCTTATCTTGAATTTCTGAAATGGTAGCAATAGTAGAATTATTTGTTATTCTATTGCCTGCGACAAATGCAACCGAACCCATAACAGATACTTCTGCCACACCGTAGAAAGTATTGACTTCTTTGACAATACCCTTCACATATTCGATTGAAAACGAAGCTACTGTTGTTGGCGAGCCACTAGTAAAACTAATTCCGGTTGGCGCAGTAGTGTAACCAATACCTGGATTTGTAACAACCACGTTAGTGACAGAACCGCCAGAAATTGTTACTGCTACAGTCGCACCAGTTCCATTACCGCCCGTAAGTGTTCCCGAAACAGTTGCGTTGCTATAGCCTGTGCCACCGTCTTCAATTTGAATATTATAGCTGTAGATTGCATCACCCGGATTGAAATATCCATTAGTATAATCTGCAAGTTTCAGATAATCAGTATTGTAATTCGAGAATGTGGCAACACCCGGCAAGCCAATTGAGAATGATGCTCGGTTCAATTGGAATGAAATGTCTTCTGACTGCCATGCCGTCCATGTTCTATTATTCGCAGAAGTGAATAGAACACCAGCATTAGGCTGTTGAGAAATTCTTGTATTTGTATTATACTGGTTTTCACCTAATTCAGACACCCAAAGATTATAGTCTGGACTATTGCCCTGAGGAAGAACCACGAAGCAATATTCAGTTTCAGTCTTTAGGTAGACTGGTGATGGGAATACAAAACTAGTAAGTGCGGTACCATCTTCGCTAACGTCAACATCTGATGGAGCCAAGAACTTCTCTGCAAAAGGAATAACTCTGTTGCTAGGATATCCATTTTCAACTTCGCGAAGTTGAACAGTTACGCCCATTGTGGTCGACTTACTTTGGAAACGAAGATCGAGCGATGTTACAAACATGCCATCTTTCATTCCGGAAACAAAGAATGTTTGTGCGATAGGGTCGAAGCCAAACGGTCCGATTTGAATTGTCGCAACTTCACACGGATTAAATTGAGTGCAAATGCCTTCATGCGTGACAGTTTCAGTAATAACCTTAGGCGGCGCCTGAACTGTTTCTGCCCAAGGATAAAAACCACCGTAAATTTCGCTACCATAACGCCATACATCAGGAACATCAACATATTCGATGCTTGTGATTGTTTCCGTCCATGGCGGCGAGCATACTTCAACCGTCGCGCATGGGTCTGGAGTTGTTGACGGCGGCGGCTGTACCGGGGGCTGCACTTTCCCCGTAGTTGTAGTTGTAGTAGAGGGCGATGGTCCCGCTGTTGTAGTTGTAGAAGTTGGTCCAGCTGTTGTGGTTGTGCTTGTCGGAACATTTACTGTAGACGATGGAGTAGGACCAGGCGTCGAAGTTACAACTGGCGATGGTGTAGTAGATTGTTCAACATAGATTACAGTTGGTGGCGGCGGCGGAGGTGGAGGTGGAAGTGTTCCAACTACTCTGTCGCCTAAGCGAGACTCAACTGTAGATGATTGTCTCAAGTTTTCGCTGTCATTAACTGTTGATACCGCAAGTTGTACCTGACGAGTAGATACAACCGTATCTTGTACCGTCTGATTAAAACCACTAGCGGTGAACGTTACATTTGCCCATGTGGTTGTAAATGACGATCTATTAAACTTGTCGTCAACAAGTCTGAAAATCTTAGAACCGGTTTTGAATGTATTTTCTGGAATCAAGAAGTGACCGCAGACTACACCCTCTGAATCCGATACTAGAGTTGAACCATATGCTTCTTTACCTGCGATTAGGAATGAAGCGTCTAGGTAGCCAGAAGTTGGGTCTTCTGGTTGATAATCTACAAGCAAGGTTGAGATTGGACGACAATGTGCCGATACATCCATACCATCAAAGAATGGATAAACCCTTGTATTGGGCTTTAATCTTTTTGCTTTGAAGGTTATAACCTTCGAGCGCATATATGGAATAACTGAAACGTCAACTACTCTAGCGCCGGTTGTTTGAGTTTGTGGAATTGTCGATGTTGAAACGTCGAGTTGTGTTCCCGCCCTCGTTTGAGTGCCAGTTCTAGTTGTGGTAACTTGTTGTGTTTGACTTTGATATACTGTTCTACCGTCGCCACCGACAAAAGGAGTGCCCGCAGTGACTGGACCTCGAGTCGTCTCCTCACCCGTCCAATTGGTGCTCCAATCACCCCATTGTGTTCCCCATGCATCCGCTAGATTATTCCATGCGTCTGCGGTTCCCTCAATATTAATTTGTGATGGAGTTATAGCAGTAGTATCGAACCAGTTATCGTCTGGCGGATCCATGCTAATATCACCCATATAATCGAACAGAAGTTCACTAACACAATTTCTTATCTTTGAATAAGAATTGTTTGCCATATATTCAGTTTCGACATATGGAAGAGTTAGAAGGTCACCAGTTTTTCTAACATACGCGCTCTTTGACCAGTTTAGATTTACGTCGATATTTTCTAAATTGAAATATGGTCTTAGTTCTCTATTGATAGGATCAATTGCGCAATGATAATTTCCATCATACACATTACCAATGTTGTGTCCCATGAACGAATCTACTAGAATACCATTCTTAAAACGATCTAAACCATTTGCATCTGGAACGGTCATCGAAGCCGCAGATTGCTCCAGGAGAGATAGAGATGCATAATATTCTAGACGATTGATTCTCTTTTCCAGTGCGCCAATATCACGCATTGTATATCGTCTGTTTTCAACCGCAGTCGAGGAAACAGTATAATCTGATCTATTTGCTAGTGTTGCCGCTTGAGCCGAGAGTGATGGATAAGGCGGAATATAGACAGTAGCAACTGTCATCGTATTTTCAGGCTCAACAGGAACAACAGGTGTAATACTTGATGTACCAGTGATGACTCTGAATTCACCAGTTAGACCCACAACAATTCTATCTTGTCTGGCAAGATAATATGAAACGTCTGTCGTGAAATCTGTATTAACTACCGGAGAAGTGTAACCAACTACAGGTGTCGATAGTGCAGTACCAACAGTTGGATTCTCCGATGCATCGGCCAGAACTGTAGTTCTTGAAGCAGTATCAGCAATTCTTCCACGATAATCTAAAACATCTCTTAGATCGTATGTTTCTTTTGTCGTAGGAGAAAGATACGTTGGAATATCTTGCGTCTTAATTGTGCCAGCAGCTACACCAGTATCATCAATTGGATATGAATCAATTGTGAAGAAAGTCCCAGATGGCGAGTTGCCGTCATGGGTGAAGTAGTCTAGCTTGATGACCAGTTTCTTATTAGCCAAGCTGCCGAGAGAACTTGTAGCTTTCTTTACAATTTTTGATGTTTTATAAAGGGTATCGGTCTGACCAGTATCTAGTAAAAATTCAGAAGTTACATCTTGACCAGACGCGGCAATAGTCTCATAAAGCGCACTAGATGCGCCCATCTTAATAGAAACAATTCTATAAACATCTGAGAAGCCTAATGGATATGTTCCACTCGCACCAGCAGTTGCCGTATCTACCTTAACGTATATATTTTCGCGCAATTGCTTTAGAGTTGGGTCACCATTGCTAACTGAAATGTTAGCATAAACTTTTACCGCTGTAATTGCGGAAGCTGTGCCAGGAAGATCGATAGTGAGAGAAGTTCCACCACCACCAACAGTTGCCGTTGCCGATGAAAGATTTACAAACTCACCCTTGTATCGCAATGTGCCATCAAGCGTAACGTTTGCACCGAGAACCATAATATAGTTCTCTTTTAGGAATGTTCCACTTGTACCTGTCTGGAATCTTTCTTTTCCAGAAACGTTTAGTGTAATTGACCCGTTAGTGTCGATCTGACCATCAATTTCTTTCGTGTATAAGAAATTGTTATTAAATGTGGTACCATCCGGCTTCGTTGTTTTAAGCGCACGGAATGGGAATCTAATTAGAGAGCGGTCATAATTGCTATCAACTAGTGTGCCGCTGATAACATCTGCAAAGCCCTTTGCAGTGCCGTTATTGTAATATACACATCCAACGTCTGAGAACGCACCAGTTGTCATTGTCACATCATACAGATACATTCTGTAGACGGCATTTGCAGCACCAGGAGTACCAGACACATAGACAAGTTGACGGACTCTGGCGGTACCAATAGCAGTGCCAGTAACAGTGGAATTCGAGAACGTCCCATCTGTAACAACAGTATTTGCTTCGTCGTATAGAGTTACTAGGGTACCTGCACTAATGCTCCATACACCAGCAAGCTGATTTACTTCTACATAATTTCCGTAATCGAAAGTAAGGGGTAGATCCGTAATTGCTACGTTATCAACTCCCTTATATAGAACGAGCGGTGTTGTAGTAGCAGGTGAATGTCTTCTTCCGCCAACATAGAACGTAGATGCTTCAACGCCAGCCCAAAGTTTTCTAGCATCGCCACCTTCACCCGCAGTGAATACACCGTAATTTGAACCATCGTTCAAGTGTTCTCTGATATGAAGTGCTGGTGCTTTTACGGTATAGTTGCCAGATTCTTCAAACGTTCTGGTGGCAATCATATCGTAAATATCTGCATAGATATTATTGTTATCCTTCTTGCGAAGAACCTCACCCGCTTGAATTTTTAGATATTCAGCGAAATTGGCAGGTGGTGTTTCATCCCAGCGATAGAACTTTAGATTTAAAGTCAGCTTGAGTCTATCAGCACCTGGCGCAAGATAGTTAAATGTTCCCTGTGCAGGATCTAGAAGTGTTTGATCTTCTTCGGCGCTTACAATGCTTTCTTCGAGTTCAAAACCAACGACCCCAGTTACTTTATTTGCATACTTTGAAATTACTACATTCTGTGCAGAAAAATATGCAAATTTGTCGTCAAAATAAATTAGACCATCTTTAATAGACATTACAGAAGCATGACCCACGGCATCATATTCAGATGTGCCAGAAAGACCATACGTCGAATCTACTACGAACGTATCACCATTTCTACCCGAATTCGTTGACTCTACTTCAAGCGTTTCGCCTAACCAGAAGTGTGAATAATCAGAGTTATCACCACTAACATATCTTAGATAGAATGTTTTTAAATCTGGCTGCGAGGAGGTATTCCCAGGAACGTAATCAACAATGACTGCTTTCATGCCAGTGGGAGAAACAAGTTCGTCTCCTACATATGCAGATAAGTCATTCGATAGTTCGTTCCCACTCGAATCCTGGTCTATAATTTTCACATAAGATAACCGAGTATCAAACGTTTCTTCGCAGCCCGAGATTACAGAGCCGTTAGTAAAAATCTTATTGCCAAATTTACCAATTTGTCCTTGAAGAACGGACTGGAGTTGAGTCAACTCTCTTGCTTGAACTGCATAGCCTGGCTTGAATAGAATTCTATTATAATTTTTTAGATCCGCGCCAGCAAGTCCGGCTGTATCATCAAAATAAGGAAAAACATTTAAATTCAGTGCCATGTGTTCAATTCTCTCTTAAAACTGTAAGATAGTTCTAATCTTTTCTACCTGATCTTCCTGTCTGATTATATAGGTTCTGTTATCGATATACAATACAGTACCAGTTTTAGAATCAATTTCAGGCTCAGTAAGACTATTTATAGTCAAATTATCATCACCGGTAGTCAAATTTGTAATTATACTCTCGGATGTTATTAGATCAACATCGGATAAAAGACCAATTAGATTGTTGGTTTGGTCAATATTGATGACTGTGAATTTACCACCGCTATCTGTAATAACGATATCATCTATATTATATTTTGTTATATCATCTACTTCAATTTTATGAAGTGTTGTGCCTGTTTGGTCAGTAAAATAATTTGTAGATTCATATTCAGTAACATTCTTAATTAGACCAAGTTGTCTAAAATCGTTGTTAAAGAAATAATCGGAAGTATCGTTATCTAGATTTACAGAGATACAAACTTTGTCAGCAAAAAGTTCTCTCTGTGCATTTCCGCCGTGACCATATAGAGGAGAGACAATCGCTCTTGCGGTTGCGCCTGTGCCAATCCCTACGTTATTTGTTATAGTAACATTTGCATATGAGTAGCCAGAGCCAACATCTGTAACCGTGATTGCGGCAATTTCGCCATTATCATCTACGGTAGCAATAGCTTCTGCGCCTGAGCCATCTCCAGAAATCGTAACAATTACATCACCCGGAATGTAGTCCACGCCCGTATTAATAATATTGATCTTATCAACGGTTCCACCAATTGCGGCGCTTTCAACATCTTGTTGCGGCGTAGTCGAATCAATTCCACCTAAGATAACTTCGGCAGTTGCGCCATCGCCACTTGAGCTTTCGAACGTAACATATGCAAACGTATATCCGCTACCTGCATTATTGAGGTTAATACTTGCAACTGAATTGCCAGATAAAGTCGCTGTAGCAACTGCACCTGTTCCATCACCATGAATTACAATTGTTGGTGGCGAAGTGTAGCCAGAGCCACCATCTACTAGATTAATATCATCAATGATGCCGTTTACATCATACAGAGGAATTCCAACCCCGGACATTTTCCGAACTGGAATATAGTCTGGAGTCAGGAACTTAATTCTATCGGCAGTTTCTACTCTAAATAGAAACTTCCAAATATAGCCATCTGCGGTTTCAAAAGTAGATATATCTGTGCCTGTGGGCTGAACCGTGCTAGGAGAATCGTTATTATTGTCTAAACACTTATACACATTATATTCATCGGTCATGACATAAAAGATAGCATCTTTAAGTGTGGATGCGCCCGAATATGATGTATAGATTTCAGATGCAGGGTCTGTCGGGTCAATTAGGGTACCAAGTTTATCATCATAGTGATCATAAACAGTACCAGAAACCCAATCATATCTTGTCGCCATCAATACCGCATCCGCAGATGTTACTCTACGCATTAACATCATATTTTTTCTAGACGCATTGATATAAGATACGGAATCTACAGGAGTTTCCGGATCCTCTTCGTCGTTCCACACCTGAGTTCTAGCAACATAGAAATACAAAAAATCATTTTCATTTGCTATGTCACGATAGAAACTTCTAGCGAGTTCCGTTCTAGCCTGATTACACAGAAGAATAGGCACAGTTTATATACCTATTATTCTACAGTTACCGTCCAAGTGATGGTCATCGAGTCGCCAGCAGCCTTGTTGATAACATCAAAGGTTGTGCGGCAAAGAAGATCACCACCAGATGATGCATTTAGAATGCCAGCTTCTGTTACTGCACCAGTGCCAGTACCAGCAGGGAATGATGCGATATACTCTACTGAGTTTGCTGTTACAGTAGTCGAAGTTAGGGCAACGCGACCTAGTTGTGAGCCAAGTGTTGTGTTACCCGCTGCAGGTGCAGTTGAACCCGAACCGATTGCCATGTGAGACATTGCGGTTTTAGATGTGTCCTTCATACGGGATGCAATGTAAGCAAGACCAGTATCGACAACAAGATTTGTTGCCTCGTATTCTTGCTTCAATGCTCCTGTTTCATCGCGAACTGCGATTGATAGAACACCCTTTGCGCTGAGAAATTCTTTGATCATATGTCAATTACCTTCTTGTTTAAAATGAATAGCCTGCGCCGACATAATCCCCGGACGCAAAATCTGCTGACCAATAGTCTTGTATATTTATAAGACCTGTATCAGTTGTGGTTGTAGTTTCTGTTGGGTTTTTATTGATATCAGAATATATATGTTCCATTGTGTGAAGAGTAGATTGAGCCGCTTTACCCGGCTCAATAATACTAATATCTTCGTTTACACCGTGTGGTATACTTTCCTCAATTGCCTGGAGAATGTTTTTACTATGAGTGTCGCTAGTAGTAACACCGTCAGTCAAGAATTTATGTGTTGTAATTTCAGCAATGTCCGTGATGATTGGGTCATCATTTGGAATCATAAACATCGGTTCAATTGACTGGATTGTATCCGTTGCAATCACAGTATCTACAAGAACTTTATATACAATGAAATTATCAATGTCCGCAATAGTTGACGCGGTATCACTAATATTTTTACCAGTTTCTATATCTGTAACATCTATTGTGTTAACAAGAATTTGAGCTAGACCAGGTTCTTCGACATAATTTTCTGCGAAATACGGAGTCGCAGGGTCAAATACATAATCACCCACCAGCTCAAGATCGTCTTGATATGTTATAAGTTTAGAGAAGTTTACTAGATAGTCCGCATCACGGTCAAATTCTTTTTGTGTTGCCGTATCACTTCTAGATGTGCCTAGATCGAAGTCAAGAGCTTCGCTTGTAGTTGCAACATCTTCTGGCTCTCTATTATATGAGACAATTATATTTGTGTCTCTATCAAGGAAGTCGGCAGAGGCAACAGAATCATCTACATTCTTTCCAACTTCGGTGGTTTGGTCATCATAATTTGTAGTTTGGTCGGAAGTAACTTTAGCGAATGCTACTAGATAATCTGTAGCACGGTCAAATTCTTTTTGTGTTGCTGTATCAGAAGTTGACTTTAAAATTTCAACACCGAACGAGAATGTTTGAACCGATGCGATTGCAACATCCATTGGGAATCTATAAAGTTGAAGTTTATCTTCTAGAACTGTTATATTCTGACTGAAATCAATATTTTGATTGATCATCAATTCGCCGAATATTGCCATACCGGCAGGGTGAACTGTATTCTTTACAATTTCTAGCCAGTTTCTAGCAGAAACACTTGAACGAACTACATAAGAATAGTTTTGGTAATAGTAGTTGTCTTGAAGTTTATTAGCATCTGAAAGGAATCCGCGAGAATCTTTAAATCTACCAGTCGTGGTAAATTGTGATCCGGTTACACAAACTACATCCAATTGACTGCCATTGGGCGAAGTAATCGTCGCGGTAAATTCTTGTGATTGGAATCCATAACCAGAGAATGCAATGGCAATCTTAGTTGGTAGTCCGTTTGCGTTAACAGTAATTACCTTGATAGATGCCTTGTTGTTAATACCCGGCTGAACATAGTCACCGGCAAAATAACCTGAGTATGCATATAATCCCGTTGAACCTGATTCCACGATATCATAAATCGTATTCTCTTTGAAACCGTAGTTAGTTTCTCCCGATGCAAGAGTGTCATCGCCTATGCTAACCGAACTTAGAATACGAAGAAGATTACCATAATTGATATTTGGAGTAGTCTTCGAAACAATGCTTGTTGAAATGCTATCAGTTGAAAATTCTACAGAAGGAATAACAATTGTTGGCGAGAAAGCGATGGTGCAAGATTCTGCATTGGAGAAATTACCATCGGTACCCCATTGATATTCGACAATGAATTTCCAGTAGTCGTATAATGTAGTGTTATCAACTGCCGCGGCAGTAACTTTATATAGAAATTGCTTTGTTGATGAGAATAAAGTAAGATAGCCAGTATCGTCTGTATTTGAAATTTGATCTGCAATATCTTCAAGCCACGTGGAGCTATCACGATATATAGAATTTTTATTCACATAAATTTCTGTGACCGCTGTTGCGTCATCGGAATTAAATCTGAATGTTGTGTCTATAACCTGCGGCCAGTCATCATCTGAAAGAAAATTATTACCATCGAAATAATAGTCTTCACCGCCTGCTGTTGTGCCGCCGTATTTAGAACCCGGGTCTGTTAAAATTATTTCGGATATATTTCCAGACGAATTGATAACAGCTTTTGCTGCACCACCTGTGCCGGTATATGAGTTTATAACTATTGCCGGATTAGCAAAATAACCAAAGCCAGCAGAATCTAATTCAATCGTATCGATTGTATAATCTTCCGCCAAAACAACTGTAGCGGTCGCACCGAATCCAGGAACTGGAATATTTGAAATGTCTCTATCAACAATTAGCTCATAGATTGCGGGTGATGTATACGCTAGTTTTCTAACATCTAGAATAATTACTTCGGTTTTTAACTGAGATGTAATACTGCCAATCGACAAGTAGCTAACAACATCGACAATTTTACCCTTTAGAGAGAAAACATTTTCACCATCCGTGGGTGTAAGTCTAATTACATTGTCTGTGATCCAAACACCGTCAGACGCCCGAAGAATATTCTCCGACGGATAATAAATTTCAACGTTCTCATCAAATAGCAAACGGAATAAAAACTTGATAGATTTTTCAGAGCCTTTAGCCTCATAAAAATCTCTAATGAATTTTATGAGAAGTCTTTCATCTACTCTTGTATTTTTAGGAAAATACTTTAGATACTGCGATCTAAATTGAGGAATGAATAAATCTAATGTTCTATGAATATCAGAAAATGATTCAAGTTGTAAAATAATGTTATTAGCTTGATTATCTTGCTCTAAGAACTGATAGTATTTCTCAAGGAATAAAACAAACTGCGGATATTCTTGTCGAACAAATGATGGGACTTGATGTTGAATCAAATGACCCAGAGAACCCTTGAAGTCTCCGTAGATACTGTCTATTGTTAATAGATTTGCTGTAGCAGATGCACCATTTCCACCCCCGCCAGAAAATGTAATTTCGGGTGTAGAAAGATAGTCAAACCCTTCATTTGTAATTTCAATAGAAACAACACTGCCATTTTGAATTATTGCGGTGCCGGCGGCAGTCGAAAATGCACTGTTCGATGTTCCAGATTTACCTCCAACAAAAGTAACTTCCGGTGCAGAGGTATACCCTGAGCCACCAGATACGATTGTTGCTGATACTACCTTTTTATAGTATGAAGGTACCTGAGACATTACTTACCAACACTTTGAATTGCATTCACAATTAGACCAGCAGAAATATTCTCTAGCGTATTTCCACCTGAGTCGTCTAATTTAAGAACTGTATTTCTAGCAGCTAACGGAAATACGGCAGCGGTCGAAATATCAGCAATTCTGGTTAGGTCGACGGTCAATACATCTGGAGCAGTACCAGCTGGAGTAACATAAAATCTAAATTCATCAACTGTGCTTGTGATGAAGATAGATGGAATTTGAATTTTTCCATTTGTGTAATTGATTGTTCCTACATTTCGTAGAAGTATTTCATCTGTGTCAACTCTTCTTGCAACAATATCACCAGTGGTTGATAACGGGTCATTATCAATTCTATCTGTGAGGTATACTTTTGCTGATGCCGAACCGATTGTAGTAAAGAAATTGGAACTACGGAAAGAATTTTGTTCGACTTCTGTGTTGAATACTAAATCGAGAACATTTTCTGCGGCTTCGTAAATACCAATTCTTCTATGAAGTTTAAGGTCGATAGAAACCGAGAAGATAGCAGAAGAAACTCGCTGAATGTATTTGATCAAATCTGTATAATAAAAATTCTTCTCTAGCGCGTTAAGATTTTCTGTGAAGTATGTTCTAACTGCCGCATCTACCGCGCTCTGAATAGTTGCGCTAGTTGCTGTTGTGACTGTTCTATCATATCTCACCGTGGCATTTACCGTGAGATAGTGATAAATTGGATCCACGAATTCGGTTTGAATCGACACAACGCTTCTTGGCTTAATTATTTCTCTAACAATAAAGTCTTTATCAGAAGCAGTAATAATAGAATTCGGCAGAGGATCGATAGAAACAAAAACCTTGCCATATACTGGTGGATCGTTTTCTTCGCCGCCCCATACCATGACGGAATTTACATTATCAAAACGAGATTTGATAAGCGCCGAGTAGTCGTTTGCTGTTACCGCTCTATTTTTTGCTGCATTATACAGAGGTGCGTTTAAGCGAATAGATTCTATGCTTTCCGCATTCGCTCCACCAGCTGCGGATACATTGGTGAATATTTGTTTAGTTTCGCCAGAGCCAGTTAAATTGCCATTCATGCTAAATGCAGAAATATAATTTGCTGCTGGTCCGTTTGAGACAATGTATTCTACAGTTACTATATTTCCTACAGTTAGTTGTTTCGAGACTACACCATCTCCAAATCTAATCTCATAAAGTCCGTATGGATTTTCATCCACATAAAATACCTTAGATGTGCTATCAACATCTAAAATGCTGTCATAGTATGAATATGTTTCAACGGTAGGAGTAGACGCGGATTCTTGCACGATAACTTTAAACGAAGATTTGTCAACATTTAAGTTAGGAATAACTAGCGGACCAGAAAGAGTTGCCTGATCAATTGTAAATGTATTTTTTAGTCTCGAACCCTCTACAACTTCAACATCATAGAACGTGAAGACTTCATTAATCTTTTGCGCCGTTTGTGAAGTTTTTGGATAAAATGTATAAACTTTACCATTAGCTGCGGCAGAAAAGCCAACAGTCTTTTCTAATGTGAGAGAAGTCGAGTTGTAAGAAGTAGATGGCGTGATGATAATATCTAAGACTGCTTTAGCAGAAGTCATACTTCTAGGAGTATAGCCCATAGACTTTGCAATCGATACTACAGAACCTCTTTTCACCGCGCTGTCGAGGAACATTTCGTTTGCTGCAAGGTGTGCAAGAGTAGCATTGTAGTGAGTGTTGTATGCTAGAATATCAAGTAAAATGGACAGACCAGAACCATCAAAATTATAGTCTGAAAACTCCGTTTGAGAATTCAAATAACCTTTTAGATTTTCTTTGATTGTGTCAAAATCAAGATCGGAGACATTTAGTTCTGCCATTTTATCTTCTTCTTCTCAGAATAGTTGAATATGTTGCTGGTTCGGAAATTCCTATAACATGAAAATATATTTCAACTCTAAAAGAATTACTATCATACAAAGGAAGAACGTCTACCGTATGTGTTTTTATTCTTGGCTCATGTTTTGCAATCAATAGTTCTAATTGAATCTTCAATGCATTAGCGGTAATAACATCTAAATTCTCAAATAATAATTTGTAAATAGGAGACCCTAATCTTGGCTGAAAAGGACGCTCATAGTATTGAGTAAGAATTAATGTTTTTAAAGACTGCTTTACTGACTGCACATCATACTTCATCGCCACATCACCAGTTATGGGATGTGACGAGAAGTTTAGATCAATATCCGAATATATTTTGTTTACTTGTTTTATAGCCATGAGTATATTTATACACGAATGCCAGCATTATAAATTTTGCCTTTAATTGAATTACCATTCTTATCAGATTCAAACCACTGTCTTCTTTGTTTTCTACCAGATGCACTTGGTGCATACAGACCGATGTGAATCCAACTTTGAGCTTCATAGATTACTTGGTCAACCGCAATATTTTTTGCGATCCAGTTACCAACTTCTAGCATACCCTTATAGTTTCTTCCTCGCCACTGAAAATCGATGCCGCAGCCGATGTGGTGAGCGGAAAGTTTTGCGCCGTTACCAGGTGCATATGGATAAGTTCTATACCCAGAAGTCATAGTGAAGCCTGGATATTTGAGTCTCAATGGCTCCAATACAAGGTTTGCCATTGCTTGAAGATTGATAAGAATATCCTGAACCGCCCAGTGCTTCACTGACTGATAATAGCCCTTATAGTAAGAACCAGCCATTAGGTCTTTAACAGTATAGTGATCTGATAGTTGCAGTGTTTGTGGAATATTTTTACCAGTAACAGTGGGTAGAGCATAAGTCTTACCGGATGGAGATTTATTATATGGTCCACTTGGCGGAGGATTATATGGACCAACTACGCTTTCACCACCCGGAGAAGCTGAGCCGTCATTAACGCCATCACCATTATTGGATGTTGAACCATCTGTTCCATTGACGCAACTGGTATCTCTATTATCTGAACCGTCAGTCGCCATGGCAGGAGTTTCACCTGTGCTACTCGGACCAGTTCCATTTGCACCCGTGCCAGCGTTACCAGAATCCGCTAAACTCTGATTATTGCTTGCACCGCGAGAGATACTTACTGGCTTCTCCAAAGGAACTGGTGCGGATAATGGAGCTGCCTGTGCGCAATCTGCTTCTACCGATGCCACTGCGCTTGCTGGTACAGTAACACTAGCAGTTGTTGTGCCGCGAATATTTGTGGTATCATCGGTTGAGTTATGTGTTCCCTTGAGGTTTGTTGTGCCAGCATTTAGTGTTGTAACATTTGCAGTCGATACATCAATGGTTGAAGTATCAATTGGCGAAGATGCAACAAGAGGCGCCTTCAAGTTAATATTTCCTGCGCCTTCGTGATTGATTGCGGCGCCAGATTTTGTGTTGAAAGCACCCGCGCTTTCTTGCTTCATGATAGCGCCAGTCTTCAAGTTCATATCACCAGTTGACTTGGCTTTGAATACTCCCTCGGTGCAGAAGTTCATGTCACCCTTAGAAGTAGAGTAGGTAACTCCAACAACCTTAATATGGGAGTCACCCTTGGAAGTCATATTATAACCACCGGTTGTTGTTAAGTTATATGCACCAACAATCTCTTGAGTAAGATTGCCCTTACCTCGCATTTCAATATCACCTACGTTATCAAGTGAGAAGATGCCTTGGTTACGAACAAATATACCCTTACCGGCAGTAACAGCGATGTGACCGCCAACGTTTAAGTCCAGATCATTATGAATATCAATCGATGCTTTACCATGCATAGTTAGATTGGTGTCACCCGCAATGAATACGTTGCATTTACCAGCAACGTGAACGTTTGCTTGACCTTCAATTAATATGTAGCCATCTTTGTCGTAGATAGTATAACCATCACCGACGATGCGACTTACTTTTGTTCCGTCTGGGCCAGTTTCGTCATATGTACCAGAGCGGTGAGCAAAGTTCAATCTTTCTGCACCAGGAGTATCATCGATTTCAAGTGCGTGTCCAGATTCGCCACCAAAGACTTTGTTATATGGATATTGTGCCGCATATGGCGATTCTGGCTGTGACCAAGTTGCGCCATTTCTGCCCGCCATTTTTACTTCACGTTTTCTTGTAGCATTTCTGGCAGCGGGAGATGCACCTCGACTCATTCCAGATTTATCACCAGCAGGTGTTTTAGGTGAATTCTGAATATGTGTAGAGTTTTCACCCACTGCTAGAGGATTAGTATCTGGTTTATTTTGATGGTCTTTAGATGGATACGTCCTATTAGGATCCTGAAATCCCTTTGACTGGTTTTTCTGATTTGCAGTCGTAGTATTCTGTGGTTTGTTTTGCGCATCATTTGAAGATAAGTGATTTGGACCTGACGCTATACCAGGATCAGTTTCCGGGTGAGGAACATTACCCTCTTTTTCAAGATTAGTATCGGGCTTTTTCTCTAGAGGCGGCGCAACTGGAACAACTTCTTTCTGCTTCGATACTGTTCCGTCTGCATTTTCTGTTACTTTTACAGTTGTCGAACTACCGTCAGAAAACTGTTGTGTCTGAGTTACAGAAGTTGAGCCATCTTCACCAGTCTCCGTTGTCGCGGCTGGTTGGGTCGCTACGACATTTCTCCAGTTTTCAAGTGGTATAGTATCTGTATCGAAACCACTAGAAATCGAAGAGTTTATCGCAGCCAATGAATCTAATAGTTCATTTAAATATTTGCTTTTTTCATCTACATCATATAGATTCTTAACGCTGGCAAATGTAGCAACATTTAATTTATCAAATGCATTAGTTACATCATTTTTCTTTTCGCCGGTGAAAGTTTTAATTTTACTATCTACATCTGCGATGAACTGTAAAACTGAGGTTTCATCTAAGTTTGTATTTGTAACGGAACAAGATGAGATAGTATCACTCTGATAGCGAATAGAAATTGTGCCACTAGTTCCTTGCCACAGGTAAACAAGTTCTGCATTTCCAAAATTTATTAGCAATGGATTTGCAGCGGCAACATCGGATGCAATGCTTTCTAAATCTCTCTGATACTTATCCTGCTGGGATTGTATTTGAGACAGCAATTCGGATTTCATATTTTCACGAATGCTTGAGCTTGTAGAAGCTGCTAAAATTCTGCTATTAGAAATTTCTATTACTCTAGCCGAGTATGCACCCTTTGCACCCTCTGCGCCAGAAACTGAATATGTTAACGATATAATATTTTCTGTTATGGTTTTACTATTATATTTTTCCGTATTCTTTTCTGTAGATGTAGCCTCCGCAGCCTCTGCAACCTGAGCTGAATCCGCTGTCGCTGGTGGCGTATCACTCTTCTCAGGTTCAGCATTTGGATTCCCATTATCGGTAGTAGTTGACGTAACTGCCGCCGCACTACCTTCTTGTGGCTCTTCCGATGTTGCGGTACTCTTTACGTTCGTTACTGCGGTAGCAGCCGGATCTGGAACAGGAGAGGCTTCTGTTGTAGCAAGAGGAGTCTTTGCTACTGAATTCCAGCCAATATCATACCAGTATCTGGCAGATACGCCGTCTGTGTTTGTTTTGATAACGTTATTCGAAAAGTTTATTGCAGCATCATAACTTTCGCACAATGCAACTGACAATAGACCCGCAATAGTTTCTTGAGAGGGTCCTAATTCATTTACAATTCTCGCGGTGACAAACATCTTGTAAACAAATTGTAAATATTCGTAAGCAAAATATACTTGATTGATTTCAGAAGACGATACAAATGACGCAAAGGGAGATACCCCAGAAGTGCGTATCATCTTTTTAGAGAAGGGAATTTCTGCGGGTGGATTATTTGCCAGCAGATAGAATTGAATATTATTTCTTTCTTCTGTTCTCGGAGAAGCAAAAGTCATATCATCATTTTCAGTGGCAAAACGCTTTAATGCCTCGTCTGCCCAAGATGATCTTCTTTCTGCTACATAAGGACCATCACCAGATGCAGCCAATCTTTGTGCCGCCCACGGAATAATAGTCTGATCAACTGCGCCTGCGTCCACTAACTGTTGAACAGTAAAGCGCCACGCGCCATATCTACCGCGAGAATCTACTCTTTCGTATAGAGTGTGAATAACTCCGCCATCACCAAATACACCCTTGGTCGGATATATTTTATTGAGAGCTTCGGCAGAATTTGTAAGTAGTTTTGCAATCGCTTCGGAGCTTAAGGAACCTATGCTGAAATCATCATCATATTTGTCAGTAACCGCTCGAATATGCCCCTCAAGGTCTTCCGCAGTCAATGTAATTGTGGTAAAATCGGCCATTATCTTACTCCGGGTTTGGCAGTTGTGGTCTTAGCGGGGGTTGCTGTAGTGGTGACAGTTGGTTTACCGTCGCCCAAATTATAACTAGTAACAAAATTTGGAATTTGAGCTATTCCATTTGCACCCCTATAACGGCCGTTAATATTATATCCGAATGCGTTAGAAAGATTTCCGTTTCCTCTATCTACACGAGTCATTACATCATTTTTATGTGGGTTACCTCTAAAGTCGGTTCTTGCACCAATAAATTGTTTCGCATTATTTTGATATGTTGCGTCTTTCAATTGCCTTGCTACTTCCATAAGTTGTTTTGCTGTTATTCCTCCACCACATGCTCTAGCGGCACTATTCACATCGGTGATATTTTTCCATTCATTGTTGGCAATGTTCTTTTTGCCTGCGCGAGGTCTAGACCAGCAAGGTTCATACTGTTTATCAGCGATAATATTAGCTCTTACACCACCGTTGGTATATCCATTTTTCTTAGCTGCCGCCGCTCTGTTGTAAATTGTCTGGGCAACGTCGGCTCTATCTTGCGCACGAGCAAGACTTACGCCAGCCTCACACGCAACAATAGCAACAAGTGTCCAAAACTCTTGGTTTGGCGGGCCGCCATTAATTGGCTGGCCAGCATCTTGATCTGACCCCGGACCAGAACCAGTGGGATCGTTCTGATTACCTGGTCCAGAACCCGGTTCACAATCTCCATTTCCAGAAAGTCCACCCGGAATAGAACCAACTGTTCCGAAAAACATAGGGTGCTGTCCGTCTGCGCCGTCTGCAAAGAAACCGACTACCCACGATCCAGTAACTGGACCAGTTGGCGACCAACCTACACCTGAAGTGCCAGCCGATGTTGTTGGACCGATAGGAATAGCCCAAGGTAAATCTGTAGTAGGAAGAATATCAGTATCATCGATATGATATCCCATAATACGAACGCGGCATCTACCCATTCGTAGAGGATCGTCTCGGTCTTCCACACAACCGAACCACCAATAAAAATTTGCATTATTGTTTGATGTAATATTATCCATAATTATTTACCTGAGTATTTCTTCCAAATTTTAGAGTAGCCACCGAAAGGATGAATTCCATCTGTTTTCAAATCGTCAAACTGTTCAAGCGGTCCAGTAAACTGCGCACCACTTGATGCTGCAATTTTACTTAATTGATCGTTTACGCCGCGCAAATCAACTCGATATTTACCCTTTGTATATTTTGTTTTGGGGAACCAAGTAGAATAGCCTGATGCCGTTCCAAGCAGAATAACCTTGGCCGCGCCAGCCTTTTTAAGTGCTTCAATTTGCTTTGCGATATATTCAAATTCTCTCTGCGGATAAATTTTATCACCCTGAACTTCATATTTAGCCCCATTAGAGGCGCCACTACTTAGAAGTATCGTAGCTCCCTTAATATTATTTTTAGACAGATATGCAGTCATCTTATTAAATACAACTTTAGGACTATCACCACCGGTTGCCGCCCCGGGCGCTTTGCCAGCAGTTTGAACACCAACACCGATACTATCACCGAATACGAACATCTTACTTCCTGCGGCTGCAGGCGTAGCGTTGCCCGGCGCACTTGAACCGGATGGGGTTCCCGAGTTCGGAGCAGGTGTAGTTGTTGGCTCACCAGATGAATTTGAGGGTGATGAATTGTTGCTGCTACTATTTCCACCACCCGGCACAATCTGTACCGAGCCAGGTGCGTCTTCGGGTAGAGTTAGGTCGACAATTGGATTTGCGTAAGAATCCTTAGAAATTTCTAACGTCATAGTATGTCGGAAAATAGTTATTTGATGATGAATTGCAGTTATCATGTATAATCCACTGACAAATGGATCAAACACTAATTCGGCAGTTCCTTGCTGTTGCCCCACAGAAGGATACCAAAATCTGACCAATCTACCAACTTCTGCATCTGTTCTTCCGGGCACAGTAATCTCAAGTTTCAGTGTATTGATATCCATCAAACTACTTAGACGCTGAGAAACAAAAGTATCAGGATGTAAATCGATACTATCCTCGGTTGAATCTAAAACGCCAGGATTTAGAGTTGCCACGATGGGCTTAGAATATGCCGAGCGAAGAACGTTGAATGGAAATAACATATTGTATGTTTTTGTGTCGTCCTTAACAACACTGCTTCCATCTTTTTTGTAAGACTCCAAATGCACAGTATCTTTGAACCCGAACGAGTGGTCATAGTAGTAAAGAGCATCTTCTTTTTTAATCATATCAAATGTGTAAAGAGAGCTAGTAAAGTGACCTAGATCCTGCGATTGTATAATATCAAGGTTAGTTTTAAACGTGATATTTTCTACATTCGAATAATTTTCTTTAATCTCGTTTTGATGAGTATTTGCATTAAAGACATATTCGGAATAAATCATTTCACTTTCTATTTGATTTACAATTAGGTCCTCTAGAGATACGCAATAGAAACCCTTAGTAGTCTCATAGAAAAGAAAAGTGGGTGATTTATCTCGCTTTGTTCCAATTGATCTTTTTGCTAACCAGTTGATACATTCGATAGGCGACCACATAGGAGAAACAAAAGATACTTTAGAAAGATGAGGAGTATCACCGATAACCAGAGTATTTTTATTGGCATCGTCTGATTCGTTTTCTGAAATGTTATCTTTAAAATATCTAGGTAATCTGAGATTTTCCTCGAAGATTTGATAGATAATATCATCTGTTGTTCCGGTATATTTTTTACTTAACCGAGTTACGTTATCGTATATTGCCTCGAGTGAACAGAAGTGTAAAACATACACCTGCTCTTTATCATCATAGACGGTTCTATTTTTTACTGCATATACAGCAAACGCTTTTTCAATCTTGTTTAGTGGGTCATGACCCGTACCAGCTTTTGCCATACCCGGAGTTTCAATATCTAATAGAAGAACTTCATCTCCTACGATTGGAAACTGTCCAACTAGATTTCTAGAATCTCTTATAACAAGATTGCCATATAGTGATGGAGTGAAGATATCTTCGTAGATATTAATTTCAACCATAAACGGCGCCAAATCGAGAACAGTACCATCAACTGTTCTCGACAATTTAATTTGATTGACTCTTACGTCACCCGCTTTTTGAAGCGTTTTTCTATTATCTACTTGTTGGTCGGGCATATTACGAAATCATACTCTTATACATCGCTTCAAAACTTCCTATATATTTAGGCGGAAGAATTTTGATTTCTCGTTTGGATTCATTCAATTCGGTCTCATATATCAGATTAGTAACTTCTTCAATATCACCATTTGCAAGATCGGCTGCGTCAAAATCTACAATATATTTGTTTTCATCTGTAGTTCTATAATGATGAACTTCATACATTCCATCTGAACCATATTTTGTTTTGCAATAAAGATCGAGATCCCAAGAATTCATTGGCCACTCTGTTCTAGCATCAATGATATCATTCAATATCATAATTACCCAATGATAATTTGGATCCCCATAATATTTGTCAGCTACCTGTTCAATCGTGAAGCCGTCTGGAATAGTAATAGTTTGTAAGTCAATAAAGTCATTAGCAAATCTATTTACAGAAACTCTACGAAAGATATCTGTTACTACAGTATCTTTTCCATCCATTTTGATGATTAATTTTGGGAAAGAACGAAAAAACATTTTAATAACCCTTTTGAATTCTATCGCCGGTGAGAGTTTCAAGTTCTGTGAATTCTAATCTAATTGTGCATTCTGTTGGCACACCCCATGTATCGTAGAAAGAAGTCATACCCTCTGCGCCGTAATCGATTGACATACTAGTTAGAGCGCAATTTGAAATCTTTCTAACAAACTGGTTCTCTCTTCCTTGATAATAATAAACAATCAAGAATTCTGATGGGTATTCTAAGAACATAGTTGTCTTAGATTTTTCTGGATGCATATGTCTAAGAAATGTGTATAGAATACCACCCTTCTTATAGTTTCCATTATCCATAACTTCATTTGCGCCGTCGCCGAAAATAGCTCTTGCTTCTGCTTCGTTTCGAGGAGAAAACTTATAATCAAACGCAAATTTTCTAAAACCCATGCTCTTGAATAGTTGTTGTTTGTATGGATTTTCAACTCGTTTGGTAGACGCCTCAACTGCATTTTGCAATAGATCGCCACCGACAATTGATGTAATTTTACCAAGTTTTCTTGCGATGTAGTCCGCGCCGTCTGCACTCGTTAAAGAATCTATCACAGAAGTTCCGCTACCTGCTGCCGCTAGTAGACCACCCAAATCTGCCACATCCCAGTTTGCAGAATATGATGCACTTAGTTTTTCAGAAACATGTAGTGCAATGCAAGTCTCGCCTATATAAGTATTGGCTAAACTGACTGTAGCTGCATTATATGCCGCACCCGCCGCCTTGCCACCCAAATATCCAACGCCACCTCCAATTAATGCATTCCCTGCGTTTCCTACTAATTTACCAAAGCCATTTGTAATACCAGAAACTAGTCCATTGGCAGGTGTGCCGTTTGCGTTACCGCCATTATCTAATAATTTGCCAGCGAGGCCAGCTGCCATACCGGTCTGAAAACCTACTACTTCGGATGCGGCTTGAGTAGTTGCGTCTGCTTGTCTTTCTGTTCCGATATTATTAGCACCAGATATAAATTGTTTTAATTCACCGCCAGATGTTGGCTTAGATGGTTTACCTGTAGCAGAACCTTTTCTAATTAGTGGATAAAAAACTACCCAATGGAGATGTTCTTCTTCTCCTAAATTCTGAGGATATTTTAAAATAAGTGCTTCATTCTCATTCTCAAGCGGATTGGATAATTCATCAACATCTCTGGAAAATCTAGACGCTGGCTGGGCAGCCGGCGGCGCGGCACCAGGAGCACCCTGTGCTTGCTGCTTCTGATCTGCCGCTTGTTGCTGAGGCGAAGAAGTTGTGGTTGGCGCCGCAGTAGTTGTAGTTTCTACCATTAGTAATAAATATCCTATTGAGACAAGTTTGGACTATTTATATGTCATATTCAAAAGAAACTATGAAGGGAATCTATAAAATACAGAATCCCAAGAAGTATATTGGTAATCCCAACACTATTATATATCGTTCTAGCTGGGAACTGAAATTCATGAAATGGTGCGATAGTAATCCAAATATATTGGAGTGGGGTTCAGAAGAACTTGCAATTCCCTATATTTCACCCAAAGATAATAGGGTGCATCGATACTTCGTTGATTTCTACATGAAAGTAAAAGAAAACAGTGGGCAAACTAAAAAATACTTGATAGAAATAAAACCATCTAAGTTTGTTGCACAACCAAAAATTCCCAAAAGAAAGACTAAGCAATTTCTAAATGAAGTGTTGACATGGGGTGTCAATCAAGCAAAGTGGAAATATGCGTCCGAATTTTGTAAAGATCGTGGCTGGGAATTTATGATACTTACTGAAAAAGAACTTGGAATTACTGCATAAATATAGACTAAGGAGACAATACTATGGCTAAAGCATCAGGAAATACAAAAACAGTATTTGCAGCACCGCGCCGCAAGGGAATCAAACTAAGCACGATGAACAAGCATAAGCGCCGCAATTTTAAGAAGTATAGAGGTCAGGGCCGTTAATGGCAAATAACGCATTCCAGAAATTACGAGCTAACATTGGCGATGGGCAAAGGTCCATTCAATGGTACATGAATAATGTGCGCAATCTTGTGGGTGCGAGACTTTCCAATAATACGGTTATGAAATCTGATATCGGTGAACTGAAATCAAACTTTGAAATCGGTTCTATGTATCTGTATTTCTATGACCCTAAGTGGAAAGACCAACTTCCGTTTTATGATACATTTCCTTTAGTGCTTCCTTTTGGACCAGCTAAGGGTGGATTCTATGGCATCAATCTGCATTATCTTCCTTACATGCTTAGAGCTAAAGTGTTAGGAGAACTTTTAGAATATGCGGACTCTAAAACTCTTTCAAATACTAGCAAAATGCGCTTGTCATATCAACTATTAACTAGTTTACAAAATGCACCAGAAATAAAGCCTTGCATTAAGCATTATCTCACAGGTCATGTTAAATCGCAATTTATGAGAATAAATCCTTCGGATTGGAAAGCGGCAGTATTCTTACCAGTAGAAGCATTTGTTGGTGCAACTAAAGAATCCGTTTTCAGAGACACTAGAGGTAAAATCTAATGGCAGAAGCCGCACATAGTCTAAGAGATTTCATAACACTAATTAGAAATCAAAATCTTGCTAGATCAAATAGATTTGAGGTATACATTAGTGAGCCTGAATGTTTAGTTGGCCATCAAACATCACAAGGTGAATCCACTCGCGTAGTTTCGATGTTAGCAGAAGATGTTATCTTTCCAGGTCTTCTCCTGGGAACAAGAATGTTGAAACTAAATAATATTTTGGAACCAAGAGCAACTGCTATTGATTTTGGCGGAGATTCCATAACAGTAACATTTTTATGTGATAATGCTTGGGTGGCAAAAGACTTCTTTGGCGATTGGATGAGAAAAGCAATAGATCCGAATACAAGAGAAATTCGATACCCAGAAGAGTATTATGGACAAATGGACATTGTATCTCTCAATGAGCAAGATAATATTATCGCAAGTTGGAGATTGATTGATTTGTTTCCTAGATCGATAGCACCCATTCAGGCATCTGCGACTAATGCACAGGTGCTGAGAATGCCAGTAACTTTTACTTACAAGAAGTGGCAAGTAATCGGTGGCTATCAACCAGATGGTTCTGGTGTCGGAGGAGTCTCTGACCTTGATAGAGAAGAACCAGTAGATTTCGAACTAGATTCCAATGACCCAAATATGGACATGGATATAAATTTTGACGATGATATCACTATATAAACATTAATTGGAGATTATTATGATTCCTGTAATTACTACACCAACATTTGAAGTTGAAGTTCTTTCGACTAAACAGAAAATACGGTGCAGACCTTTCTTAGTGAAAGAAGAAAAAATTCTTGTGATGGCACAAGAACAAGATGATAAAAAAGAAATTCTAAATGCTATGCAGGATATTGTTACTGCATGTAGCAACGGTGCTGTTAATGGACACACCCTTCCGATTTTTGATTTACAGAATCTTTTCTTACGAATTAGATCACAATCAATCGGCGGAACTTCGGATTTCAATTTGATTTGCGGCGAATGTGGTCATAGAACACCATTTACTTTAAATCTAGATGCAATTCAATTGCAGACAAACGAAGAGCATACAAATAAGATTATGTTGACCGACACAGTGGGTGTAGTTATGAAATATCCTACACCAGAAGACACGGTAAGCGATGAACTAAAGGTATTCGATCTTGTAGTGAATTGTGTTGACCAGATTTTTGATGAACAACGAGTATACAGCACCGCAGATGAATCGAAAGAAGAAATTGAAAAGTTTATTGATAGTCTGACAAGTGAGCAATTCGAAAGAATTGCAAAGTTCTTTGAAACTATGCCTAAGCTAGAGCATACTGTAGATTACACTTGTTCTAATTGTAGTAAAGAAAACATTGTATTCATGGACGGGCTAGAAAGTTTTTTCGGATAGCCCTTTCCCATGATAATTTGATGAACTTCTATCAAACAAACTTTATTCTAATGCAAGAGCATAAATATAGTTTGAGCGAATTGGAAAATATGATGCCGTGGGAAAGGGAAGTTTATATAGGTATGTTAGTGACCCACTTGAAAAAACAAGAAAACGATTTAAACACTGGACAATAAATGCTACCTGTAATAAATGACAGCAATCCAGGTGCAGAAGATGCATCTAGACAGAATAAAAGAGATGAAATTCTAGATAGAATTGCTGCATCGGTGTCGTCGGATGCAATGAGTTCTGTGCGCGATGAGTCCGTATTAAAGGTCGTAAATGCATTTTCAAAGTCTCTAAAAGAAAATAATGCGGTTCTTCTTGAAACTCTAGTCAAAGAAGATAAGGATCTTCTTACTGACACGGTAAAAGCACTGTCAAACCTACAGGGAAAAACAGTAGAAGAGTTTGCTAAAAAATTAGATGAAGTAATGAAACACTCGGAGAAAATGATTCTTCGAGGCGAAGTGCAAAAAAATGATGCACTTAAGGAAGTGGGCGAAAAACTAAAAGAAATCGCCCTACAAGAAAAATATAAAGCAATGGGGATTGATGGCGATCCTACTACTGGCCAAAGAGTTAAAGAAAGAATTTTTGGCAAACAAGCACAAACTCCAGATGGCACAAAAGCAACTGGTTGGGTGCAAGGTAAAAGTATTCTCAAGAATGCAGGTAGTGGTTTTGCAAGCGGGTTTTCTTCGACCTTTATGGGTGGTGCGTTTGCTGGGGTTAGTAAGTCTAACGAAGAGAGACGCCGAGAAGTTAGAGAACAGACCGAAACTGAAAATAAAAAACTCGCATTTTTAGAAGAGTCCAAACAAAATCTAACATCAACGCTTGACAATTCTGGACAGACAACGGACAAGGTCACACAAGGCGGCGGCGAAGAAACTACACAATTAGCTTCTGCTAATATTGCTCCCGATACCAAAACTAAGAGTGATGCCGAAGAACTTCGTGCCGGTATTAGAGATACCGACCCTGCATTCTCTCGTAGTTCTAGTGCTTTGGGTGTAAAGGACTATTGGCCTGAACTTTTAAGATTATTAGAAGAAATAAAGAAGTGTGTTTGCGAATGTCAATGCAATGGCAGCGGAATGAACTTACCTCTTCCGGCACCGATACCAGTTGGCGGTCCTGTAAAAACGGCTGCGGCGGCGGCAATTGCATCTAGAGTACCCGCCGCGGTTGCAACCAGGGTACCAATGGCTGTCCCAGCTTTAGCTCTAGCATCTGAAACGGCTGCAACACGAGTCCCAGCTTTAACAGATGCTAGAACCGCAGTTGCAAGACAAACCGCTGTTCCACAATTGACACAGCAAGCAAGCGGGGCAACATTAGAAGAATTAGGTCTAAAAACTGCACAGCAAGAAAAAGTTTTAGTTCGCCGAGCTGGCGATGTAGAATTATCGCCAAAATTACAGGGAAGGTCTGTAGCAGAAGCAGATGCATATAGAGGCATCAAACCTGGCTTGAAGGGCAATGAACTACGAGAAGCAATTAGAAATCGTAACATTGCAGAAGCGGCGTCTACAGCTAAAGTCGAACCTAAAGCTGTTGTTGGTGGAAGAGATCTTAATCGTAGAGCAAACGAAAATATTACCACCGAAGAGGGTAGAAATAACTGGCGCGCAAGAAAAGCGGCCGAAATGCAAGAAGGTTCATTAAGTCGTAGTTTACAGGAAACATCTAGAACTGCACCCACTGGAAGAAATCTAGTTCCAGTAAAAGGCGCAGTAGAAGCTACAGCATCAAAACCGTGGTATTCAAGGGCATGGGAAAGCACTAAAACTACCGTCAGTGGCATGGCAACCGGCGCCGCAGAAAAGGCAAAATCGTTTGGTACTTCGGCACTTGGTGCTGCAAAGACAGCGGGCAGCTGGATACAAGGTCAACGTGCTAAGGGTGCAGAAGCACTAGGTAAGGGTTTTGATTGGGTAAAGGGTAAGGCAAGCAAAGTCTTCGGTGGAACGGCAGAAGCGATAGGCTCATCAAGATTTGGCAAGGCAGCCGCGCCAGTATTAGCAAAAGCTGGTGGACTAGCAAGAGTTGCTGGTAAGGCAATTCCTTTTCTACCTGCTGCAATCGGCGCATATTCAAAATATAAAGAAACTAAAGCCAGAACCGGTAGCACAGGTCGAGCATTATTGGCGGGTGGCATCACAGGGTTGGCTACATACGGCGGGCAGGTATTAGGTGAAGCCGGCGGTGCGGCGGTAGGCTCTCTGGCTGGCCCAGTAGGAACTGGTGTTGGCTTTGTGGCAGGCGGCGCTGCTGGTGCATATGCCGGTGAGAAAGCAGGAAGTTGGGGTGCCGACAAGATAGATAATCTTATCTGGGGTAAAGCAGAACCAGCTAAGGCGGGCGAAAAACCCAAAGCAGCTATTGCTACTCCACAGGGTGCTAGACAATCTGGCGGCGCAACACTACAGCAAAGACCTCGAGCAAGTGTTCAAGGCGGACAAAATCAAGATTCTGCTATTATTTCAAGATCGACTGCGGCAGTTGCGACAGCCAAGGGCGCGGCAGAAAAGCCTGTAATTAATGTGCCGCCACCGACTGTAATTCAGGCACCGCCGCAGCAAAGTGGTCCTACTATACCACATACATCTCCACATTCTAGACCGGATGATAACTCATGGCTAACGTGGCAGAGAAGAAGAACCGCAGCAGCATAAAAAAGGGGCGCTTAAAGCGCCCCTTTCTCTTTTAGTCATCCGCAAGACTTGCGAAGTAACTCATGTTATCATCTGTTTCATCTTCATTCCACGGTGGAGTATCTTCGGTAGCCTTAGCAGCCGACTTCATCTTGGTTTCAACGAAGAGTTCGTCCTCAGCATCAAGAGGTGAAACCTTGTCTGCACTAGGAACACGGACACCGCTTCCAAGAACAGCATTCAGCTTAGTCTTGAGTTCATCATAAGACTTGAAGTTTGACGGGTCAAGGAATGCGGCAAGAGAATGTGTCTGCTTCCAGACAGATTCAAGTTTCGCATCATCTTCATCAAGAGCAGCAGGACCATCAAATTCCGACTTATCGTAGTTACGATAACCTTCAACCTGACGAATGCGGAGCTTGAAGTTAGCACCCTCCCAAAGGTCAAACGGATTGACGGGCTTTTCGTCTTCGAATGTAGGCTGCATCACATCCTTGATTTTGTCGAAAATCTTCTTACCATACTTGTAGAGAAAGACCTTACCTTCGTTTTCAGGATTTGCTGGGTCACGAACGACAAGAACGTTTGAGATGTAAGAGAGGCGGCGCTTCTGCTTACGAGCGATTTCCTTGTTGGCTTCGATGCCCGAATTCCAAAGTTCGGAATTCAATTCACCCACGGGGTCAGGCTTGTTGATAGTAGTTAGCGAGTTTTCGATATACCACTTACCTGTTGGACCCTGGAAACCATGGTCAAAGACGCGCACCCAAGGAAGTTCTTCACCCGCGGGAGCAGGTAGAAAGCGGAGAACAGCCTGACCATTGCCAGCCTTGTCTACACTAGGCTTCCAGAAGCGATCATCATCGCCGCGCTTTTCGTTTGTGGGATTTGCAATCTTTTCGACTTCCTTCATGAGCGAGTCGAAGTTGCCACGGTTCTTACGGAGTTCCGATAGAGAATTAAAAGACATATGTATGTTCCTTATATTTGCGTTGTATGTTAGTATTTGCGATTTGTATCATAATCATCGTAGTCATCGAAATCTTCTTCTTGACTACCAGAGTATTTATACAGGTTTTTGCGGTGTTTATTAGATTTATCAACACCTTTACGAACTTCTTTGACACGAGGTTCGTAATCGAAGTCTCTACGCTTAGAATGACTCATTTAACAGACCACTTGGCCTTTCTCCTTGATCCATAGTTGGTTATATTTCTCCCGATCGATTCGGATGAAAATACGATATTTCTTTACTAGATGAGCAAAGTCTTTCCAGACGAAATCATCTGTTAAAGTAGTATTAGAATACACAAAATCGAACAATTTGTCAAGAATAATTATTGTTTCGATTGAGATTTTTTTGCCGAGATAAAGTTTGAATACTATAGGGTGTTGTCCATCATATGAAATAAGAGGATCTTTTTCTTGTTTCTCGGCTTCAAGAAATATAGTAGATAAGTCCTGTGTGAACTGATAGGTCAGTTTTTCTTGACGACTCTTCCACTCCCTATAGATTTCATCGCTACCACCTTCAAACAATCCATTGTGACCCTCTACAAAATTAGCCACAAAGTAATTTATCATTTCATCTCTTTGCATTCTCTTAGCGAGTTTGCGAAAAAGAAGAATATCTTTGCGCTTCATGAATGTTTCGCGCTTACATGATACCATAGACTTCTGTTTGGTGATATCATAATTTTCTTTGGTGAAATGCAACTTCAATGACATGTATAAACGATATACGTCAAAAGGTTCCATTAGAGTGGCAGCTTTCCATCCTTACGCTTCAACATATTGAGTTCTTCTGCTTCCGCTCGAATCTTTTCTTTCAGTGAAGTAGTCAGAAGAACCGAGACAGATTCCATCTCAATATCATTTTTTACACAGTAATCTACTAGTAAGTCCATACATGGTAGTCCTGTCTGGGTAGCTTGCTTTTCAATATACTGTGAAAATTCAGTTGAAGTTTTAAACTTCTTTGTAATAAGAAATTCGTTACTGATATCATCTACCACTAGAAAATCCTCGACCATAAAATTGTGTCCCACTCGTTTCATTTTTATCAAATAGATACCAACAAGCATTATCCTTGCCAGTAAATTTGCTGTTTTCAATCCACTTTACTCTCCCGATGGCCACGATTTTACTACAATACTCTAGATAGGGTATCGCTTGTTTGGTATGCATCCAGTCAGCATCGAAAAGAAGCCACGTAGGACGAATATCAGCGAATCTATCAATCAGAGGATGAAGTATCCATCTAGACCACGGCGGATTAGTTATAATATAGTCTGTATTTGCGGGAATGTCAACAGTTAATGCATCATATTTTTCAATAGATGGGTCTTTAGGCTCAAGATCAGAAACCAAAGTAGCCACTGCATTACTGCCCGTCAAGGTGTCGATATGTCTACAGAGTCTACCATCGCCTGCACAAGGCTCAGCGAAGGTAAACTCCGAGGGAAGAAAGGGTAAGAGAGGCTTTACTGCATCCAACGGAGTCGGATAGAAATCATTCTTACGATGTTCAAAGTTACTTCTCTTACCCATTCTTTATCCTGCATAAAATATATGATCACCAATTTTAGTTACTCTACGAAGATTCCAACCTGGATTTACATAGTCGGCATGGTAGAATAGAACATTTTTACCTAATACGCCATGATTTGCCCCAGCGAACAGTACCTTTTCAGCTACTCTTTTGGCTTCTGCATATTGTTGCGCACTGCGGACACTCTTCTTTCCTTCGCATACCCACGAGAATTGACAAACACGTTTTGTTCTCTGGTATACAACGGAGCATACTGATTTCGGAAACTTCGGGCTATTTACCCTATTGATAGTGACGGCAGCAACGGCCAATTTGCCGCGAGTAGGCTGGTTACCAGCCTCATAATAGATGTTGTCTGCTAGACACTTCAATTCTCTATTATTTGCCAGACGGATATTTTGTGTCTGGATTTTTTGTTGTGTTACTTTACGTTGTTGTTCTTGAGCATCTTCTTTGATGCCCTGGATTACTTCTCCGACGCCGAGGGAATATTCCCTTGCTTCTCTTTCGATGGCAGTTTCAGCATATGAATTAATTCCATATAAACCATAACTTAATAGTGTAATAATCGAAAGAAACTTGAAGAACTTCTTGTTTAAGGAAGTCATCTTATTTCCATTTGGTTGTTAAACTTGAGAGGGTATTAGCCAGTGACTCCCCACACTGATTTGTCCGAAGACAAAAAGACCCGCTGTGTTTGGCTTATTCAGTTACACACTTCGGGTCATATAACTATTTAGCGTTTCTAAGTTCTACTTCCACGCATTTCGTCGTATATGAAGAACAGGTGATAGTTTTATTCTGTTTCGAGGGAAAACTATCAAAAACCCAATGGGATCATGCGGCTAGCGCATATCCTGCAAAGGCAACGTTATCGTTTGCATTTACTTTTAGTGGCACTTTGCCAAGCAATCAGTCTCGGACTTCCTATTACACGAAAATCGATCCTAGTTCACCCCCATAATAGATACACCATCATCCCTCACTTTAGTAGGCACCCCTTTCGGGTCGGACCTTGGTGTATCTATGGTGGAGGTGGCGGGAGTTGCACCCGCGTCTTTCCGCCTTTATTGTTGCCTGTCAACAACTGATAATTTATTTATATCAGGTTTGCTCTTGATTGTCAAGAGATTCCCATTTGCCAACCGGACATTTTGCAGAAGAAACTCTAACTTTTGTTACAATAATGCAGCCACATTTCATACAAACTCCCATTCTCTTGAATTGACAAGTTTTGCATATGTTTAATCGGCGTTCTACTTCTGAGAAATCAGTCAGCATTTTCCCATATTCTTTCTCTGAACCACAAATTGCATACCCATTTGGTACCTTTTGTCACGGGCGCACCCCCGTGTAACGCTTGCGGATGACGATGTGGATTAGCTGGCCAAACATTATGAAAAAACACTATTCTGCCGGGTCGTGGGTCAATTTCTAAATCTAGATTTGGAAAGATAGTATTACCACCTTCTTCAACTTCATTCAGATATAGCAATGCAGTTAAAATTCTTTGACCAGCTTTACCTTGCCAATTTTTTTGCTCAGTGTAATCCCATGCATCATAATGCGGCTTATATTCTTCACCCACTTCATAACGAACTACCTGCAAAGGTTCTGCGGTAGCGGGGTGAAGATTTGCAAACTTCGAAATTTTTGCGGTCAACGATATGATTGTGTCATCGAACGTAGTGGGAATAAACGTATGATTACTAGTTCTGCCCGGGTCGAAAACACTTTCTACTTTATCAGGTGCGCACACAGTAGATGGTTCCACCTGTTTTTCAGCCAGACTTATAATATGAAGTCTATCTTCTTCTGAAATAAAATCATCGAAATAACAAATCAAAGGAGTGATATTTAATATCATATTAGTTCTTTTTTGTGGCTTCGAACAAGTCTCTTGCTTCGATCAATTTTTCTGCCCAGTTATCACGCTTTTCGATGAATACCTGAGGCTCATCGCCGTCAACAGCAATTAGAATAATGATGAAGGGAACCGGAATACCAGTTCGTTCTTCATACATGATTGCATATGCAGTGGCTTGCATAAAGTAGGAACTGATATATTCCTTCTTCTTCAAGCGATTGGAGGTCTTGAAGTCGATGACAGCGCGAACACCATTGTATTCTGCGATACAGTCAACACGACCAGCCATACGAAGATAGTCGCTGTATAGAGCAAGTTCTTGACAATGAATATTGTCGATGGGTTCAAGAATGTCCTTGAACTTGTTAAACATCTCTCGATCGAGGAGCGAGGCTTTTACGCCATCAAAATCAACATCTTCGTTCTTGAGATAGGCTTCGGTGAGCGCATGGATTTTAGTGCCACGCGTGGAAGCCTGTTTAGAAATGCGATTGGCTTCTTCTTCACCAACACGCTCACGCCACTTGTTTATCGAGTCTTTGTTTAAGACTCCGAGAACGGTGGTAGCAGAGGGATATCCAACGCCAGAGGCATTGACGTAAACTCTGCTACCATCTTCTCTTGTTTCATCTTGGGCGAAATCGGTATAATCATAGATTGTTTTGAACATACTATATGTATAACACGATTCGCCTAGTTTGTCAAGCGGTTTCTAAATATCTTTCTTCATATTCGAGCCTTGCGAGAATATATTCCTTTACCAATTTGGAACGAACAATATCATGAACTGAAAACTCTAGTGTTTTGAACGAAGGCATTAGTTCGGCGATTGCCATGAACTTTTGAAGTCCTGACATATCGTTCTTTTTATATAGGTCGGTCTGACGGAAATCTCCGCAGAAGATGACCTTTGAGTTTTTCCCGATTCTAGTCATGATTGAATTGAGTTCCATGTCCGTCATATTTTGACATTCATCAACAATGACGATGGAATTATCTAGAGTGATACCACGAACAAATGAGGTGATCATAAAGTTCACCGACTTCTGTTCTTGCAATCGCTGAAATGGCTGGATATGATTAAACAAATCCTCGCAGATTTCTACATAAGGCAACTGATAAACTTCTGTCTTTTCTTTTTCGTCACCCGGCAAGTGACCGATTTCTCGTGATGGCACGGCCGAGCGAACAATGATAACTCGGTCGAAAGATGTTTCTGGATCTAGTGCTTCCTCTAATGCTTTATAAAGTGCGATGTAGGTCTTCCCTGTTCCTGCTACACCGTGTAATAAAATTGCTGTGGACTGTTGATCGTATAATTCAAAAAATTGTCTCTGATTGAAGTTCTTTGGTTGAATATGCTTGAGGTCGTCATATTTTACTCTGCATAGTTTACTCTTCTCTAAGGTTACAGGGGAGTCATTTGTTGAGACAACTTGTAATTTGTTCTGGTTTTTTCTTGACATGACAGTCCTTTGAGGTTTGAGGTTGATACAAAAAAGGCGACCCTGCAAGAGCAGAGTCGCCTGTGCCGAGAGAGGCACTTGAAATACTAGAGGGTGAAATCGGTATAACTGTCTTCATGCAGTTATTTATTGAGTAGCGTCTCTCCACCAGCAAGGAATTTCACGATTTTTCCATTTTGCCATACTTTTTTTCGCACCAATATAATAGTTACGATATGACTGTAGAGAGTCATTCTGTACCTTGTATTCTTCTGGCATAGCGGGCGTCGGCTGAGTAAGATGACTGACAGGAATATTCTTGGGTGGTTTACGCAACCAATATACTAGTCGTTCGCAAGAATGAAGTTTGCCATATCGATGAGTGTATTCTGTAAGAAGGGATTGGAATAGACATACAAGCCAGTTATAATTATTGTTAGACTGACGAACCCAGACAGCACTCGGATGATTGATGTGCGTAGCTTTGTAAAGTTCCGCTTCAAAGGCTTTGTCCTCTAATCGCCAACGTTTGATTGACCTGCCATTGGCAGTCTTGTCTGTATACTCAGTACCGTCCAGAACACGGTGCGCAGTAGACAGTAGTTGTGCATACTCAAGAATCATTTTGACAACATGTTTGTCATTATGATATTCGGCACATTTTGTAACGTCACGATCAAGATAAAAGATATTCATAATATATTAACTTTCTTCCACAGATTTACGAATGCAATGTATATGTTCTTTAGTCATAGTTGATATCATATCAGATTCTACGGCAAAGTCAAGACATTCCATCACATCAATAGGGTCTAATTCTAATAAATCATCAAAGATAATTCTTTTGTCGCTATTTCCAAATGCATTGAGGCAAAATAACACAACATTAATATCCTCATCGGTATACAATGGGATTCGATAGTGTCTAGGTTCCTTACGAAACTTGTCCGGGAACTGTAGAATATTACTCATGCAAATATTTATTAGGAAAAGACTTTCACGCCATATTTGGCTTCGAAGTCATCCGCGTCTTTAAAGTTGTTCACCATGGGCATACCTTTGATATTGAGACTAGTATTCAATAGCATCGGACAGCCAGTTTCAAGATGCCAGGTATGTAGAAGATTGTATAGTTGAGGGTGTTGCTCAAATGTTACAGTCTGGACACGAGAAGTCCCATCTGCATGGACAATAGCAGGAAACCTATCAGGGTATTTACATCGTGCAGTAAATTGCATATAAGGGGATTCTTCAACTGGTAGGTCAAAATAGTCGTGTGCATGTTCTGCCATAATGAGGGGTGCGAATGGTCTAAACTTCTGTCGTTGCTTGATTTCATTGACTCTATCCTTGATATCGTGACCGCGAGGATCAGCTAGAAGACTGCGATTACCTAATGCCCTTGGACCGAACTCCGCTGGTCCATTAGCAACTCCTACTATACCAGTCTTACGCAATTCTGTCAAGAGTTTTTCTATGGGATATTCACCACCCATGTTTGCGCCGAGATACGGACCCTTCCAGTTTAACTTCTGTCTGTTGTTAGCAGCAATTGCACCCAGAGAACTTCCAGCATCACCTGGATTTGGCATTATCCAAATATTCTTAAAGTATTTTGTAGCAATATGATTTGCACTACAGTTTAGCGCACATCCACCCATAAGAACGAGATTGTCTTGGAAAGTATCTTTCATCTTTGCGCGTATCAGTAGTTTTTCAAATTCTTCTTCATATACTCGTTGTGTTGCCGCTGCAACACTATACACATCAAGATCCCCATTAGGATTCCACCAACGGCATCCCCGATGAAGGTTCTCAGATTCCCAAAGATTTCTAACTTCGTCGTAATATTTTTCAGGGTCACCATATGCTACCATTCCCATTAAGATATATTCATCTTCGTTTGCTTTAAGACCAACTCGGTCTGTCATAGCAGAATAGAACAGTCCCAAAGACTTGGGATAGTCCATCGACCATTTCTTTTTGAGTTTACTACCAGAGCATTTCCAGATTGATGCTGTATCGAATTCGCCAATAGCATCAATAACAAGAGCGGTTGCATCATCATACGGCGAAGTGTAAAATCCTGCCGCTGCATGTGATTCATGATGATGTGCAAACTCGACTGGAATATCTTTTAGTCCAAAATGTTCCAAGTATTGTCGAACACTAAATCTAATCAAACCCTGTCCAGCTAACAGTCTTCGCATTGCTCTAAGTTTTGGCTTTTCGTACCAGTGAATCTTTTCTGGCTTACCAAATTTTAATGCGGCGTGAATTAAATCTGCATTAAGGTCTTTATCATTCTTGACTCCAGAATATCTCTCTGCGTGAGACGCAAACAAAATTTCGTTGTCAGAAACGACAGTCAATGACGCATCATGTGCAGCAGCGGATATACCCCATTCAATCATTATACATTTTTTCCAGATTTTCCGATATGATATTAGCAAAAATTTTATGATATTGTACCCTAGGATGACCGAAAACATGATGTTTAGTCGGATGAATCCAACTAGCCAATTCACTTATCGATGTTGTGTGGTCGATAAAGTTATGACGCGGATATAAGGAAAGCGCAAATTGATAAAATTCGGAAAACTTTTTTTCTTTCAATTCTGGCCCATAAGAATGTTTCAGATATTCGGGTGTTCCGAATGCATAGCATATTTTTATTTGACCATTAAGTCTATCAGAAAGTCCCGAAAGAAATGCTATTTCTTTATAGTGAGTATACATTAAGTTATAAGGATTTGCCCATTCAAGTTCTAATTGTTTGACATATTCACCATCGCCCAGAAATCCAAATACACCGCCAAATTTTTCTCCTTGTTCAGTGAATTGAAACCACCGAGGATGAGATGTTATTCCGACTAGTATTAAATCATCTGGTTCAATCGCATTGTAATGTAAATCATGTAGAATATTATAGGTGGCATGACTTAAACTGGTACCGGGCATTGCCCTATTAACTAGGGGGACATTAAAATTTTGCGCAACGTAATTTGGCCAGCTGGCGGCGGCATTTTTAGCTAGGAGTTGTTTATGTGCATTTGAAGTGAGTTTAAAAAACTGAAAAACTTCATGCGAACCCTTCATATTGCGTTTTTTTACAAGATCAAAAAGTGCATCTTCTGTAATTCCAAGAAATTCATGGTCTGTCAGTTCTGACCCCGCAGTGAGACTGCACCCATAACTAATTATTCTTTTATATGGAAAATTTTTAGTCATAAATGAACGGATCCATTTTTCTTAATTCTTTTAATCTTTTTTTATGTTTTCTATTTTGGATAATCGTCTGAATAATCTTCCGTATATGATTGATCAAATTCTTCATTTACAAACTCCGATAATAAGAACTTATATTCTGGTACAACATCAAATAGCTTTTCACTTCTTCTACTATCTATAATCTCATTTTGCTTAAAATATTCTTTAAACTGTTCATCTGATACTTTATTAGAAAACATAAAGTTAATAATCGAATCAATATCAGATTGATAGTCTCCCCAGTCATATTGGCTCCAGATAGAATACAGGTAACCTTTTAGTTTTTCTGGTGCATTCTTGAGGGACATCCATTCGGGATAGTGAACTAAATTATTCCATATCTTCGAAGTGGGAAAATCGCTCTTCAATAAATCATGCATTCTTGTCAAATCTAATGCATTTACCCAGCTTAAAGTAAAACTTATTTGGAAGAAAAACTTCTTGTCTGGTGAATAAGGAGCATTTCTGTGTTGTATCTGGTTATATGTTTTCATATTGTTATATACAACGTCCCAGTTTCCAGGATGACGCATATAATTATATGTGGGACCGATTCCATCTACACTTAGACCTATACCAACTCTTTCAAAGTTGTCAATCCATTTCTGCACCAATTCTGGAAGAATGATATTACAGTTGGTAGACATATCAAGAGCAATTTCTTTTGATCTGCCAGTCTCAATCAATTCATCAAATATCTTGTGCCATTGTTTGATATACATCGGCTCACCACCAACAACTTCAATTCGGCGAAGATTTTTATACCAGTCATGTCTAGTTTTCCAGAGCATGCCATTTTCATCACCAGCTTGCTTGTGCGGCATTTCAAATTGAGTCGAGCCAGTATATTTTTTCAACTCTTGTTGCCACAGTGTGCTATGGCTCGGACTACACGATCTGCATTTTAAATTGCAACTATTACTAATAATCATCTGGTATTCAGCTGGATATTCTGGCTCATCTTGCCAGTCAACATCTACACCCAACATAGGATAAACTTGCGAATTATATAAAGTTCTTTTGCTAGTATATCCGTTGTTCTCATCTGTCCAACATGTTGAGCAACCCTCTGGTTGCTTTCCATCTCGAAATTGTTGACGAAGGTCCTTCATGTATTTGCTAGTGAAAATATCCTTAACCGAATGCTCTTGCACATACATGTTATTGCCTCGGTTAGTTGTAATATGGCCTTTAAATAAGCAGCAAGGTTGTGCCAAGCCAGAGGGATTATTACTGAATCCAACCCAAGGAATCATACATAGTTTTTCGGGTCTATCACTCATTGTCAAGTTCCAATCTCGTCTGTTCAATCCATTTAACGTATCTTGGATCTAAAACAGAAATATCTTTATTTCGTCTTTTATTAAATTGGTCGTAAAAACTGACAGCATCTTTAAGAACTTGTTTTTCAGAATATATCATATCATGAAATTTAGTATTTCTTAGATAGTCATAGAGATCCTGAAATGGCATAATTGATTTATCGTCTTGAAGATTTTCTAAATCATCAAAAACCAATTTAAGATCATTTGCGATTTCAATTCTTAATTTTTGTGGTAATATTGCTAGAGAATGCCACTGGGGATACAATACGCGATTGAAATTAGTTGTTACCCTATCTGTACCATACTTGTCTTTCAATTGCGAAATCATTTTAAGGTATTCACCAAAAGACCACACCGACATATTGTTTATCGCAGTAGTAACAGTAATTTTAATGTCACTGTTCGCTAATACATCATTAACATTTTTTAACCATACTTTACCGTCAAATCCATCTCTAGTATATTCTGCATGGTCTAAACTAGATTCGCAGCTTGTATGTATTTCTACATTCTTACCGTTCTCTGTTAGATATCTTGTCTTATCAATAAACTTTTGTACCTGACCCTTTTCGTGTATCAAGTTGGAGTTTACAATAAAGTCTCCAATATAGTCTTGATCTTTATGGAGAACATCTAAAAATTCCCAGAATCTAGGATGCAGTAATGGTTCGCCACCCGTGAACCGAACTACTGACAAGTCTTTTTTGAGTTCTGGCCACCAATCAAAAAACGCCTGAATATACTTGTTATCATCGTCAGGAATCAACTTGTTTTTGATATCTTTATTAAATCGAGTATTTGTTGTTAGATTGTAGGAGCCATTAGCAGTAACGTCATTTGCCCAACTAGAACTAAAAGTTGGACTACAATAAGCACACGCTAATTGACACGATCTACTAAAAGCAACCTCAATTTTTTTCGGATTTACTTTTAGTGGTATATCTTTTTTCATATCATCCCACGCATAACCATAGGATTTCATTATTCTATCAGAGATAATACCCGAATCTTCTGCATTCCAGCAATATTGACAGCCACCAACTCTCTCACCCGCCAGCATTTGCTTTCGTTCTGCTATTTTCTGTTCTGTATTATGAAGAAGACTGGGATCATCAACAGAATCATTTCTATGAGTTGGATTGTGGTGGCAACTCGCATTGGAACCCATGTATAACCAAAGAGTAACTTCGTACCATTTTGCCGCACAAAATGTTCCGCTTATTTTATCCAATACAGACTTTTTGAAAAAGAGATAGTCTCTTTTACGTTCACTCATTCTTTAACTCATCACTAACATAGCCGCCGCCTGTTTTAATATCATGTAACACTTCATCTGGAATCAACTTGGGAATAAGATTTTCTTCCTGCACTTTAATAAGAGCGACCGGATCATCACCCGGAATAGAGTTGATAAAATCAACATATTCTACTGGAAATGTTTCTCTGAAATTCTTGCCGCGACGACGGTCATACTGTAAATAATATTGCTTAAAATCGTTATACAGTTTCGGAGTCTCCGCGGTAAATGCGTGAGGTGTCTTAATAATATCTAAATAATCAATCAGTCTTTCGACCTGCGAAAGTTCCCACTGATTATACAGAGGTTTGCCGGTCGGGTCAAGGTCTGTTGTAAGATTTGCTTTGACGTTATCGTACCACTGTTGCAACTCATTCTTGTATTTCATCTTGATTTCATCTGGCAACATCGCACAAGACTGGAAACTAGGAAAACGTAGAACGTTCAACGATACAGTCATGTATTGCCAACCGTAAGTCTTTTTGAAGTAGCGCATTTCAGTTAGAAAATCTACTAGACCCGGTAAACATAGTCCATTGATGGTTGACATACAAATCATCTGACGGACATTACCCTCTTTAATCAGACGCTCAACATTTTTAAACCATTGAGCATAGTCTAGACCGTCACGAATGTATTCCGCCATACTACCCACGCTTTCCATGCTAGTATATACATCTAGCACAGGAACATTATGTGATTTTTCAATCAATCTGTCTAGCAACTCTTGTTTAGGATGCATGTTAGAATTGATGGCAAAATTCAACTTCTGCGCTCGTTCTGGATTATCTTTGAACCAGTCGAATAGCTTCCATACACTTGGTGCCATCAGAGGTTCACCACCAGTAATACGCAATTCTCTTAGATGCTCCGATAGGTCACCCTCGAACCATTTCCAGAATGCCTGAATATAGGGATTATTATCTTCGCTGTTGAATCCCTTGGCATGATCATGAGACGAAACATAGTGACCGCGACCGTCACTCTGAATATTCTGATACGGACCATTTTGCTTGATATCACGCACCCAGGAAGTGCTAAAGGATGGATTACAATACGAACATGCAAAATTGCAAGTTCTATCAAAGCTAATTTCAAGAGTTCTTAGTTGAACATCTGAATCCCATGGCATATTCTGCGCTTCGACATTTTCTTCGTCGGTGAATGTAATTGATTTCATAACACGGTCGGAAATACTATCCTTACCCATGTCTTCGATTTTCCAGCAATATTCACACTCATTAGGACGAACGCCTTCTTGCATCAACTTACGCATCTGCTTTTTGTGTTGCGTATTATGAATTGCAGAAGGATTTGTCTCTAGTTCTTTAGGATCGATCGCATGTGCGGGCGGGTGATGGCAACTAGCGGTCTGCCCAGTACCAAGCCAAATAGTTGCATTGTACCATTTAGCGCCACAGAAAGATGGACTTAGCTTGTTGATGAATTCATTCTTGTAAGTATGAAGAGAACCACCGTGGTTCTTCAATTTGTCAGTCATTATAATTTCCCGCAGTCATCGATAAAGTGAACCAGTTCTGGAAAAGTTTCTCTGATATTAAGATTCCGTCTGGCATCGTATTGTTCGAAATATTTATAGAAGTTTTTCTTGTAGAGAATTTCGTCTTCCTTAGACATAGGCTCTACAGCCCAGTCATACAAACGTTGAACCTTATCGATTTCATAGTCTTTGAAACCCTTGAAACGATTTTCTACTGTCTCTTTATTTGCTTCCATAAATGCAATGCTGTCCAGAAGAGGCTGTAGCATTTCTTTAGATGCCAACTTCATGCTCATCCACTTTGGGTCAGTAAGCATAGGAGTATCAAACCAAATCAACTGTCTATCTGTGTTATATGTCTTTCTAAGTTCCAGAATATTTTGGAAGTATGTCATCCAATTAGGCAAACATAGAATATTACATGTAATAATAAAAGTCAAAGAATGTTTATTAGATTCTCTCAGATATTGAGTAATATTCTTATGTAATACATCAAAGTCTAGACCAGTCCTGATATATTCTGCCTGTTTACCCCAAGTATCTAGACTACAGAACAACATGAAATGATCAATAGCATCTTGGTCTGTAATTTCTTTCAAGTCATCGATAAACTTTTGCCACTGGCCTTTTGGTGGACAACAGTTGCTAGTAATGCTTAGTTGAAGATCCTTTTTTGGATTCTTCTTCACATGGTCAAAAATCTTAAATGTGTTTTTGTCCATCAATGGCTCACCACCCGTCATTCTAAACGTTTTCAGTTTGTCATAGACAGTAGGGAACCACTCCCAGAATGCAGTCAAATATGGATTAGTCGGTGAGTTGTCTGGAACCCAGCCCTGTGCCTTCATCCAACTATCGTCGTTGTGAGTCCGGTCTACTAATTTGAATGGACCATGCTCTTTAACTTCTTTGTGCCATTCAGTTGACAAGTGAGGTGAACAATAAGCACATTTAAAGTTACATGCTTGATTGAAGTTTACCTCAAGATATTTTGGAGCCGGATTACCCTCAAAACCAACTGCTAGGGCTTCATCGATTACTCCCGGTGCATTAACATCAAAACTGCGATATGCTCTATCGCTCATATTACCAGTATCTTCAATATCCCAACAGAAAGAGCATTCCTTGGGTCTTTCACCCATCAACATCTTCTTTCGTTGTTCTTTCTTATACTTTGTATTATGCAAAGCACCCGGATCCGCAGCAAGTTCTTCTAGAGGAACTTTGTGGGTCTGTGGGTGATAACAACTGTGGGTTCTACCAGTTGGAATGTGAATGCTTACATTAAACCACTTAGCAAGACAGAATGACGGACTAACTTTATTAAGACCATCTAGCATATCTTTAGTGTTTTCAAAATAAACACTTTTGTAGGCGCCCTTTAAGTCTGGCGTAACTTCGTCACCTCTAATATTATCGCTCATTTAACACCTGTCGCCATAAACCTATAAAAATGACCGCAGCGCAACATTCCTGCATACTGCGGGTCTTTAATCTTGTTAATTTTCAAAAATTCATCTAGAGTATCTGACGTTCGAACATGTTCGGGATTTTCTAGATTGTTTCCTTGAACGATGTATTTAGTACCAGCTGGAATAGAGTTCCACCAAGCATCATAAACTTCCTGCGTCACATGTTCGCTACTTGTATTGATTACTAAGTCTGGACACAAACTATCAGGAATACCATCTCGCATATTCCATGTTTTATGATAAATGTTATCGCTGGTACGAATTTGATAGAACACTTCCTCGCAACTAGGATCTAGGTCAGTTGTTGCGATGTAACTGTCGGGAAATTTCTCGGCAATAAACTGTGCTAGAATACCATACCATCCACCGAAAATACAAATTGTATGGGCGTCTTCGGGTATACATTCAAGCAACCACTTCTTACTTTCAATCTGACTAGACCAGAAGTTTTCAGAGAACCGATATGCATTTTCTGGATTATTGCGGATGTATTCCATCCACTTCATTGTAATGTCAAAATTAACCACGGCGCATCCTCGAAATTTCTTCCATCTGATCTTGATTGATAACTGGTACTGCATTAGATTTATGCATCGTGGCAATACCCTTAATCAGGGTACCAGTGTATTCATTGGGCTTCTTAGCGAAAGTCACGCCGACACCATCCACTGATTTATAACGTTCACGGTGGTCAGACTTATATGCTTCCGGCAAAGGTGTGCCGCGCAACTTAGGTTTATACTTACCTTGACGATATGCGACATATTCATCAAAAGTCTTAGACTTACAACCCAGTTTTTTCATCTGCTTATTATAGTCTACCCAATCCTGCGCATACCTACTAGTAACACCCTTGTTTGCAGTTTTGCGTTTCTTAGTATTTGTCGTAGTATACGCTGGGCCTAACAGATGCATTGACATAATAATCTCCTCAAGACTTTCACATTACAACATATAGCCAAGATTGTCAATAGAAAAATAATGGTTGACATTTGGTCTAGAATCGCTTATAACTAGAATATAAGTTATGGAGAGTGTGATGATTCTCGAAATCAATGAAAGTGAAGAACACCTTCTTGAACAGCTTGGTGTTCCATGGAATGGTTGGCAGTATGAACGTGCCGACTTCGATGAAATGAATTCGGAACTAGAAGCAAATGGCATTCCTGTCTACGCTACGTTCACAGAATATCTTGAAGACCGTGTTGAATATAAAAGGAAGATTGCATAATGGTTAGCATTACTACAGAAGTCGAAGTTTACATGGACGATTTTGACGACCGCGAACTAATTGAAGAACTCACAGATCGAGGTTACTACGTTAGCAAGTCAAGTGGCGATATTCCTGTCGCACAGAGTCTCTATGATGCATGGGTCTACAAGACTGGCGATTTTGAGGAACTATTTCGGCAATTTTGTCAGCATACAATCGGAAGAAGTTTCTAATGTTGAACGACGAAGAGCTAGAAGAACATTTCCTTCAAATGGAGAAGGAACTATACGAACTAGAAGTTACTTCGAAGTCGCCCGATAAACCCCGTCCCAATTTACAGGCGGAGTTGTCTCAAACTCTTCGATACGACTAATCATCAAATCGTAATAATCTGATAATTCACCTTGCCAGCACTTCTTTAAGTCGCTGGCAAATTTTTTGGCTATTTCCCAATGTCCGGCGCGATATAAAGTTAGAAACTTATCATGCTGCATTTCGCCTAGGGTATCACGTTCGTCGAGGACAGTGTAAATCTTCACTGGCTCGGTTTTACCCTTAACCGCAATAAGATCAAGTTCTACTACCTGGAACTCGTTAGAAACATATTCCGCAGTCTTTGGTCCAATAACGATCTTGACACCATAAGGTTTAGACTGGCCTTCAAGACGACTCGCGAGATTAACTCCATCACCAAGGCAGGTATAATCAAAACGTTGATCAGAACCCATGTTGCCAACGACAACGGTGTCAGTATTGATACCAAGGCCCATTCCAAAAGCAGGGATGCCTTCTCTAGTAACTTCATCATTAAATCTTTCTAAATCTGTCAACATTGCCATACCAGTGCGGACGGCATTCAATGCATGGTCTTTATCGTCTAGTGGCGCGTTCCAGAATGCCATCTGAGCATCGCCAATATACTTATCCAGAGTACCTTCATTCTCAATAATTCTAGCAGTCATCGCGGTCATATATCTGTTCATGATCTTTGTTAGACCTTGAACGTCCTTGCCGTAGTGTTCTGAGATGGTCGTGAAGCCACGAACGTCTGTGAACATAATTGACAACTCTCTGGATTCACCACCAAGTTGCAACAACTCTGGATTCTTCTGGAGCTTCTCAACCATTGCCGGCGATAGATATGTACCGAATTGCTTTTTAATCTGTTGCTTCTGTAGATACTCTGAGATATACTTAGCAGTATACAGATGAATGTAGATAATAGCAATAGCAAAAATGTTAAAAGTTACATCAAAGAGAATATTTTTTGTGGCGAACAGATATACTGGCAGATAAAAATATCCAGCTAGTAATATGCCGATATAAATTATAGAGAAACGAAATCTCGAAAGAATAATCAATGCCAGAGCAAGACCAAGAAAAGCCGCAAGATCAGCAATTACTGACCAGTTCGGAATCGAAACAGAATCCCCATTTATCAGAGTTTCAAGAATACTCGCCTGAAGGACGTGGGGATGTTGCGCACCTGATGGAGTCGCTACAGGATTCGAAATACCAGCAGCAGTTACGCCAAGAATCACGATTTTACCACTCAGGACAGGTAAAGGATCCTTTCCAATTTCGTATGACGGAAATTGGTAATTAGGATTGATAAACGTTCTTCCATATTCATCTGTTTTAATTGTTTCAAAAGAAGGAATTCGTAATGCTTCGACCCCAGTCTGATTTATCTTGGCTTGATATGAAGAGTCTCCTGCAGCTACACGCAGCATCTCTAGAGCAAATGCGGGATAGTATTCGCCTGATGATTGAGATAGAAGAGGAACTCGCCTTACAACCCCATCACTCTCGGGTAGGGTTGACGTTATCCCAACACCGGCAGCGGCTTCTTGAAGAGGTGGAATATTACTTAGAACGCATGGATATTGAGGAAGAAATTCGGTCGGTTGTCCGTCGCCAACGACAGCAACACCTGTCCGACGAACATCGCGACTGGATGGTCGACCGCAATCCGCCGTCACAGTCTGACTAAGAACAACTGGGTATTTGGTTAAGGAATTCGCAAGAACTCCGTCAGTCCCCATCCTATCAGGCTCAGGCATAAGTATAGTGCTACCAACAAGAGCAGCCCCTCTGCCATAAATATCGCCAATAATTTTAGCGTGGACTTCGCGAGGGAAAGGCCACTGTCCATATTTTTCAATTGCTTTCTCCCCAATATTAACAGTTACAATTTGTTCGGATTGCGTCGGCGAACCGAGCATCAAATAATCATAAAACTTCAATCTTGTGGATTCAACCAAGTAAGGGTTTGCTAGTTTTACTGTTAACAATACCGCAAAAGTAATCAGTGCCAACCAAGGCGAGAGTAGAACTTTTTTAGTTTTTTGTATAAGAGTATCCATTACATGGTCCAGTCGTGCATGTTATTTCCATTTTCGCAGAGTCGGCAGCGGTCAAGTTATTTTGCGTGACAGTTACACCAATT